GTTAATTCCATTCCTACGTAATCAACAACCACATTAGTCTTGTAATTCTTGGGGCGTGTAAATAAAGAACATATTTTAACGCTGTTAACTTGCTTCTCATTAATTAGATAGTCTTTTAATTCAACCATTGTTAAGCCTGTCTCAACAATGTCCTCGACTATAATTATATTACGTTTATAGAGGTCGCGAGATATTCCAAGAACTTGTTTTACAGTGCCTGTAGATTCAATACCTTCATATGATGACAATCTAACGAATTCTAATTCTGGGCTTAATGGATATAATTGTTCAGCTAGATGCGCTCCAAATATACCTGCTCCCTTTAATACTATAACTAATACTGGATTATAATTTTGGTCATGTATTATTTCCATTGCTAATGCCTTAATCATAGCATTTAGCTTTTGTTTTGGTATTAGTGGTTCGAAATGTTTATCTTTTATCTTTAGCATGTTCTCGTTTCAAATCCTCAGCTATTTGCTTAATAATTTCGTCTGGTGTCAGTACTAATAGAGTATTTAATTTGTATTGTCCTCTATATTTGTCGTATGAAGTAAGTACTTCACGAATTAGGCTCTCCGTTATCGGAGTTTGGATATCGTTCTGCATAACCTATTGTGTGATGTGTTGTTGTTATTTTATGTCCCATATTGTATGGGTTGTAGTTTATTTCTAATGTCAATGTAGATAATGTGTCGTCCTCACATTGCTCATATAAATCAGCAAGTGCTTTAATTAACATTTGACGTTGGGCCGATTTTAGTTCCTGGATGTTCATAGTTAATCTATGAAATCACTGATGTTGTCATTAGCAAATAAATCTTCTGGGAATTCATCATAATCATCATCATCTAATAAATCGTCGTCAGCCCATATTATTTCCCAGTTTTCATCCTCTAAATCATTTAATGGAGTGATAATTTCTTCTAATCCAAAATATTCTAAATCTTCCTCATATGTTTCATTGTAAGCGATATTATCGATATCAACATCAAGTGGGGTTTTTGGATCGCGTGGTTTAAAGTTCTGTGATTGCATCTACAATTGATTTTTTAAGTTTTTTACGAGTAAATTTAATTGTTGGTACTAATTCTTTTAATTTAATAACCTTAGCACAATACTCATATTCTTCTGCTTCTTCTAATGTTGGTAAACAACCATCTAAATTCTCTAAATAATCAGTATCGTCCATTGCTAATGATGTAGCCATATTCATTCCACCTACAGTAGGAGATAATATAATACATGCAATGACATATTTTACCTTGTATCTACAAGCAAATTCGACCGCTTTAACAGTTTGTTTAGCAATTTCCAACCTGTATTCAGGTGCTGGTGTGCCAAACTTACCTCCTTTAATTATAAGCGGTTCGAATTCGTCTTGTTCTTTCATTACTGATAAATATTATGCTTCAATTACTGAAACAATATTTGATTTAGATGCTGATTTTACTTCAAAATCATTCTCACCACGTTCAGATAGATATTCTGTAATGCGTACTTCAGCTTCTGTAACTGACATTGCATCAACTAAATACGTTTCTGTTTGTTTTTTAATTTTACCTTTTGCGTCTTCAACTTCGAAAACGGCTTTCACTGTGAAATATTGTGCCATATATATTTTGTTTTATTTAATTAAAGATAATAAGGAAAATTATTTATTCCTAGCAATTAAGCTATTTTCTTCGGGTTCGTCATCTTCCCACAATCCAAGTGCTTTCATATTAGCGATTTGATCCTCGTCTAATTGCCAGTCAAAATCAACTTGCTTGGTTTCCTGATTTGATTCTATAGAACGTATTTGGTTGCCTGTAAGTACTTCACCTACATACAAGTAATAACAATTATAACATAACAATTGTAGATTTTCTAATCTATAATCTACTTTATTACCATTTCGAAAATGCATCAGTAATGGCATTTTATAATCTGTAACTCGTCGTTCTGTAAAGTCACATATATCACAGCATTCTTTTAGATATCCTTCTTCGACTGCCCTGATTTTAATTTTCTCGGGTGTAAAGCTCTGCCAGCCGTCCTCACCTTCGAGTATAGCCTTAACATTCGGTTCTTTACGACGGTTAGGCAAGAATTTAGGAATACCCACTCCGGTTTGGTTCTTATGTACCTCGAACAAAGTAGGAGAATTAGGATCGTTATCATCTATACGGTAGGACTTCATAAATGGCCATAAGTGCTGATAGGAACACCCCAAATAACGAGCCGCAGCTCGAATTGATTTGGTATGTCTCATAGCCCTTAATAGGTCCTCTTTATTAAACGGTTTAGCTTTAGCCATTTTATAACAATTGTTTTACAGCTACCCACAGCTGTTCTGGGTTTGATATTTCACGTTCAACTCCCTTTACATCAGTATACGGGATAGAACCATCCATTTCTAAACGATCATAACAGTAGTGAATAATTAATTCAGCAGCTTGTGTTCCAAACGATAAATAAATCAAATTATCGATGATTTGTAAATACATCTCATCATAATCTGATAAATCAATTTTAAAGTCTGAATGTACTAATGTAGAACGATTGATTACTAATTCAATTTGTGTAATGATATTAATGAATAATTCATGTTTGATATCTTCATTGTTCTTCTTACGACGTACTATTTTAGTGTTAGTACCAATAAGACCATTAATTTGGTTTTGAATTCCCTCAATCTCTTTATCTACGTTCATAACTTTTCTTTTAATTTTATAATTTCAGCACACGTTTCGTAATCTTCAAACTTTTCATAGTATGAGATTGACTTATTTAATGCGGATTCAAAATCTTGTTTGTCTACTGTTAAATAATTTCCAGTTGAGTTAATTTCTATTATTTTAGCGTGTTTTAATTTACGCTTAATAGCTTCTCTAATCCCCCATACTGTTTGAGAATAAACAATATCTTGTATTATTTCATTTTCTCCGATTACTGAGTAATCAGGTTCGCCGTCTCCGTTTATATTAAACTGTAGGTTCGGTATTACTCGTTTGCTCATCAGAATTAGGGTTTAAAATGTTTTTGATAAATAATTTAAAGCTCTCTAATCGGATTAAGAATCCAATTACATTCTGATATGGTACGTCTAAATCGGTATCAACTGATAATCCAATATCGGCTAATCCTTTATTTAATTTGGTTTTTAATTTTTGGGTAATTTCTTCCTTCTTAGCCTCGTCTGTGCTTTGAGGAACGATGAATTGAACTTTAATGCCCTTCTTAGTTGGATTCTTGTTCACATCTACTACCATCTTTAATCCACTATCTGGTGATTGAGGTGGAGTCATATCAACTGCTGGAGATGTTGGTTCAGCTGCTGTTACTTCTTCTCCTACCTCACCAATGATAGCTTTAATCTCGTCTTCTAATAAGTGATGCATATTTTAGTATTTATTTTCATACATAAATATAATAAAGAAAGGCCCTAGAAACTAGGACCTTTAACTTTAATCGTGTGTTATTACTTCTTCTTAGGATAGTAACGACGCTTCTTCTTAACTGGTTTAGGAGCTTCAACTACTGGGGCAACTTCAACAACTGGAGCTACAGGAGCTACTTCAACTGCAGGTGTTTGTTCTTCAACAACCTCTACTTTTGGAGCCTTTACTTCGGGAGCAGGTACAGCAGCTAATGCTTCGTCAATCTTTTTAGTCATTTTGTCTAACTTTTTATCGATTTTTAAAGCAGCTTGTTGAGCTTCCTTTAACTTAGCTTCTGTTTCATCAAATGATGGATTAGAAGCGGCAACATCCTCTTGTGAAAGAGTAACGGTCTGCGTTTGCTTACTAGCAAAGTACCAGATGGCACCAGCAAGACCTAACAACACTAAAATTGCAATTAACATAATTGTTTGGGTTTTGGTTTAAAATTTAATCTTCAAATAAACTGATAATATAAGCATATGTAACTACACCACATATCATAAGTAACAATATTGCTAATACTACTTCTGGAAGTCCAGGTATTAGTAAAAACTTTTTGTATTTTGATTTATACCATCCATTATTATCAACTTCTTCTAATAATGAATGAGTAATGTGAGCTATAATAACGTGAACCATTAAGGCTACAAATATAAGAAAGGCAAGCATTAAGTAGTAAAACATATTATTCGTCTTTATGTTGTTTGGTTGTGTTATGATAAATAAAGAATGTAAGTAATACCCATCCGAATTTAGATGAATCAGTCCAATCAACTAGAGCAACATCATAATTAATTAATGTAAATACTCCAAATGAAAGTAACATTGCTACGACTGCGTATTGTAATAAAACTTTATTCATAATGTAAACTTAATAAGGACATTTTACTTAGACAAATATTCTGTTAGTTTGGGAATCTCGTTTCATATAACCACCCCATTTGTATCTAAATGCTTCATGACACATTTGTTCTTTATGTACTGCTTCTTGAATACGTTCTTCTGATTTAGTACCTACGGAAACAAAATGGTAAAACGAAATATTATGTAAACGAATACTTCCTATATTATTTAAATTACATTTCATAAAGAATTCACAATCAACAACCCAACCACCTGGATATGATTCATCCCATCCACCTACTCTTAAATAATCTTGTTTAGACATGAATATAGGTAAGGTTGAACCACTTATGTCCTTAACCATTTTAGATGATTTAACTTCAAATACTCTAAATGCTTTTAAATCAAATGTTTTAGGATCACGTCCTAAATCCTTAATTATAAATTGATTAAATATACTTGGAATCGGTTCAATTTGATTAGGGGCATAAACAGCACCTGGGGCATATTGTGATTCTAATCTTACATCCCACTCAATAGGAAATACATTATCATCATTTACAATTAAAATTAAATCGTTAGACGCATTATAAACACCTAAATTAGTTGCTCGAGCTAATCCTACGTTTTGTTTTAAATCAAGTACTGAAATATCATCTTGGTATTTGTATAGTACTTCTTTATTTTCTTCGTAGAATCCATCTACAACAACAATAATTTCATTTCTATTTGTTTGACCTTCAATAGCTGATCTTAAACATAAATCAAGTACTTCTGGTTCTCTGTAAGTTGGGATTATAACTGATATCATATTTTTGACCAATCGATTAAGGGTGTTAACCAAGCTGTTTCGCCGTGAGTTGAATAGCCTGGTATTGGAGTAACTAAGTAATGAGCTGAATTGTATAATGAGACAAACATGTCGAAATCACGGGGATAACTGCCTTGAGTATATTCACGCAATACATTTTCCGTCTTACGAAGTGTCTTCACTTTAGACGCGAATGTCATCGTTGTTGAATTAGTTACTTTCCAATGAGATGATGTAGATAACATAACACGAGTCATTTCACCCCCACCTTGTACATATGGATTAGCACCATCAATATATTTGTCTGGATGGTCATATAATGAAACAAAATCGGCTCCAATTTCATTTAATCCTTCTTCAATTATTTTTTGTGAGCCGGGTTTGTGTAAATAATCATTTTCACAGAAGTATACTATTTCATTATCGTCATAACCTAATGCTTCAGTTAAAGCAATATTAAATGTACCAGCACCATGACCTACTGAAGTGTAGAAGATATTATCTTTAGATACATACTCTTGAATCATGTTATCTGTTTTTTCAGATACATTATCGGCAATAATAGACCAATCAGCATCGTTAAACACATTAACTGCGTTCCATAAACAGTTTCTATTATTGATGTATTTAGGTTTTACTTTACTATAACCTGCATCTGATATTCTATAAATAATTTTCATATTTTAAATATAATTAAGAAAGAAGTAATTTAGATTGATGTAAAGCAGAAGCAATAACTTGATGCATATCATAATACTTGTAATCAGCTAATCGTCCTCCAAATATTATTCTTTCTTCCATGTTCATTAATTCCCTATATAGGTTATATCTATTGTTGTTTGCTTCATCATTTATTGGATAATATGGTTCACCTTCAGTAGTTGGATATTCACGAGTAATAACAGTATGTTTTTGTTTACCAAATTCAAAATGTTTATGTTCTACAATTCGAGTATATGGTACACTAGTTTCAGTATAATTTATAGCAGCGTTGCCTTGATAATCACTTATATCTAAACGTTCGCTTTCAAAACGTAATGAACGATATTCTAATTTACCAAACTCATAATCATAAAATTTATCAACAGGACCTGTATAGATTACTTTATTATGTTCTGGTAGTGTATCTTTAAAATAGTCTACATTGAGTTGAGTATCAATACCATCTAATAGTTTTTCAAATATTTGAGTATAACCACCTATTGGTATACCTTGATACTTATCATTAAAATAATTATCATCATATGTCAATCTAATAGGTAATCGTTTAATAATTGAAGCGGGTAATTGTTTTGGATCACGTCCCCATTGTTTAGTAGTATATCCTTTAATGAATTTTTCATACAATTTAACTCCTACCTGAGATATTATCCATTCTTCCAGATTGTTTGGTTTATTATTAGGTACTCGTTCTAATTCAAGTATTGACTCAGCTTGTTGGGGTGTTGTAACTCCATACATCTGATATAATGTCATTAAATTGATTGGGAATGAATAGATATTACTACCATATTTAACTTTAGGTCTGTAAGTAAAGTGATTAAATTCAGCATATTGGTTTACATAATCCCACACTTGTTTATTATTAGTATGAAATATATGAGGACCATAAGTATGAACATTGATTCCATCTACATCAGTAGTATAACAATTTCCACCAATGTGGTCTCGTTTATCTATTACTAATACTTTTTTACCAGCATTAGTTAATTCACGTGCACAAATACTTCCAAATAAACCAGCCCCTACAATTAGATAATCGTACATGAATTTTTAACTTGGTTATTAAATGTTTCGACCTCTGCTTTAATTACTTTTCTATATAAATTAAAGTTATTGAAATGTATTTCAAAATTATCAAATATATCCTTAATTAATTCACTTACACCTTCAACTGTATCATCAAATTTATACTGTGGGTCAATCATTATATCTTGAAAAAAACGAGCACTACCATTAAATGATGTTATTAAAGCACATCCACAAGTTACTGCCTCACGTGGGAATTTATCTTTACCTGGATGATGTCCAAAATCAATATATAATTTACTTTTAAGCATTAATTCACGTAATTGATCCCTATCCATATTAATTAACGGAATAAATTCAATATCCGGATTTTCATCCATTAATTGTTTAGTTATTTCAATACCTTTTTTAGGGTTATACAAAACAACATTATCTCTATTTTTATGAGTTATATCTGTAATGTAATCTCTGTTAATATAATCGAATAATGGATAAACATATTGAGCACCATGATTAAGTAAGAACCAATAGGCGTATTGTGATTGATAAAAGTGGTGAACTCCTAAATATTCGGGTTGAGTCAATTTTAAATGGAAATCTCGTTGGTCTGTACCTAAAGCATTAGCTACACTTAACCACCATATTGATTTTTGAACGTTTAAATAACCATCTAACACATCAGGCCATATTTCAGGAATAATGATTAAATTATCTTCATTATCGTCTACTTCACTAACTACATCGTCTTGTGAAATATATTTACTATATGCTAATGGAACACCAATATTTATTTTATGATTTTCGGTAGAAATAATTTTCTTCCAATCACTTCTGTGTTGGGGATGAATATCTGGATGGATTAATACCATTTTAGCATTTACTCCTAATTCTTTATAGGTAGAGCATAAAGCATATAAACACTCTATACCTCCAGTTTCAATATTAGATGGAGCGAAAACATATACTGTTGAGTTTTTATTTAAATTAATCATTCCATTCTTTAATTTTAGTTTCAATAAAATCCATCATTGCTTGGGGTTTTTCATGACCTATAAAATGAATTACTTTAGATTTAAGTAAGTGTTCCATATCAACCCAATAAGGAAACACATAATATTCTTCTGGGTTTAATATTTGGTGATTTGGGCTTAAAGCATTCATTAATGAATGAAATGATTGTTCCTGAGTATCTAAGATAGTTCGAGTCCATCCTGTTTTTTCGGTTCCATCTTCATTGTATATTCCTGTAAAATCAAAACATTCAATTAACATATTAAATGTGTTTGGATTTAAAAAATTATCAAATATACTTAAATCTAATCCTTTAAAACCAGCATTAATACCAGCGTTAGTATACTTTACTACATTTTGGCCAAATAAATTAGTTAGTGATTGAGCTAATGCTTTATCACAACCAGCGTTTGCGGGTTCAATAATACCAAATGGTGTTTTGGTTTGTAAATAATTATCTAATTGTGTTAAATCATCATTATTAAAAATAACATCATACTCAATTAACAATGAATAATCATAGCATAACACACGTCTTAAATAATGATTGATAATAATATGATAGAAATGAATAAAATTAGGTATTTTACTAATTAATTCATCAGACGCGTAATTATTTTGTTTCAAATAATTAGTCATATCTTCTTTTGAATACCAAATACATTTAAATGGTAATGCATCAATTTTATCTGACCATTCATCATGAAATGTAGGTTGGTCTAAAATGATATGGAATTCAAAATTAATATTAGGAAAATACTTTTGTAATTGGAGCATTGTATAATACTCTAATTTGCCTTTTTTATGCCATAATCTCGAAACTGGTATTACCATTTTATAATTTTTTATAAACGATGAATTCTCTTCTATTTTTAATAATTTCCATGTTTGGAACTATTTCATTTGATAATTGTTCTTGCCACCATGGAGCAATATCTTCAATAATATATAATCCTCCAGTTTTTAACGATTTAGAAAGTTCATGTATTGAGGTTATTTGATGAGCAACATCATGTGAACCATCATCAATAATAAAATCAAATTCTACCTTAACTTCATCAATAAATGATTTTAAACTATCTGTTGATGATTGATCAACAACATATGTTTTAATTCTGTCGTCCTCAAACATAACATCTTCTAAAATATCAACGGCGTATACAGTAGCATTTGGAAAAAAATCACGCCATGCTTTTATACTCGCTCCGGGGATATAATTACTAACATATGGATTCATTAATGGAGCGTTTCCAATCCCAATTTCTAACATATTAGTAAGAGTATGTTTGATTGGATTTAATAATTCAAAGTAATCAACTGAGTAATTGTGACCAATTGCCTCGCATTTATCTGCTCTATATTCTTCAAATAGTAAGCATAATTCGGTTTTTTCTGCCATTTTATTTTAATGTATCTAAGTATTCGTGTAAGCAAACTTTCCAATTCCTCATATAATTTCTATCTAAATCATTAAGTGATTTATTAATTAATTTTTCTGAGTATGGGCGAGGTGCAAAATAATCTACTGCAAAATGATTACTATCAACTTTATTAATAGTTAATCCTAAATTTAAGTATTCATTAATAGCTACTGCTGTATCATATCTACTAGCTTCACCCTGACTTACCATATTATATAAACCATAAGGTAAATCTTCATTAATATGATTTAAAATTGATTGAGCAAAGTCTTTAGTGTATGTTGGTACTCCTAATTTATCATCTACTACAAATAATTCTTTAGCTCCTGATTCAATTTGTTTTAAAATCTTATTAACAAATTTTTTATCTTTAGCTCTACCACCTCCCATCATCCAACCAGCTCTAAAAATCCAATACTTTTCATATTGTTGATTTTGTAATAGTTGTTCTGTGTAGTATTTACTTTTACCATAAGCACTTAATGGGTATGGGGTATCTTGTTCTGTATAAAATTCTTTATCATTACCAAAAATACCTGCTGTACTAATAAAAACGTATGGAATGTTTCTATCTTTAGCTAAATTAAATAAATGGATAGCAGCGATTGTATTAGTTAAATAACAATCATCTTTTTCGATTTCACAATATTCTAAATCAACTAAAGCAGCAAAATTTAAAATAATATCAGGATTGAATTCATTAATTACTTGTGATGTATGAGCTAAATCTCTTATGTCACAAAAAGTAATATTATCTTCAATTTCTTTATCAGTTAATAAATAATCGGAAGTATCTGTAATATTTTGTAGTGTAGTACCTAACATACCATTAGCACCAGCTATGAATATTTTTTTAAAGTGTGTCATAATATGCGTTTTGTTTTTCCTGACGTTTAATATCTTTATGATGCCATAAAAATAATTCAGCTGGAATATATGAAAGAGATCCATATCCTTCAAGTACTTCATGTACTTTATTCTTCCATCTTATAACACCATTATTTTTAAATATACGGTGCTGCCAATCTGGAAAGTTGATTAGATCTTTATTATCAATTTTTTGTACATTCCATCCCCATTTATCGATATGTTCTTGAGTTAACCCATCTACTGTATTACGTCGGGCAATATAAAATGATTCTGCTAGTCCTCGATTCGATTCAAATATAGCTGGTAAATATGCCCAAAATTCTTTAGATGGTAATTCATCAGCATCAATTTGAACAATATAATCACCTGTACAATATTCTAGGAATTGGTTCTTCCAATCTGCAAAATGACCATTAAAATCTAATTTACGCCACGTTTGCACATTTGGTAATTTATTGAATGAAAGTAGGTACTCTAATACTTCCGGAGTACCATTTTTTTCATCATACAAGATAACGATTTCATCTTGTACTTGTTTATTTTCTAGTAAGCTAGGAAGGAGTTGTTTTATCTCCTCTAATTCATTACATACTGTTACAGCAAAACTAAACTTCATCGTCATTTTTAATTAAAATTGAATAAGCATACAAAGCAGCTGGAAACATCATATTAGGATATACAACTGAGTTGGTCATATCTAATTTGTGGGTTTGACCAACTAATGCTTTATCATTCTCTCCAATTAGAATATATTTAGCAACCCTCCATCCCCAATTATCTGCGTTTTTGCCATCTGGAAATAACATAGCTTGATTTTGTTCATTTAGTACTGTTGGGTACCAAACAAATCCACTATCATCAATTAGTTTTAAATCTTTAAATAATTCTGGTTGTGATTCAAATATTGATTTTTCTACATCAGAACCATCTACCATACCTTCATTAGTTTGGTATCCACAATTTTGACAAATACGAGTATCAACCCCTTTCATTTTAAGTGCTACTACTGATTTATCAGTTCCACAAATAGGGCAATCAAACATTTCTTCCATTATTTATTTAGTTTAGGTAATTCTAATTGATTTAATTTAGGTAAAGATAAAGGGATAAATTTCGGGATAGGTTGTGTTTTTTCATTTAAAATCTGACTTAATCTTTCAGTCATTTTATCTAATGAAAATTTATTTTTAGATATATTTGCTTGTTTTTTAGCTAACGGGATAAATTTTTTATAATTTTCAAATACTTCTTTTAAAGCGTACCCTGCTTGTCCATCATTTGGAGCAAACCATTGAGAATCAGCAATTAACATATTAGGTACTACTGCGGATGCGTGTATTTGTTTTAACTCACCACCTACTAAAACAGCAGCATCTTTATTTAAGAAATCAATATGACCTGACCATCCTGAAGCAATTACTGGCTTTTCTGTAACTGTAAATTCTAATAATGGACGACCAAATCCTTCACCTTTAGTAAATGATACCATTGCTTTTACTTTAGAGTGATTATATAAATCATTTATATCTTCATCTTCTAAATCACCATGTAACAAATAAATGTTAGGTAAACGACCACTTACAGTTTTACGAATAGATTCAATTTTTTCAAACATTGAATTACGATCCATAATTGAAGTTGTAGCTGAATTAGTTTTCATAATCAATGCTGGTGGGTTTGTTTTGCCTTTAAATACTTCTAAAAACGCTTTAACCATATAACCAACATTCTTTCTATCTTCACCAAAATCACCTTGTAACCAATGTCCTACAAATAAAAATGCAAAATCTTCTTTAATTTTAGATATTTGTTGTACTAAATCAGTTTGTGATGGAGTCGTTTTAAAGTATTTATTTAAATCTACACCTTCAAATAACGTTTCAACAGGTGATGTTAATTTAATAATAGCTGTTGTTTTATTTGAATTTTTATCTTTTTGTTCAAATTGACTATTTTCAAATACTGTTTTTGAATGTTCTGATGATGCTAATATTAAATCCATACGATTACAACCTTCAATCCAAGATGGATCACAAATTGTTGTTTCAATACCTGCTGTTACTCCAATACTTAAATGTTTCCCCATTTTCTGGAATTCATTAGGAACTGTAATTTGGAACCATACATCAGGTTGAATTGGGAGTTGATTACCAGTACCAATAATACGGGATTTTAAATCCGCTTCCTCTTCAATTTCATCATCTAAGAACCCAAATGGAGTAGATCCCCAACGCTGAGATAATAATTTAATATCCCATTCATCACCTTTGGCTTTAATTAATGATTTGATAAAATCTCTTGAGCGTGCACCGTATCCACTAAATGTGTCTACGGGTGAGCTTACTATACATAACGGCTTATTCATGTTCTGCTACTGGGTATTTTAAGTAATTTGGTTTATAATCTTCAATTTTAATTAGGTCAAATAATGATCGCGGTGTCCATTTTTCGAATGTTTCATCAATACCATCAACAACATTAATACACATATTTTTAGCAGTCATCATTGCTTCGTTTGATGTTACCCACTCACATGCTGCTTTTCCTAATTTAGCATATTCGTTTGAATCTTCCATTTTTAAAGCATATGCTGATGCTAATTGATTAGCTACATCTCTAAAATCACATCTATCATCAAAGATATATGGTGTTGGAGGAGATCCGATTAATGAAATATTACTTGGGAATACTGGAAATGCCCATTTACCATGTTTTTTATATTTACCTAAATGGTTTGATCCGAATTGTTCTGTAAATTTAATCCAATTACCATCTTCATCTTCAAAACGCATTTGATCTTGCATACCTCCAGTTACATTTGCTAAAATCGGAGTACCCGCCATCATTGATTCGGTAAGCGATAATCCCCAACCTTCATTCGAGGATATCAACGCAGTAATATCGGCTAAATTATAGTAATAATTTAATTGAGATTGTGTGATCTTTTGATTTGAAATGTAAATGTTCTTTTGTTTATCACCCATTAACATTTCAATTACCTTAGGTAAATCGGTACCATTATCATCAATAGCATCTGTATGTAAAATTAAAGCACATTTATCTGCTTGTTGTTTTGGTAATTTATCAATAAATGTTTTAAATGCTAAAATCAAATCAGAAGTTGATTTACGTCTTAAATTACGAGCATTATGGAATGTTATAAAATCAAATTTATTATTACCCAATACTTGCTTTTCAAATTCTTTAAAATCATTTGATGTTTTATCTACTGGGTGGAAATATTTTTCATTAATCCCATGAGGAACATATTTGATTAATCTATTTTTAGCTACATCTCCTAATACTACATGATTAATATTTTCAGTTTGTTTTGAAATAGCAAATAATGTATCGCATGACTCGTAGTATGGCTTATTATACAATGGATAAGGTAAATCATCCCAAATATTTAAGTAAATAATAGGCATTTTTGAACGAATTTCACGCTCATGTTGAAATAACCAAATCCAATAGCGTGGATCTGTAAACAACATAATTGCGTCTGGTTTTTCAATTTCCATAATTTGACGCACAAATTCAATCGTACCATATCCATCAGTAGGATAAATCATCACCGATGCATCTTCTATTTCAGCGCTTTTATTAGTGTCTGAAGATAAATCTAATCTTTGGCCTTTTTCTGGGTGATTAATAGCTCCACCAATATTTACCCAATTGTAATGATTTGCGGTACCAACAACGATTTCTCTAGCCATAGTTGCTATACCAGAGGTAAATCTAATGTCGTCGCACATTAATAGAATCTTTTTCCTTTGATCTTTAGGAATGTAATTTTGCATAACTGATTATTTTGTGTTTATAGACTTCCGGACATTACTAATGCATTATAACTATGAATTTGTTTTTTAAACTCATCATTAGTTAAATATAAATGCATTGCTCTGTTCATTAATTTTTGTAAGTTGAATTTATCTTTTATAGAGGCCATTTTAAATTCCTCAAATATGTCTCCGTGCACCTTTACACTTGTCAAGACTAATTGTTCATTCTTTCCCATTTTTGTATATTATTATATTTGTATATAAATATATAACAGAATTAGAAAGATGAATCTTTATTGCATAGTTCTTTATTGTCTTTAAACGGACACCACTGACATGATTCCTTAGACACGTTTTTGATTAACTCTGTTGACTTATAAGTGCCATCAGGGTTGAATACTGTATTGATAAATTCTGTAATGTGTGATACTGCTTTAGTACGTTTGCCTTTACCTGAAGCGGGTTCAACGATTTGAATGCGTTTTTGAGGAAAATCAAGATTTTCATATAGTTTACGTTTAACGATGAAGAATTCCACATCGATTTGTTCTGGGTCGATATTATACTGTTTAGCAAAGTATTCCTTATATAGGATAATCTGCTGCATTTTTAGTTCGTCTTTCTTTTCCTTATCTTTCCACCCCATTTTAGATGTTTTGATATCGAATATTTTAATTTTATTAGTATTTTCGTTGTATAGAACGAAATCAATATATCCTTTTAAATAAACATTAGGATGATTATCATCAATCGGCTGCACTAGAGGCATTTCGATTCCAACTAAATCCCATTTTCTAGTACTAAAGTATTCACCTTTATTCTTTTTAAAGTAATCGATAATTGCTAATCCATCTTCATAATAATCACGCATTTCAGTTGCTGATGAGAAATGAATACCTTTATTATCGTTTAGTGTTTTCTTGTATTCGTCTGAGAATGTCTGTTGGAAGAATGATTCTATATCAATTCGATCGGCTTCGGCTCCACTTGTATCGAACATAACTTGAATGTAGTGTTGCATCGCAACGTGAACTGATGTTCCGAACACTGCAGCCATTGATGGCTGAAAATTACGATACCCTTCTCTATATTCTAGACCCCAACGAAATGGACATTTAGCATAAATAGAGAACTGAGAATATGATATTGTTTTATCATTTTGATAATTTATTTCTCTTACCGCTTTGTTTTTTATTTCCTTTAGAAGGGCGGGTATCGGTGTTTTGGCCATAACTGTTTAATATGTCTTGAAATTGATCGTTGCTTAATAAAGCAAGATAATCGTTTGCTTCTCTTTGAGATACTTGTAATAATGAAGATAATTTAGAAACTTTATCCTTATCTATCTTTTCGGAAGCGGCTTTAGTGTATTTAAAATACTTTTTAGCTTTAGGTAATAATGATAAGTAAATATTATATACTTGTTCTGGTGTTAAATTAGGTATAGCTTGTACTTCATTAGCAAATACACAGTATTCAGAACTCATAGATAGGTACCTATGTAGCATATATGGATTAATACTTTTAATTTCAGTATCACTCAGTTTGCTATAAGGTACCTTATCATATGATAAGTAAGATAATATCTTAAAGAATTCGTTCATTATTCAGGACGTGGAAAACGTGAACGTTTTGGAGCATCGCTTACATCTTCAACTGATGGAGCACCTGCTGTAGGTTGTGTTTTAGGCATGAATTGTACGTTTACATGTCCACACTTATCACAAGCAAACACGGGGATTGGCATCATACCATCTTGGGCAGTTCCGGTAATAAAGCGGGAAATACTGCGTAATACTACTGCTTCATGGAATGTAGCGTTACCACACTCATCGCATGTTATCTCGGTAGTATCTTCGAGATTAATGTTCATTTTTACTGGATCCATTATTTAATTATGTTTATAATTGAGGCGATACACGCCATAAAGTTGATTTCTTTATCTACTACTGTTGCATGTTTGAATTGATAATCAGCTAATGTCATTGTGATCATTCCATTATCTTTACCTAATTCATCATATAACGCTCTATACATTGGTTCAAAGTCAGATATATTATTGTCTACTAAGTATTGTCTGACTGATTTAAATGCGTCTTTACCTTGAATTAATTTAATTACATCTTGTATATCAAATCTAGTACCAGCTTTAACAAGAGTTAACTTACCATCAATACTATTCTGTTGAGTTACATTGATGATTTTACGAATATCTGGATAGAAATTAGTAACGATAGCAGATATGTCTGGTAGGTTATATGTAGTATTTTCTGCTTCTAATATAGAAACTAAATGGCGAGCAATATCTGGTTTAGATAATGTTTCAATTTTAAATGCTTGGCATCTAGATTGTAATGGCTCAATAATACGCTCAACGTAATTACACGTTAGAATAAAACGTGTTTTAGCCGAGAATGTTTCAATTATATTACGTAACGATGCTTGTGCATTAATAGTTAAATAATCGGACTCATCTAGTATTACTACCTTTAATGGTTGGAATGTAGATGTAGAAGCGAATGATTTTACTTTATCACGAATCGTATCAATACCGTTTTCATCTGATGCATTAATGTACATCATATCGCAATTGATATTTTTAGTGATTAATTTGGCTAATGTAGTTTTGCCTGTACCTGCTTTACCATATAATAATAAATGTGGTATGTCGTTTTTAATGATCCAACTCTGAATTGTGTTTTTTAATTCATCATTGCCTATATATTGATCTAATGTTTGTGAGCGGTACTTTTCAGTCCAAAGAGTGTGTTGCATAATTAATTACCTGGAATATTATATTTTTCTTGAATGTAATTAAGAGCTTTTAATTTATCAATCGTATCTTCGAGTATAGCGATTTTTTCATTTAGTAAAGCGATTTCCTCTTGGGCGCGTTCTAATTGTAGTTTTACTGATTTTACTGTCATAACATTTATTTTAATTTAACTATTGTTACTACCTCACCTGACTTTAAAGGACATTTATCAGGAATGCCATTTACATTACCACTATTTATAATCATATTTTCATATGGGTCCCATCCATCATCTTCCGTTATATAAATAAATCTTCTTTCTTCCGCTCTTTTCTTAAAATATGGGTGTCTACATTCCATACCATCCATGCTGTTTCCCCAAAATGGACAATCGTTACACTTTGTTACTTCTTCTACTATTGTCATAGCTTTTCTATTTCTTGTTTAACTTCTTGCCAATATCCCATAGTTGAATATTCAACATTTGTAAATGTATTAGAATGTGGATTAGCTAATATTATCTCATCTACTGCAATTAATGCACATTGTTTAGTATTATATTTATGTAAATCTTCATCATATAATCCTATCTTATTTCTTGATTCGGCATTATTAAAGAATTTATCATATAGTTCTAATGCTTGTTCTTTTGGTGTCATAACATTTATTTTGAGTGGGCCCGGAGGATTACGATACCCCGGCCTAATGATTATGAGTCATTTGCTCTACCTCTGAGCTACGAGCCCTAAATTGAAGAACTTACACGGGACCAACCGCAAGGTATTCTTCATGAAGGAGTGTCTATCTGTATTCTCCTAACCCTGGTTCAGGACGTTTGTGTCGTCTAACCAGTCTCATCAGTTCTCGGCACAACCCTAGATGAGAGTCTGCTGTAGTGGATGGATTCGAACCATCAAGTGGAGATTCAATTGATGACAAACGCTTGCAAGCTGGTGGTCTACCCCATATCATCAATCTATTTCTTTATCCACGTCCTCGGGACAGGAGGATACGTGTGCCAGTTCCGCCACACTACAGTTTATTTACTCTAAATCTAATTCTAATTGGTTACTAGTGTAACTTACATTAGCACCTTTTGGTAAATTAGTCCAAGTTGTATTTCCATTTGTTATAATACTAGAAGCATTATAACTAGTACCACTTCCTGATGTTGTTGTTAAGTTTGTATCACCAGGTTGGCAAGTTATCTTATACTTATCCCATGGATTTACATAATGTGGTTCTTGCCACATCGGGCTTGGTTTGAATTCTTCAATAGGTGATCCATAATCAGGACAATCTTTAATCTGATCCAATTCCGAAACAATGGTTTCCCATTGCTTCGGTGTTGGTCCTTCTTCATTTACTGCTCTAGCAAATCCTTTAAGCCAAAATATAAATTGATCTTTATTCATACATTCCCATATTTCCCATGTCTGGTTGTTGTTGGTCTTTCTTCTCTTCAGGTTTGTTATATATAATTGATTCTGTAATCAAAATTGTACCTGCAACTGATACCGCGTTTTCTAATGCTAAACGAGTAACTTTAGTTGGATCGATAATACCTTCTTCAACTAAGTCTGTGATGATTTTAGTTTTTAAATTATAACCATAATCGGATTCAACATTAGCTAATCGGTTTACAATACTAAATGATTCTAAATTTTCGTATCCGGCATTAGATAATATTTTTAGGAATGGGGCTGTACAAGCACGATAAACAATATCACGTCCTAAATCCAAATCTACATTATCGTATTTTTTATTAGCTAATACCTCACGAGCATGTATTAAAGCTACTCCACCACCAGGTAATATACCTTCTTGTAATGCTGCTTTGGTTGCGTGTAGTGCATCATCAACACGGTCCTTTTTCTCTCTCATTTCTACTTCCGTAGGAGCGCCGATATTAATTACTGCTACACCACCTGATAATTTACCTAAACGTTCTTGTAGTTTTTCACGTTCAAACATTGACTTAGCATTGTCGATTTGTTGTTTTAAATCATCAATACGTTGCTCAATTTCCTCAACATTACCTTTACCATCAACAATTGTTGTTGTTTCTTTAGCCACTGTAACTAAGCGAGCCGAACCTAGCCAATCGGAATTGAATTTCTCCAACTTCATTCCCTTTTCTGGTGAGATAACTTGCCCGCCTGTTACTGTAGCAATGTCTTCTAAGATATGCAAACGGCGATCTCCGAAATCAGGTGCTTTAACTACTGCTGCTTTTAGAATACCACGCATCTTATTTACTAATAATGTTGATAGCGCTTCACCATCAATATCTTCAGCAATAACTAACAATTCATCATTTGATTGTGATAATGAATTTAATAGCGGTAGTAATTCCTTAACTTGAGTTAAACGGCCATTATACAATAGAATCTTCGGATTGTTTAATGTAGCTGTCATTGTATCGTTATTAGTAACGAAGTATAATGATTTATATCCTTTATCGATTTGAATACCTTCTACAATCTCTAATGACGTTTCACCAATACGAGATTCCTCTACTGTAACTACACCATCTACACCTACTGCTTGCATTGCCTCAGAAATCAATGCACCGATTTCCTCATCACCATTAGCTGAAATAACTGCTACTTGCTTGATTTGCTCGTCTGAAGTAATATCTTTAGATATTTCTTTAATTTTAGCAATAACTTCCTTAGTTGCTTGCTCAATACCGCGTTTAACTTCTACTGCATTCGATCCAGCTTTAATAGCATTGAATCCATCTGCAATCATAGTAGCAGCAAGTAATGTAGTTGTAGTAGTGCCATCACCAGCTAAATCAGCTGTTTTAATTGCTGCTTGTTTTAATAATTGTGCACCAATGTTTTCGATTGGGTTTTCCAATTCAATTGAACGAGCAACTGTAACACCGTCTTTAGTTGATACTGGGTTCTCACCTGCATTATCGATGATTACGTTACGACCGTTTGGTCCTAATGTGCACGTAACTGCATCTGATAATTTGATGACGCCTTTTAATAATTTGGTTTTTGCGTCTTGATTAAATACTATTTGCTTACTCATTGTCTTCTGTTTCGATTAATGCTAAAACGTTATTTTCTCCTGTAACGAGGTATTCTACCCCATCATATTCTACTCTTACTGGTCCGATTTTAGGTAGGATAACTTTATCACCTACTTTAAATGTAGATGGAATTAATTTACCTTCTCCATTTCGGCGTCCAGGTCCTACTCCGATAATAGTTCCAACGTGGGGCATTTCCTTGCCCATATCTGGTACTACAATTGAACCGTAGAATTTCTCTCCGGATTCTTCATTTTTAACGACGATATTGTCGAATACTGCTTTTATCATGCTGTTACTAAGTTTTTAATTTCTTCTTTTACTGATGTATAATTACTTAAAAATTCTCGGAGTGAATAAGTCTCGCGCTTATTTGCTACTTGGTAACGAATAATTTTATCCATTGCATTTGACAATGAAGTAAAACTACCACAGAAATTGTTTCCAGTTTTTGTTGAATCGATTACAGTGTAGCTGTACTCATCTACTTGGATTTCGTAAGGCGCTAATAATGCGTCAGAAATAATGGATTGTGATTTGGTTTGGCCTTTCACACGGCCAAATGCTTTTTTCTCTTCGCTCATATAACTTTTATTTTTAGTACAGTGTAAATATAATTAAGAAAATTATACTTCCCTATTTCGTATATAAATATATCTAATTTAAAGAAGCCATAATAAAGTACTGAGAGATGGCATCTCCTTCAATAAACATTAGATGCATTAATCCATCTTCGTTTACTTTCATTTCAGCTTTATCGAAGTTTTTATTTGCTGTTAATATTTCACGTAACACATCTGATGGAAATAATAATGGAGCAAACGGCATTCCTTCGGTTTTGGATGGAATATTGAATTCCAATTTATTAGCATATCCTGATGGATCACCTAATATGATACGTGCTGTATCGTTATGTGGTTCTAATGTAAATGTTTTAATATCTGGTCCTAATGCTTTCTTACAATCAATAAATCGAGTAACGAAATCGGGCTCCATATCGTAATGCAACTGATAAGTTACATCAATTGCATTTGGTGTTTTAGGGATTAATGATATATCTGATGCTGAAAACATCATTTTGTATTGGTTATCTTCAATTAGTAGTTTTTCTACAATACCGAATTTCTCCTGGTACTGAATATCTACATTCGTATCTAGGATATGTAGTAATTTTAATAATGGGGATGTTTCGAATATACCGAATTCAGCATTTGGTAATTCAATTGGTAATACAACTTCACCTACTACATCACGATTAGTAGTAGAGAATGGAATTGTTAACACATTATTTTTAATGTTGAACTTAACTGCTTCAGTCAGTCCATTCAGATAATATTTTTCAATACTATCTACTAATTTACGTTTATCGATCATAACCTTAATTTAATGAAGAAATCTAGTTTAGCTTTAAAAGCATACCAATTCCCATATAAGCATTTGGACGCATAGAACCTTCATGTACGTTACCACCAACTTGTAATTGAAGTAAATTGTCATTTAATGATTTACGAACAATTGATAATCCAAATGATTGGAATGGTTGTGTAAAGTTTGTAGTCATATGTGGGCCCATATACCACTGTACTATCTTTGGACGGTATACTTCTACAATTCGTTCCTTAACTTTTGGTTTTACATCAGCAATCCATCTTCTACTTACTAAGCGATTATGTGAGATTGTATCTGTAATTATAACATTACCAATTCCATCTTCTAATGTAAGTGTTTCTTTATGTACATTTTTTGGATAGTATTGTTGTAGGATAGCAACAGTATCTAATGCTGTAGGAGCAGTTGGTACTGGTACCATTGTGTATTTTAATACTTCAACTGTTTTAGTAACTGTTCTAACTCGTGGTTTTGGTGCCTTAGCAACAGGTACAATTATTGGTTTTGGTGCTGGAACAGGAATTGGTATTACTTTAGATACGGTAGCAATTCCGTTCTTATATGTTTTAACAATAATAAATTTTTGTTTTTGGCCAAACGCTGACACTCCCATCAGCATTAGTAGTAGTATGTATAACTTTTTCATCGTATATAAATATATATTTTTTAATCAAAAGTGAAGAACTTGTTAAAATTAGCATTAAATATAGGCATTCCCCATCCAATATCGGAATATAGGCCTTCAATTTTGTTTTTCATTACTGAATCAAATAATAGTCCTCTATTAATGTATTTTTCAATAAATTCAATAATTTGTGGAGGATCATTATAGCCGTTAAATCCGATACAATCAATCTTAAATGGATTATCTTTTAAATAAGCAATTAGCATTTTATCGCCAATCTGGAATTTAGAGTATTGTTTATCTAATCCTTTAAATTGTAGTAAGTCATTATAGCGAATAGCAGCTTTAGTATTGATTGGACATTTTAATCGTAATTTACTAAATATCTCACCATTTCTAGGACGTGAATCAATATATGATCCTAATTGTTTTAGGCCAGTCGGTTTCAATAGCTGACGCCAATCAATTGTGTTTACCTTAGTTTTAAAATCAAGTATTTGCTTATCGATGTCTTGTTTTTGTTTACCGAACATGATTTGATTTAGAATCGACTCACCAAATTCACGGAATAATGGTGGAAAATTCGATTTCATCAGATCTAATCCCTTCATGTCTAGCTCTTCAACTGTAACACCTTCCTTATTTACAATATACATTGCGTAACGACGTTTACCTGAGAAGTAGCCCCGTTCGATTACTACTTCTTGTTTTAATTCAAAGTAGTGAGGTCGATCATGTAAATTAAATAAGTCAACTACTAGTGTATCTAAATGTTTATTTGCTAATAATTGAATCTCGGTAGCAATCTCTAATGTAGCTGCAATACAAGCCGCTTTATCAGTTAAATCAACACCTTCAGCTCGTAGTAAATCCTTAACATGAATGAATAATGAGTCGGTATCTGAAGTAATAATATAATCTTTATTATTTGTACCTAATCGCTCATTCATTATTTTATTACAGAATATAATCGATTCTTGAGTTAATCGTTGTCCTGTTAATGTAATAGCTTTAGATATCATTTTATGACCATCAGTGTAGCGCCATGAGTTTAAAGCAAATACACCATACACGTCATTTAATTTAATTTTATATGCATGTTGGCGTCGGTTATAAAACTCACCCATAACAGTATCACCTGCTTTATATGCTTTTTTCATTAAATTCTTATACTCGACACGTTTATTAAACCAGTCAGTTAGAATTTCACATACAACTGATTGTTTATTTTTATCGAATATAACACCAGCAGCTGATATAATTAGGTTATTATTTTTAACGAAATTATACATTATACCTGCTGTGGTATCTGTTAGCTTTAATGTTTTATCTGGTAGTAGTTTTTCGACTGTAATCTTAGTGTTTGGGTCCATGTGCTTCAGCTCATCTAAGGACCACTGACTATCAGTTTTATGTTTGTTTACAATTCTACCTACTAGCGTTTCAATACCAATATTTAAAGAACGAATAATAGATGGGTATAGCGATGTAAAGTCTAAGTCAATTACCCACTCGTATAGGCCCGGTTCTGGATCCTTTAAATATCCACCGGCATATTCAGATAATTCAATAATTTCATCTAATTGTTCTTTAGTGATTTTACCTGTTTTGTAATCAAATTCAGCTTTCTTACGTGATAATCCACCTAATTTAGGATTTGATGTAGTCGGTTTATTAGGCGATACAATATTCTTACGTTTTAGGTAAGTTAAAATAGCACCATCATTTAGAGCCGTTGAATAATAGATGTTATCGTAGGTAGTATGACATAGGTGACCAACAGTAACTGTTAGATCGATAAATTTCATTTTTTCCTCTAACTTAACTAGAATCTCAACGTCGCGAATGTTATATTCGATAAATTTCTGTACGTCTTCCTTAAATAATTTATCTAATGAACCATAATACTCAATTTTACCTAACTTAACGTATTTAGTTCCAATATTACCTAATGCGTATGATGGTTCTTGTTTAGTTACATATTTTTTAAATAGTAACATATAATCTAGGTGATTTAAACCACCAATTTTAACTACTTGCTCGCCATCATTTTCACCTACAGCTACTTTTCTAATCGGAGATAAGCGGTCAGCTTGCGTTTTACCTAATACTTTGGCAATTCTGTTGTATGTGTAAGGCACATCGAAGAATTCACTATTCCACCCCGAGATTATCGTAGGATCTAATTCATTCCATTTATCTAGGAACGTTTGCAGCAGGATTTTTTCCGAAATACAAGAGATAACAAATGTATTATCTTTTTCAGAATTTGTAAGTAATTGATCTTCATCTAGAATATAGCAATAATATTGCTTTAACGAATTATCATATAAAGCAATTGATGTAATTTTAGTTGGAGCATTAGCTACTGTTTGTGGTGTTAATGCACCTGCAATTTCGCACTCAATATCAAAGAATACCGTATTGTGAAATTCTGGTGTATCATCTGATTCTGAGTATAAATCAACTAGTACTCGAGTGTGTTTATCAACGTCTGTTTCGTAGCAATCACCTGAGTATGTTTTAGTAGGTGATACTTTATCCCCAAACAATGTTAAATAATGTCCTTTGGTATCTGGTTTGAAAAATGTGGGTTGGTACTCGAATGAGTTCCAACCCAATTTATCATCACGTAAGTGATATTTCTTTTCTCTAGAATCGTAATAGATTGATTGATACATATAACCTTTTTGTTATAAACATAATTAAGAAATTAATTTTCTCTACGGTCTTCTCTAGGATAAAATTCAAATCTATCATGTTCAGTTGGTGTTGCTAATAATATTCCTGGATTGAGTATTTTATCAAGTGTTTGTTGATACATAAATGACATCCAAGTTTGTTCATATGGATAACCCCATTTAGTATCTAAGAACATTTTTTTATTACCTTCACGGGATACTACTTGAGGCCAGTTACAATAATATACTTCACCAGTTGCATAAGGTAACCCATTTAATGATTTTATATTTTTAAAATTCATATTAGGGGCAGCATTCACATCACTAGTTATTTTAACTGGTCTTTCAGGAAATAATTTAGCTCTAACATCAGCAGGAACATTATGCCAAGCCCATTGTTTAGAATTATCACCATAAAACTCACTAAAATTCCATTTTAAGAAATCAAAATTTTCAGTCCAAGCAATACGCATCATTGTATTATAGAAGTCATTAATTTTTCTCCTAAATCCGTTTCTGCAGAATTCATCATTACCTAAATAAAAGAACATATCATCTTCAAAGAAAAAATGATAATCGAATCCATTTTCATCAGCGTGTTCAGCTATGAATTGACGTCCACCACATATTCCAATATTATCTTTTTTAATTGCTTCAAATCCATACTTTTTACATAACTTATTATATTGTTTTGTAGTTGTTAGATCTGTAGAATTATTTAATAGGTATTTTTTAGGTTTATCTAAGAAGTTCTTATCATATAATTCAAACGACATACATAATTTTTCAAATTGAGATGGGGAATTATAAGTTAAAACATATAATGCGGTATTATTTACATCATGGTCATTTTGTAATATTTCATTATTACTTTGATTTAAATTTTTTAATGTATCATTCTTTAAATTTTCAAAAAATGTACTTAATAAACCATTTCCTTCAATTTCAAAATATTGGAATAATTCTGGATGTTTATAAAGTAAAATAGTAAATAATGATTCTTCTGTACCCATATACCCACTAGATAGGGAATCTATCAATAATGAATAGTACATGTTATTTACTTCGGCAATTAAATCTTTAGGTCCTCCAAAAATACCTCCACGACACACTTTATCTACTTCTCCTTGAGCATATTCACACATTGGTTCGTAGGTAAAACCATGTATTTCAACTTTACCATCATATGGGAAAGCAACAAATGAAAATTTATTAAAATATTTATCTAATTTAGATAGAACTTTATCATGCCAGAAATAACCTTCATGTACTGTATTTGTTAAACCACCATCAACCCACACTAAATGTGTTGAATTAAATTTATCAAATATTCTAGCATCATTCATTAGAAACATCTTAGACATTACTAATGGATTGTATAAATCTAATTTAGCTTGTGTACTTTCTGGTAGCCATCCTGATTGGTTATACCAATTTTCATTGGTTCTAATTTTTTGTATTAAATCATAATATTCATTATTTTTAAACCAATCTAACTCACGAATAATCACTTGAGTATTTTCAGATGAACGTCGTTCCCATACCCATTGTTCATATTCTGGTTCTATAAATACAATAAAATTGTCTGGTGATTTTAGTAATTTGTCTAAATTATTTAAATAATGATCAAATGAACGAGACCATCCCTCAGATAATTGATCTCTTTTAATATCCCAAATTCCCGTAACTATAGTTGTACTCATTGTAGTTGTTCTAAAACTTTATAAAATGACCGATTTCTAATAAAATATAAATTATCTTCATTTAAGTAAGCCTGAATGTTATTTTCATGCCACCATGTATCAAAATAATCAGTAGTAAATAATTCAGGGTAATTATAATAAAGAACTGTTAAGATATTCTCTTCATGCCATTGAATTTTATTATATTCTTCTATAATACTATTAACCCCATTATCAAATTTAATAAATAAATCATTAATTAACTTACTATCACCTCCGATAACACCTCCAATAACATGCCACTTTCCATCATATTCATTAATAAAACATTCTTTAGGTTCATGAGCCCAAAAATTCAAATGATTTTCTTTTAATATCAAAAAGCATTTATTTTCGGTTTGATTATTTAAATTAGATAAGAATGTATTATTAAATAATGGAGATGAATAATAACTTTCACCTGAAAAATAATCACCTTTACACTCCATGTATTTGTCGGGGATTAAACCAGTATATGATAAACCCGCGTCAAACCAATAAACTCTATCATAATCTGATGTAGTTTCTTCTTTCATCCAATATAATTTCATATATTGGACTTCTAAACATCTATCTGATGTTTTAGCGTCTTCAAAATTTTTATACTGTTCAAATTTATCTTTCCAATAATGATTATCTAAATCATAAGTTTTAATAGTAAGATTTTCATACTCACCTAAATAGTTAGTTAAATTCTCTACTTCTTCTTCAGCTGTATATAATACAAAATCAGCATTTGTCATTTTTAACATTGACTTTACTGAGTTTATGTAATGATATCCTCTATTTATTCGTCCACCGAATTTAGTACCGTAAAGGTTACTATATATGCATGTTACTATCTTTGTTTTCATTAAGATATTAAGTCTTTAATTTTTAAAAATAAATTATACTCTTTAGAATTAAAATATTCATTTTTAATTTGATGAATTATTGGAAGATATTTATTATATAATTCAGTTTCATTTGAAATAATATGTTTTAGTCTATACTCAATTTCATTTTTATCTTTTACTATATCAGTAAAATTAAATTCATCTAATTCACTTAAATATTCATTAAAATTTGAACACCCAAAATAAATAGGTATGGTATCGGTTAAAATACAATCCCAGAATTTTTCACTAATGTAGTTTTTTTGTATTGTATTCTCTCCTGAAATTGAAAATTTGTAATTATTAAGTCCTAACATTTTATTCCATATAGCACCTTTTACTTGTTTTCCGTTTTCTTCCCAATATTGACCATAAACATCAATATTAAAATTATTCTGAATTAAATATTCTACTATTTTAACTCGATCCTCATATATAGTTTGATATAAATCTGTATTGAAATTATAATGAGTTTCGTATGAGTTTCTAACTATGGTACTAATAGATTTATTCTTATTAAATTTTTTATTAATTAAATTACTATAAGTCCAATCATATTCAGATTCAGCAAAATTAATCTCTCCATGTCCCCCATATAACATATAAACTAAATGTTCTTTATATGCTGGGGTATCTTCATATCCTTTTTTATCATGAACTATAATATGATTACTTATTTCATGTAAATGAGTTGAATTATTACCTGACCATAATGGCTCCATTGTAAAGCAAAATGTAGTATCTTTACTTTTTACAATAGTATCATGACTGGGTCTCCCAAATATAAATAAAGCTTCATACGAATTATCATGAACAAATTTAATCCCATCTAATTGATTTGGATCTGTAACAAATTGTTTAATTACCCTATCAGTAATATTGTGAGAATTAGTCCACCAACAATCTATTTTTACTTTCATAGTTTGTTTTTATTATTTCTAAAAAATGACTCATATGGATATTGAGTAGCATCTGATTGTACTTTAATATATTTTGCCCCAAACATTCCTTCAATCCCTGTATCATCTCCCGATAGAATATATTTTGGATTATTATCTAAACTAAACATAAATTCTCGATTAAATGCTGAATATTTAGAAACACCTGGGCGGATGTTTTCATCTCTAATCCAATTTCCAGATGGTTGAATACCACCAATACTCCATTCAGTAACATTTCTATTATATTTACTTACATATCTCCAAATAATGTCACCATCTTCCTCTCCAAATCCTAATAATCGCTCATCAAAATAACCTAATTCATCTAATATGTCTTTATGAACGGCATAATATTGGAATGAACTGTTAATTCTACAAATATCTGGGTGTTGATGAGTTAAATTTTGTTCTATCGTTGAAAAGAAATCATCAGATGTTAATTCTAAATCATCTTGGAGGATTACAGTCCAATCAGTAGTTGAGTGAATACATAATGTATTTACTAGTTTAGCTAATCCTCTTTGTTCTGGAAAAAATATTGGGTAAACGTTTTGATATTCTAAACATAATTTTAAAATAGATTTCCTGTATTCGTCATCAAATAATTGTTGATAATTTCCATTTATAGCAACTATAATATCAGCGTCTGTTTGACTTCTAATTTGGGATAAAAACTTAGTAAAGTAATCTAAACGATTAATAAAAGTAGTAATTCCTATGGTGTATTTTTTATCTGTCATAATATAATTTATTACCCCAATCAGTAAAATGAGGCAAATGATAAGGTGAAATATTTGTTATTGGTTGACGATTTATTTTTCGTAGTAATTTATCTAAAGCATCTCCATCTTCTCCTCCCCACGTAGTAAATACAGGATCAAACCCTCCAATTTCTTTTAATGGTTTTGTGGGTGTAATAAAGAAGGCTCCTAATCCTCCAACACAACCATTTCCAATAGCATAATTAAAATTGGTTTTTGATTTTAATGTTTTATTTTCATAATCAACAAACTCATCCCCACTAATTTTTTTCCAATCAAAATTATAAACAAAATCGGAATCTAAATTGTTGTATAAATCTAAAATTAATGGATATTCTTCTTCATCAAAGAAACAGTCTGAATCTATAATTGATATAAAATCACTTTTTGAACGATCTAATGCTATGTTTATTTTTTCTGAGCGTTTATATACTGATAATGGGTAAGGAATATGAATTGAATTTTCAATTATTTTATTAGGAGAGAAATCATACACTATATAATTAACATTACCTCCATTTTGGTTAATAAAATTAACTAATTCGGTATTTTTCTCAATAGTGAACAAAACATTACGTTCTCTATCACTATCTTCCCTACCATCGGTCCAAAATAAAGTAATTAAATCCCAAATTTTATTTTGATTTGTCATATATCCAACAAGCACCTATTACAGATATTTTTTCTTGCCCAAAGAATTCGTTAACAGCAGGATAAACACCACAATCATAATGATAATCATGACCCGATATAATCCCGGTTGATTTTACTTTTGGAGCCCACGCTATTAAGTCTTTTTTTACGCTTTCATAATCATGTCCTGCATCAATGAATACAAAATCTAAGCTATCATCTGCGTAATTAGAAGCTGCGTCCCATGATACATCTTTGATAATATTAATTTTATCCTTTACAGGTTCTATATTATTTAAAAATATATCATATAAATTTTCAAATTGATCTTCTTCTAATTCTTTAGATGTTGGAACATATTCCCAAGTATCAACACAATCAAATTTTATGTCTTTGTTTGAGTTTATAATCTCAACAGCCATAAAGCAAGCACTCATTCCCTTCCAAACCCCCACTTCAACGAAGTGAGAGTTTGTTGGAAATTTAGATACTATTGAAGAGTATAAATCTTCATAATTAAACCAGTTTTCACTGTTTACATTTTTATAAAAATGCTCCATTATAAATTACCTTCTATTTTATCACACCATCCTTTTGATATTGAATGTGGCCAAACAATCCATTTAGTTGGTTTACCACCATAATTAAATTCCCTCCAAACTTTACAATAACCATCTGGATCGTTTTTCATGCGTTTGATTTCATCGCTATCAGCATCCTTTCTAAATATAGTTTCTCCAGTTTCATTTTCAAATGCTACACACCAGAAATCATAATCATCTTCAGGAACGCGATCATACCCAACATCAATACAATGTTTAAATATTGTTAAAAATGCGTTTTCGTATTCAGTTTCATCTTCAATTACTGGATTAGGAGCAAATTTATTATCTAAAGTATACTGCTGCACACCTCTAGTTTTAAATTTTAATCCAGCATAACGCTCATAATCTTGTAATGTGCGTTCTTCACCAAACCAATACTGTCCAATATTACTACGCATACAAGGTGAACATTCTCCATCCATCCCAAATAATGAACGGTTTCTGAAGTGAGATGCATTATTTTTAGCTACCCATTCTGGATCATCATCCCAATGTTTTGTTCTACCTTTACGAGTATATTCATGCCAAGCTACTACTTTATGAGGGTGAAATAAATCATATCCATGAGTATAAGCTCTAACAGCAATCGAAATTTCTTCACCATGGAAGTAATAATTTGGATCATGAGGTACTTCTAAAGCAAACTGACCTAAAGTAAAACAGAAGTGAGCTGAATAGAATCTTGCAGGAACTGGTTCAGTCATATCTTCCCATCCTGGAATGGTTGCTGGTAGGAAAAATACAGCACCTTCAGGGATAAATCTGTCAAACGTCATCCACCAAGGTTCTTTAACTCGTTCATCTGGATCGTTTTCAGGGTTAAAACTAGAAATATATGCTGTTAATAATGGTTTTTTATGGCCTTTTTCTTGGAGTTGTTTAATCATTCCAATTAAGGTTTCATCCCAATTTTCAGCAAATCTATGATGTGAATCAATTTGTAATGTATAATCTTCTCCACCATAATGTTGTTGGATTAAATTACGTGCCCAACAAGCCCCTAAAGATGATTTATATTCTACATCTACTATTTTAAATCGAGAATCGTCCCGGTATTTATCTATATCTTTAGAAAATGTATCATCATCACTAAACTGATGAGCAATACAAAATACTAAATTTTCTGGATGTTTAGCATTAGAGATACAATCTTCAACTGTAGGCAACAATTGGGGATCACGGTATGAAGCAATTTGAATAAATATTTTATCGTTTTGCATTTTTTAATTCGTCTTCTGTAAAGAATTGTTTTAAATTTGGGGCGAAATATGATAATGATTTTTGTACTTTACGATCTTCTGAACGATATACAACGTATTTATCACCACGTTTTTCAAAATGGCATGGACGTTGTGAAGCAGCAGCTCTATATTTAGCAGTTGCATCAGCTTCTTCCTCTGTAGCACATGATTTAGATAAATTAGATGCTTGTACTTCACCATATGCAGATAAGAATTTATCTTTTAATCCATAGGCCATAATGCCTGCTGATAGCACGTACATAATATCACAAAAGGCATCCATTACTCCGATAATATCACCATCATCAGCTGCTACTTTATATTCATCTAATTCTTCTTGGATGAAGTTATAGATAAAATCACGTTCCATTTTTTCTGGAATCGTAGGAATGTAATTGTTTAGTTTACCGAATAATCTGTTGAATGTTTCTACTTCAGTAATAAAGTGTAAACGATCAGCATCAATTTCTTTTTTGATAATTTGGTCTTGCCAAGTTTGTTCTGTGTTTTCCATAACTGATTAAATATATGCTTGTAGGTTAAATTTTAACATTTCTAATACTTCTTGTTTAGCTGTTTTAGCGTGGTCAGCAAATACACCTGATACTTCAGACGTCATCATACTAGCACCCATATGTTTAACTCCACGACATGATACACAATTGTGTGTTGCATGCATCATTACCATAATACCTTCGTTACCTACAATTAATTTATCCATAGCATTATGAATAGCCATAGTTAATTGTTCTTGAATAGCGCCTCTACGTGAGAAATGTTCAACTACACGATTTAATTTTGATAATCCGATTACCTTTGATTCAGGACCTGGCACATATGCAATATGACATTTACCTAAAATTGCTTGGTGGTGATGAGAACACATTGATATTACTGGAATATCGCGCTCTAATACAATACCATTATAACCATCTGATGGGAATGCTGTAACATCGCCTAATACTTCGTAACGACCTCTCCATAAATCATTAACGTATGCTTTGGCTACACGTTTTGGTGTGTTAGATGAATTTGGATCGTTTTTCCAATCAACACCTAATGCGTCTAAGAAATTACCATATGCAATAGTTGCATTATCGATAATGGTTTGTTTTTCTTCTACGGTTAGAGATCGCTCTTTACCTTCGGTTTTAATGATTTGTTGTAAATGGAGTGAGATACCATTTGCATTACCTGAATTGGTAATTTCTAAATTGCTAATTTCGCACATAACTTATTGTTTAAATTTATAACTGAATTTAATTAGGAAAGACTTGATTGACAAGTCCTTCCATTATTTAATATTTTAATTGGTATTATTTAATACCTGCAATTTTATACCAGCGATATGAGATTTCGTCTAGTTCTTCTGGTTTTTCATGCATGTTATCTTCAACTGCATTCATTCCTGAAGTATCAGCTCCGTCTACTTTAGTACCAACAATTTCATCGTATTGTTCCATCTGCATTATATCACCATCAGCACACATTTCGATTAATTTTTCAGCTACATCATGTAACATCATATCATCAGTTGCATCTTCGCGAGCAAATTCTAGTAAACGTATAAATAATGGAACATCAACTGTGATGACGTCCATTTTATTTTCTTGTTCTTGGTCTTCCATATTATTATTTGATATAAATATAGTAGAGAAATAAATTAATTACAAATTCAACTTAGAGCCTATAGTAAAGAAGAATGTTGGTTTATCAAATGTAGATGGTATGTTTGATTTGATATTAAAGTTAATTCGGAAACGTTTAGATAACGGAATATCGAATGAATTTCCTAACATAACATTAAAATCTTTATTTACTTTCATTATTGGATCACTTGTAATATAAGATGTCGGAGAATAAAGTAAAAACACCTCAGGTGTGAATTTAATTTTAGTTTTTGTTTCTAATGGTCTCATATAGAATCCAGTTAATGACGGACCATACATTTGATCTCCTGATCCTAAGAATCCAGCAATTAATGATACGTTATAGCCTGCAACACCTTTTTTACCTAATAATTTAATGTAAGTATATCCAGCAAATGTTAAATGGTCTGTAAATGTAGTTGCGTATGTTAATGAATAATTTCGAACGTGACTAATAGCACCGTTTGTAGTATACATTTTAGTATACTTACCTGTTAATGCTAATTGTTTAAAATTCAAATGGATCATTGAAGTAGCACCCCACGATTCATTTCCCATTAACGATGCTTTAGATGCTGATACACCCAGTACTGGAGTAAATGTATTGTCTGCATTTTGCATCAATGCAAAGTCACCTTGTACTACTAATGGATTAGTTGTATTTACTGTTTTAGCTTTCTTTTCGTCTTTTTTACTATCTGATTTCTTTTCGTCTTTTTTGCTTTCACTTTTAGCATCGTCTTTCTTTTCTTCCTTACTTTCAGATTTTGATTCTGATTTGCTTTCTTCTTTAGATTCCGACTTTGATTCGCTTTTAGATTCAGACTTGGCTTCAGCTTTAGCCTCTGCTTTAGCTTCGGCCTTTGCTTCGGCTTTAGCCCCTCCCGGAGATCCACCGCCTCCTCCACCACCACCTCCACCTCCACCACCTGTAGCGCCTCCACCACTTGGAGCGGAACTACCCGCTGATGATGCGCTTGAACTCGCTGTAGATGATGCACTTGATGATGCACTAGATGATGCTGTACTTGATGCTGTGTTAGCGGCAGCACCTGCGGCTGTATTGGCTGCTGTACCTGAAGCTGTGTTTGCTGCTGTAGATGCTGCTGTATTGGCAGCTGTTGAAGCTGCTGTAGAGGCAGCAGTACTTGCTGCTGTTGACGCAGCAGTAGCAGCAGCTGTTTGGGCTGCTGTTTGGGCCGCAGTTTGGGCAGCTGTCTGTGCTGCAACTTGAGCTGCTGCTTGAGCTACTACTGCGGAAATTGTATTTGATATTGTTTGAGTTTGGGTTTGAGCAACTACTTCTTGTGCTTTACACACATATGCTTTCATTTGCTCATTTACCCATAATTGTACCTCACCTTTAGCTGCTTCTTCATATGAAAATGAACGAGCAGAACTACGATATACAATCAATACAGAACCCCCGATCGGAACAGTATATAATACCATCTGTTTCGAACAGGGGTCAAAGTATGCGTTGGTAAGTACTTGTGCCTTACTTAAAAATGAAACGATTAAAAGTAAGAATACAAGTACATACTTCACTTATTACGCTCCTATTGCTTTACTAAATCCATTAGGACAAGTTCTAGTACATACTAAAGATGCAACAACTGGTGCTACTGCAGCTCCGATTGCAATACCAACTCCTGCTGGAGTAGCCCACAATGCAGCCGAATCTAAACTATAGTAAATACAATTTGAACATACATTTTTCAATAATTGTGGATCAACACTTCCACCAACACCAGGTATTGATAAAAACCCATCTGCCACTATTGAACCCATTGCTGTTGCTACTACTGATTTAGCTGCCATATCTGCCGTATAAAGAACCGGTGTAGCCATCAAAGATAATGTAGTTGAAGTTGCTGCTCCAGCTGGTTGTGCTGGTGTAAATGCTGCAACACAACCCATAGAGATTGCCGCAGTTATTCCAATTGTACAAGCATTTGCATCAGCCCAATTATATGCAGCTACTGCACCTGCTGCTACTATTTCAACACCCGCAACAATTTGTTGTTCAGCTTGTTTAGATAATTGAACAAATTCGTTTTGAGTTACATCAAATCCTACCTTTGCAAATTCTTCGGTAGTACTTGCAATAGTACAAGCTGCACTTTCTACTCTGTGTGCACTATCGGTAGCAAATGCTACTGAATAGTTGTATGCATCTTCTACACTACCTATTGCAGTGTTTATACCACTTCCAATTGGTTGAATTACGTTATCATTAATTGCATTTCCTGCATCTACAAATGCATTACCAATTGGCTGAATAACATTATCATTAATTGCATTTCCCGCATCTACGAATGCGTTTTCAATTGCTTTTCCGGCTCCGCCCATATTTTTTTTTAGTTTAGTTTATTTCCATTCTCATTAAATATAACTCGTTGTTTTCAAACCAATCTTTGAATCCAAACATTTTTGCTAATTTCTTTGCTTTTAGGTTACCTTTTACAGGTGCTCCATATATTTCATTATATCCTTCTTTTTTAAAATTATTAAGAATACCATCATAGATATACATCATTCTTTTAAAAAAGGAATGTGACCAAATATTCTCATCAAAAGTTATATGCATTGCAATCTTACTTTTATTGAATAGATAATCACATTCTACTAATACATCTTTATCTTCATATAACGTTACTCTTACTGATGACATAATTACTTTCTATTAAACAAGCAATTTGTAATACTCTTTAAAATGTTTGATGCGATCTGGTAGACCAATTGTACCACCATTAACGCGTTTTGTGATTTGAGTAACTACAGCATCGGAAGCTCCACTATCAGCCATCTTGTGTAATCCGTTTTTAGAGAAAAACCAAGCAGCTGAGAGCAAGGCATATTTCGATGAAACCACATCTGGGTTAGACAAAATGTCTTCTCCAATGGACTTACCGAATGCTGTATAGTTCTCTTTTCCAGTTAGTTGTATATAACCTCTTCCACGAAACTTATATCCTTCACCTGATGCTTCATTGCCATTACCCATTCTACCTCCGTATACTTTGGCAGCAATTTTAGCAGGTTTACGTTCGTATTGAGCAGCTAATGATGCGTTTGGAAAATATTTTTTAAATATTCCCATTAGACCTTTAGCTGAATAATTTAAATTTTCTTGAGTTGCACGGAACCCACCTGATTCGTGTCCGCACTGTGCTAAAAAGTGAGCTAAACGTAATGGTGTATTAATACCAAATTTAGCTGCTGTATCAGGAATCATTGCGATTACTGCATCTGGAATGTGTCCTTTTAATTTAGATAATTTTAAATTACCTGAATTAGCAATTGGAGCAGAAGGTGCAGCAGGTGCAGCAGCTACTGGAGCAGCACCTCCAAACATTTTTGCCCAAGTACCAGCACCCACAATACCATCAGCTGTTAATCCATTAGCTGATTGCCATGCTTTAACAGCGGCGTCTGTTTTAGGTCCAAATTTACCAATGGCTTCTATACCTAATTTTGCTTGAAGCTTTTTTACATCTTCACCCTCGGATCCTAGCTTTAATAGCATCGTTTATTGTTTTTATAGTTAATTATTACAGTTGTACTCTTTGTTCTTAGAATTGGATTTTATCCAATTTGTAAGTTAAACCTAAACCTGGTGTGAAATTAGATCCTACTAAGTTTCCAATAACCCAAATTTTAAGCCCTTCAGATTTTAACGGAGCATATCCTATCCACACGTTAGGCTTATTAACATTGTCTACAGGTTGGATACCCATACCTAACATTAAACGCTCGCTAGCAAACATACGGATAACACCAAATTTCATAGTTTTATCAAAACTACCTGTTTTAGTAGATACCATTGGATCAGCATCATACTTGAAACCAGCATAAATACCCCATCCTTTTTTGATATAACCACCTGTTAAGTATCCGTCCATACCTTTATTAGTAGCGGAACCGAAAAATTCTTGTGCATTAGCAGCTACTGCAGACAAACACAAAATTGCAATCAATAATAACTTTTTCATAGTTTAATTTTTAAATATATTCTTTTTTATCATACGTGATACTATCCTAGAAGCTGCTGTTTCCAACGCTTTTTTGGTGGTAATTCCGATTGTTGATTGATTAAATTTAATTTCATCAAACGAATCAGATAACGCACCTTGTTTTACTGTACTTGCTTCGCCTAAGCCTGAACCAGTGATGTACTCAGCAGTCTCAGCGTTAACGAACTTAACTTGTAGACCCAACCGGGTAGTTTGAGTTTGCTTAACACCATCTTTTAATTTTAATTGCTCGTCTTCAGAAACAGAGAAGTCGTATACCTCTACATATACAAAATATTGTGCAAGCTTAATTTTTCCTCTACCATCTAATTTATTTTCTGTAAAACCCGATTGAGACGCCTGGAATTGTTTTACCATTCTGTTCTTAATCTCGGCTTTATCTTCAGTAAATGTAAATCGATTAGTTTCTTCTAAAAATTCAACTACAATATTTGTTAATCCTAAACCAACACGTTTGTCTTTAAGTTCTGGATACATTGCAAATATCTCATCTGTAATTCCAATACTCAATAATTGAATTGGGATTTTAGGTCCTTCATAATCCGATACAACATCAATTGATTGTTTCTTTTCAAAATCAGCTTGGTATGTTTCTGTCTTTACAGAACCAATAGTTTGTCCAAGCATTGGTAAACATAATAAAGACAGGAATAATACCAATAAATTAGCCTTCATATTCTTCTTCTTTTTTTTCTGCTTTAGTAGCTTCTGATATTTGTTTTTTCATTCCTGTAAATTTATCTACTGAAGATAAACCTAATGAACCGAATGCAAGTAATGCTACTGCATTTACTAATGATTCTGCTGGGGCTATATGTGCTTCAGAGAATGAATTTTGATACATTGTAATACACAATGTTAATGCAGCTAATAAACCAACAAATCGTTTTGATGATACAGCACCTTTTTCATCAGCTAGTAATGAATTAGCACCTGCCATAAATTTTTTTAATATTTCCATTTTACCAAGGTTGTTTTGAGATTTTAGCCGCTATTTGGTTTGCTTTCTCATTCTGATTAGTAAAATGTAGGTATACAAAATACATCTGAGTGCTAAAGCCAACTATAATTCCAGCTAAAACTAATTTTGAATAAATTTTATATACCTTTTCCATTTTATTATTCTTCTATAGATTCTTCTATATCCTTTATTTTACCACACTTTAAACATTCTTCATCCCCATCACCGTCTGAGTCACCCCATACGTGTTCGCATTGTCTATGTTCAAAGTACATGTCAATAACACCATCACCATCAAAATCAATACCATCAAATTCCCCATCCCCATCTTCATCAACTTCGATACCGGTTCTAGGTTCTGGTTTAGGTTCTGGAGACGGTGTAGGAGTTGGTGCATCACCTCCTTTAGTATCGGATAATGACACACCATCTTCCTCGTCCATTTTCTGAACCAACATTTTATCTTTGTCTGTATCAGAGAACCAGTAATCAATTATTTTACCATATGAACCAATAAAGGCTCCAAGTAATAGTAATAATAATTCTTTCCATTCACCTTCTACATTAGTTCCTCTAACTATAGCAACGAATATACCACCAATTATTAACATAAACCCACCTAAAACCATAGCGGTAATATACCATCTACGTTTCATCATTTGGTTTAATAGTTCCTTAAATCCCGTAGGAGTAGGTTGTGCCATAGGTTGTTCTTCTTTAAATAACTTCATTTTTAATTACCATTTAGGAGCTTCTTCTAGCTCTTCTTTAGCTGTTTTAGGTTTTGGTTTAGCTGGAGCAGCAGCTGGTTTTACACCACCACCTCCACCACCTACAACATTCTTTTGTTGTTGTGTGTTGTTAGTAGTAATATTGATTACTGGAGCTGGTGCTGTTACTGCTTGAGGAGCTGGTTCATCACCTTCACCTGTAAGAGTTTTTGTGACATACCCACCAACACCTAGTGCTACTGTGCTTGCTAGACCAATAATGATGCTTTTAAATGATCCTCCTCCTGAGTTTTCTGATTCTTCTGCCATGTTATTTTTAACGTTTAATTACTAATGGTTTTTTAACTGATACACCATTGATATCAGTTAATGTTATATCGTATATTCCATCTTCTAAATCTTTGAAATCATATATTTTAGTTACAATTTCTGATTCAGCAGTTAATGGTAATGTTTTTACAGGTTCAGTAGCAGCAAATTTGTATACTTGTACAGAGTACTTAGCTCCAGTCGTAACCGCGTATTGTACTGTAACTTGACCACCTGTTGATACTACACTGAGTATGTCGGTAGATTTTGCTGTAACTCCTAATTTAATGTCAGGTGTTGATAATACTTCCATATCACTGCATCCTGCGGTAATAAATATAAGGCCGATTAAAACAATTGATAATATATTTTTCATATTTAAAAGTTATTATATCCTGTTAATTTTATTGTTTCTGTATTTAAGTTAATTCCTAGCTGAGATCCGTTAGTAGATGCGGCATCTGTTGCAGTAGTTATTTTAATAAATGAATTAATATCTAATCCGTTTTGTAGAGCTGTAAATTTCAGTTTGAATGGAACTGTATTACCTGATAATGGAGTTTTTAATTTCTGATCAATTGCTCCAAATTTTACCTTGCCTGATGCTGAATTAGCAAATACATACCAATCAGCTGGTACTTCTGAACTCATTGAATCAAATTTAACTTTATTTGGATCGTATGCAAATTCAAATTGCAATGCAGCTACATCTTTTCCATTTGTATTAACTGCAACTGGTATTTCAATTGTATTTGAAGTTACTGTTACGTTTTTAATATTAACATCAATAGCAGGAACAGATTGAGGAGTATTAATAAATGATTCAGTACGGTTCATAATTGGACCAGCAGCATATCTTTTATTTGCAATACTTTTATTTAATGAAACTACAGCGTTTGTAGCTACAGCTCCATTTATTACTACTTGAGATGAATGAGAACGATTTATATCACCAGGAAGTACATATTTTACATTAATTGTTAATGGTGTTCCTGGGGTAGCTGGAGTAGTGTATTCATAAGTACGCTGTGCATTAGTAGGTAATGTAGTAAATACGTTAGATGGGGTAGCAGCATTGAATTCAGCAGCTTTAAACGTAGGTAAACTCATCCACCCATTAGACCCAACTGTATATCCTTCTGGTAATACGATTAATTGATTAACACCAACTGCTTGTGCATATAATTTAGTTAAATCACCACCATCGAATCCGTTTGATCTGTTAACATCTACCGCCCAATATCCCATACCAGTTATAATACTAGTATTTTTATATGTTCTATCTAGATTTTGAGATACAAATTCTGCTTGTGCTGTTGTATAATCCGATACTGATACTGCTGAGTTCATTATAGCTGGTAATTGATCCATATTGGCCATTACCATAATTTGATAAGCTGTATTTGCAGTTAATAATGAATCTACAATATTTACTGTACCATTTGCGGTTACATTAAACATTGGTCCTGTATTATCAGCTTTTTTAAATAATACTTTAACGTGAGTTGGATTAATATTTCCATTCAAATCCAATACCGCTTTAACAAATTTCTTAGCGTCTGGATTTTGGGTGATTACTGTAGTTAATGGTATTTCATTTAAACAAGCACCTGATGAACCATTTTGATTAAATGATGCAGCAAAGTTCATTTTAATTGGATCCCAGGCATCACCTACTGCTGTTGTTTTTAATCTAAAGCGAAGTCTTAATAAATCACCATATCCATTATAAGGTAGTGGTGAATTAGTAGCCCAGTTTAAATAAACACGAATAATTGTTTTAGGACCACCTTGAGTAAAACTGTATCCCGCATTGTTGTAATTTTGATTACCATTAGGGGATGTGTTATTACCATTTCCAGCAAATGAATAACCTGGATATGTGTAATTATCCATTGTAATAGAAGCACCTGCAGGAAGTACACCACCATTACCACCTGTTCCAGTATTAATTACATTAATAAAATCAAATGCAGCATTATTAAATTCAAAATCAAAATACAATGAACGAGCAGTTGTATTTCCATTACCATTTAATTGAACATTAACGATGAATTCATCACCTTTATCAATTACTCCACCAGCAATATCTACCTTAGTAGAGTCATCAGCTAACCTAATTTTAGGTTCTTGCGCAAACGCGGTTAAACTTACTAATGATAATAGTAAGAATAATAATTTTTTCATATTTTGTCTAATAATTTAGTTGTTAATGAAACCGATGCTTTCTTCAACGCATTTGATAATGATGTTTGATTAAAACCACCTGCTTCAGAAATAACTAAAGTAGACATTGATACTTCGCTTGATTTTTCTGTTGCTGTTTTTGTTTTGACGACTTTATCGCCCTTTAATAATTTACCCACCATACTAATAACGACGGATTGTTTATCTTGGTGCATTATACCTATGCTTACATTTGATGATTCAACATCTAAGAATACGATGTCGACTTGTACTGAATAATCAGCAGCGTCTTTAGTAGGTACTAATGAATAATTTTCGGATAATAGTTCTTCAACTATATTTTTAACACCAAATGCTAAATTGCGGTTTCCTGCTAATTTACCAATTTGGATTTTGTTTTCTACATTATGTAAAAACAATTTAGGAGTTTGCGCTTGGCTAATGAATGATGCCAAAACTAATATTAATATAGATATAATTTTTTTCATGATGAGAACTAGGTCTATCATAAATATAGTATATACTACAAAATCAAATTTGAATATTATAGGCGTAGTGTGGATTTTTCAACGAACATTATGGCAATTTGTCGTTTTCGTGGAAGTGTTATATACGTATTGTCGAACAAAATATAAAATAAAATGCCATTATTAGCAATTTCATTATTAATTAGTACATTATTTAGCGCGGTTTTAGTCAAATTTGACAATGCTGAGCGGAAATCAAAACAACCCATCTCTAACCGCAGACATGCTGGTGGAAGAAACGGGTTGTTAAATATTGATAAAGACTTATCTGTTTAGTAAAATAGTTATACCTATAATGTCATAGGTTCTATTTTAACGTGCTCTAACGAATCTTTTTCAATGATTTGTTTGAGCACTTTGATTTTTTTCTTAGTTTGAGTAAGATCCTTTTTATGTTGGGTTAATTTATCATCGGTTTTTTTCTCTTTTAACCAACTAGATGCAAAATCAGTTTTTTCTGTTTTGTTTACATCATCCCACATTTTACGATATTCAAGCGCTTTAATTTCTGATTGAAGCTTTTGCTCCATTATCATCTCATTGCTTAATTTTTGTCTGTAAAATGTCATGTCTTGATTAGGCATCGGACCACCTACGGCCAAACCAAGCATTATAAGTAACTCTTTTAAGTCTAACATAACTATCCTTTTAGTAATTGTTTTTTATTATCATTGCACTCACATTTACATTTAGGGCAATCAAATGCTAATAGAGTACAAATACATCCTAAACCAAATCCAGCCAATGAGGCAATTGCAATTGTTGTTATCATAATAATAAATATTAAATTTCAAATAGGAAATTTATTACCATTCTTCTATCCGTTTCTCGTGGGGAAGAAGATGTGTGTATGGTAGTAGAATCAAATACTACTGCTGTATTTGCTTTTGGTGTTATTCGTTTGGTTATAACCAACTCATCCGTTCTATCCTTAAAATCTGGCATATTATTATACGTTTGGTTAAACATGTAGGTATCTCCATCAGAATCGTTTAGATAATACAATAAAGTACAAAACTTACCTTTATCGTTTATATCCGAATGTGGTGGATGAAAATGATTTATTGGATATAATGGATCCTTCATCAACATATTTGCCTTTATACGTAATAAATTGGTTGGTATAATTCCATGATGAATTAGTTTATCCTTAAATGGGTTCATTGATTCAATAAATTTAAAAGCTTGCTTGTGGGAAAAAAACGTATGTATAAATTGGTTACTTTCAGTTACATTACTGCCACCATGTAATTCACTATAACTAGTATATGGTATGTAATACCAATCGAATACATTACTTGTAACCAATTCAGTTAAGTCTTGGTATTCTTTATCCGATAAGAAGTTTTCAATAATTCTCATATGTTTTTTAGAGGTATGCTTACTACAACCTCATTTGTTTATTTGTTACCCGAGCAGGATTCGAACCTACCATAAGCGCACCAAAAACGCTTGTGTTACCGCTACACCATCGAGCAATTTACTGTAGCCCCAACGGGAATCGAACCCGTGACTCATCCGTGAAAGGGACGTGACTTAACCGCTTGTCGATAGGGCCATTACTGAGCTTCCGGTCGGGGTCGAACCAACGGCCTGCTGATTACAAGTCAGCTGCTCTACCATCTGAGCTACGGAAGCAATTTAGGAAAGTGGAAGATGGGTGCGTGGACATCTACTTTTATGATTGGCATTTCTAACCGATCGTACCCGCCCTTCCTACAGTTAAAGGATACATCCCAATCAACCTATTAAATAAAACACAATCACTTCACATCTGCAAGTGCAAAAGATTGTCGAGCTAATTGCATATACAATCTAATTGTGTTTTGAGGAGAGTGAGGGATTCGAACCCCCGGTCCTATTACAGACAATAGTTTTCAAGACTACCTCGTTCGACCGCTCTGACAACTCTCCTTACATAATAAACATAATCAGGAAATCTTATATTTCCTAGAGTTGAGTGCTGGATTCGAACCAGCGATTTTATCGTTTTGCAAACGAGTGCGTTTGGCCACTCCGCCAACTCAACTTATGCACACCCTCTAGGACTCGAACCTAGAACAACGGTTTTGGAGACCGTGATGATACCATTTCACCAAAGATGCATATTAACTTATCAGATGAATATTTTATCCCCATATGGGCCACAGCCATTAAGTGTATTACTTTCATTCATCGGCTATCACACGGTTTCACCGCATATGATAAGTTTGTGGGAGTGGAGGGATTCGAACCCCCAATGTCGTAGACCACAGATTTACAGTCTGCTAAGCAACCGTTGCTCAACACTCCCAAATAAAAAGCCCCTAACTTGTGATTAGGGGCCATTTTAATATATTGTACGTTATCTATATTATTCCCCTATCCTAGCCGTTTCCTGCCAAGTCGAAGTACAATATGTAGATGTGTTTTTCATTTCGTATAAATATATGTAACCTAATCTTTTTGCAATTCTTGTTTTAATTTTTCAAGATATAAAATTCCATCCATTAACTCATCCTGAGCGTGATTAATCCAATCGATTTTCTCTAAATCAGTACGATCTAAATCAGTACCATATTTTTGGTTTCCCATACGAGCTCTACGCTCAAATTTAGCAATCACGCTTGCTACCACTGTGTCTACTTTAAATTGATCCATTGTGTCCTATAACTTGTTCTAATGATTTATAATTCATTTCTTCACCATGATAAAATCCTAATTTGATATTATTATTATTGTCTTTAATAATTTCACTAAAACCATATCCTTCACATATAATTCTAATACCATAATTTGGTTTTAATTTATTTGCCTCTTCAATAATATCAAAATCCCACGGCATTTCGGGATCATAACTTTCACACCATTGTTTTGAAAAATCAGCCATAACTTTTTTTATTTAAATGTAACGAGGAAATATTTAAGGAACAAATTATTATTTGAATGTAAATCCAGTTAATTTTTCAATTTGTGCTAATGGTACTTCGTTGTTTTGGAATCCATCAGGATTAGATAAATCATTGTTAAATAGATAAGCATGCCATTTACCTGCTACCTGAACTACTTTCCAACATTGAGTAGGAACTGATACTAAACCAATCTTTTTTGCCTCACCAACTGAGCCACTCCATACTCTTACTTTTGAACTAATTAATGCCCAATTTCGGGTTGCGGTTTCTAATGATTTCCAATCTCCAGCATTTAATCTATGTGTTTGAGCAACCATATTTGAAAAGTAGAAACACTCATCTTGTACTGCTTGTGTTTGACAAAGATTGTCTGCTGCCGGCATTACATGTCCTCTATCGTATCCGCTCTTTACATAGTAAAATGCGATATTAGTTTCATCTACCAATTGTGGGTCTGGTTTGAAATTGTCTTTACGTTTTAAAGGTGTAGGGCAGCCTACCATTGCTTTTGTAGTTTCCCATTGAACCATTACTGGATACCTTTTTGATTTGCTAAAATGTGTTGTGTAATTTGTGTGTTTGATTACCACAATATCTTGTGCTGTTAAACCAAACGATACGAGTAATAATAGTAATAATAATTTTTTCATAGTTTTATTTAAAGTAATTTACCCAGATTTTACGTGTTTTATCTGTATACGATTTCAATAAACATTTATTCATATAAACATTCACACGTGGATAATTATACGTATCACATAAAGTACTAAAGATGTCATTTGTATTAGTTTGACGCGTTGTAAACCAATGACTAGCCCAAGGTATTTCAGGTGATGCTACTAATGGTACACCTTGTGAAATAATGTCAGCTGCTACAATATTAAATGTTTCGTTGAACGATACTTGCATTCCAATATCCATTTTAGAGCATAATTCTAAAAATTCTTCACGTGACGCCCATTTATGGATTACTAACTTATGTCCCTTATTTTCTAATTGTTCAAATAAAGCAACTAAATTGTTAAATATAGGTTCGCCTTTTTGCTCTAATCTAAAGTTAATATGGAAATTAAGTTTTTTACCTATCTTATCAGCTAATCCAATAGCAGCTATTGCCTGTATTAAATGGTTTTTTAATGGACGAACAGCACCAAAACATGCTATATCGATAGTATCTTTTGATTTATCTAATTTTTTAGATTTATAGTCTTGAGGATAATAATTAGGTAAAAATATTACTCGTTGTTTTTGTAATTTTTTATCCCAATTGTTTTTATATCCTAAATAAAATTGGATGTCTTTAGTTGTTTGGGGAGAATTACAAGCTACAACTACATTATCGTACTTGCTATAATTACCTAACCAATTCATTGCTATTCCTTCATTTGCTAAAAATGGTACTTCACTATGTAAACGAATTACCCATTTAACGTTTGGATGTAATTTAACTAATACATCAAATTTGGATGGAACTACCCATAGCGCTTCGATAATAACGTGTGTTGGTTTGAATTCTGTTACTTCACGATCAATGTCGTTATTATCAGTTACCACCACCATTTTAGATTCAATGTGATCTTTCTTTAGCATCTCATCCATAAAGAGAGCTGAATTGTACAGGCCAGTGCTTAATCCTACGTGAGAATATTGTTCAGCACCATAATTTTCGTTGCGTTTTAAAATAAAGAGTACTTTATTTTTGTTGGGTTTCATAAAAGTTTTAGATAGACATTATTGTATATATATAAATATCAATTTTATCTTTTATGTAAATTAACTTAATTATTACTACTTTGAATAATGTATATTAGCTAATACAAATTTAGCAAATTTACGATGTCCTGATGCTTTCAAATGTATCCCATCACCAGAATCTGAACGATCTATAGTAGTATCTACTGGAATAATATCACATCTCATTAATTGATTGTTTAATCTTGCTTGTAAATTAGCATATCTTGTTCTAGCACGGAACATTGTTACTTCTGGATAAGGTCCATCTTTAAGTATTTTATGAGGTGAATATCCCAACACAACTACAACTGGAATATCATAATAGATACACTCATCTATCATATTTTGAACATTATTTACTACTTTAGATAATGGTACACTTGAAAAAGCATCATTTACTCCACCATAAATTACTACCATTTCATAATCTGAATAAGTTGAAAGTTGATTATGTAGTGTTTTATACATCCAATCTGTACGTTTTCCTACAGATGATAAATTTACATACTCGCGTCCTAATCCTTTAGCAAATTGATGTTGCCACCCACCTGAATAACATGTTAATGAGTCTCCTATAAACAATATTCGTTTTGGCTTAGTAAACGAAGGAAACAATAAAGCCAATAATAAAACTAAGTACTTCATAACTAATATATTTTTGATAATTTATACAATGCGTAAACAAACATGAATATCCCAACAACTACTCCTATTTTATATATCATAGTTTTACTTTTTATAAACATCCATGTGTTTAATTACAAATCCTAATCCAAGTACTACTTTATTAGTTCCAACAAATACATCCCAATCTTCATCGTACGTATAAATGATAGGATCGCTACTTCTTGTTTTCCACTGTTTAGGCATTAATGATGGAAATATAGTATATAATATTTTTTTCATATTAATTTGATAATGGTGCTTTAATTCCTGAATGTGATTCATATCCGATTAGCTCAAAGCAATCTGGACGATATGATAATATTTTTTCACTAAATGTTTTTGGTCCTAATCGTTCTTTAACTAACTCGTGTTGGTACCAATTACGTTCAGTAATGTTTACTTTTGGTAATGAAAATGGCTTACGTAATATTTGCATTTTAGCTTGTTCAATATGATTTTTATATAAATGAACATCACCTAAATTACCAATCAATTCATCAGGTATCATATTAACTTCTTTTGCTATGATTTCTAATAATAAAGCATATGAAGCAATGTTAAATGGTAATCCTAAAAATGTATCTACTGAACGTTGATTCCACATTAAAGAGATTGCTTTAGTTGGAATATTAACATCATCACAAGTTTTTTTAATTATTTCAAGTATTTTTTTACCAGATTTATAATTTTTTGCATTACTATTCAATAAACCACTATAACCTTTTTTTCCCAAAATAGATTGTCTTTCTCCTAAACTAAGCTCTCTTGTATACATTTGAAATCCATAATGACAAGGTGGTAAAACCATTTGGTCTAACTCTGCTACATTCCAAGCTGATACCATCAATCTTCTACTATCTGGATTAGTTCTAAGTGAATGAATTAATTGTAAGATTTGGTCATACCACAATGAACCTTTCTCATTACCATTCATATCCATCCAACCTTGCCACTGTCTCCATTGCTTACCATAGATTGGTCCTAAATCACCTAATTTATAACCTGTTAAATCAGGAATAAAATGTGATTGTTTGTTATTACTAAGTTTGATAGCTGAAATGAATTGTTCTTTTGACATTGGGTCTACACTATGTGTAACACATTGTGCTTCGTATCCTTTATAAGCATCACCATCCCAAATGTGGCAATTGTAATCCAATAGGAATTTGATATTGGTATCACCACGTAAAAACCATAATAATTCAGTTACGATTGATTTCCACGCCATCTTCTTTGTGGTTAGCAATGGAAATCCATCAGACATTTTATGACGAATCTGACGTCCAAATACGGATATAGTACCAGTACCTGTTCTATCAGATTTTTCTACTCCGTTGTCTAAAATGTCTTGTAATAATGCTTGATAATGTTTGTCTATATTATTCATTATTGAATTTTTGGAAATAAAACTGTGTCCATAAAATATTTAGCGCGTTCTTCACCTAATTTAGCTTTCAATACATTATATGTACGTTCATTTTTAGATTGTTGTTCGCAATAATAATTTTGTGCTTCAACTACTAATTTAGGGTCAGCAAATAGACCTACTGTTTCAGTATACGATTCAAATAAATCGGTTGCTTCACTACATAATCGAACCATTTCTTCAGTACCTGGTCTAATTGCTACTGCGTGTTCTGAAAATATATTATTAGCCCATTCAGGTAGTGGGTATGGTTTTTTAAATTCGTAATCAATAAATTTATCAGGTGAATACGTAACTGGGGATAAATCAATGAATGCAGCTAATGGTTTTTCATTGGTACATATAATATCAAATCCAAATATTGGATCCGCAAAATTCAATTGGGGGAATGCTGTAAAGTGTAGTACTTCTAATGCTCTATCACTATAGCGTTCAATATGAGCTATACGAAACGAATCAGAAACATATCGGGTGTTTTCCCACCCGAAGTCTTCTGTTTCAATTTCAAATCCATTATTTTCAATCAGAATACTTTTTAAAATATTAGCTGTTTGATCCAGTAGCGTTTTGTAACTCATCTGCTATATTAATGATAAATTGAAATCCTTTATTTACTTCGTCTGCCCACTCGTCTTTTTGAGTTGCTCTAATAGATCCTACAGATACATGCATGTTTTCAAAATCATACATTTTACCTGAACCTGGTACTTTGGTTTTCATCATTTGACCACCATAAGCTAATGCTAAATAATTTAAATAAACGTGTGGTAAAAGTTCTTCTTGAGTAAGTGATGATAAATATTCAGAATATTCAAATGCGGTTGGGAGATATTCTATTTCATCTGATTTTAATTCAAGTAAATCTTCTTTAACTTTATCAACACGAGCTAATGATGGGTGTGGAAGTTGTTTTGCTTCAATTGCTTCAAATATTATTAATTGTTGGTACAAATATTTTGCATATTCTTCTGTTGATAATTCACCACGAAACATTCGTTGGTTAAATTCCATTTTTTCTGCTTTACTGTGTAGTTCAGCTGTTGCTTCTCTTAATCCCATTTTTATAATTTTAAATTTTTAATATTTTCTTTTTCAAGTTCATGTGTGTATCTTTCTCTCATTCCAACTATTCTATGAAAATCTTTATATGCTGTTGGATGATAATCTTTTAAATAAGATAATCCAATTTCATAGTCTAGCAGTACATCTTCATATCTATGTTCTCTAGAATCGAATCCATCTTCTAATATTTTAATATCGGATTGTAAATTACTAATTACATTTTGTAATGAATCAGCTTTACATTCTGTAATTGTTGGTTTTGAGGGTGTATCATCGGGTTTAATTACAGTCCAAAAAATTAATTGAAATAATGCAGCCCCTAAAATAAATGTTATTATTGCTATTGTTTTACCTCCAAACTTGTGCGTATCTGCCATGTCTATATACTGTTTTTTGTTTTTTTACTCGTTGTGGTTTTAATGATCGGGTTATTCTATTATCATCTTCAGGCGGCATCCGCCTATAATCTTCTTTAGTATCGAATGAATAACGGATATCACTGTCAGTAAGCCAAGTTTCATATGAGTGTGTATTATCAACAGGAAAATCGATTATAACGTAGTATCTCTCGTTTTCTACACGTAATACACTACCAATACCTAAATCCGTAACTATGCGTTGTCCTACTTGATACATTGCTTATTATGTTTTCCTTCTATTAATTCTTTTAACAATACAGCAAGTACCTTATCATCATTTGTATCTATAATATTCTTAATTAGAATACTTCCTTCATTCCACTCGTCGTTAGTCATAGTATACTTGAATATTTTTTCTTTCTTCTTAGCCATAACTTAGTATAATATATTTCGTATTTTACTTTCTAATTGTCTTTGTTCAGCAAATGCTTCTATTTCCCAAGGTCTATCATTATATTTTGATTCAGACACCTCATACCCGGAAATAACCTTACCATCCCAAATAACTTCATTTTTATGTAATATTAGTTTTTGAGTAACATATTGTCGTAGATGTATTAATTCATGTGATAATACCTTAATAGATTCATCTCTGCCCATATCATCTAAGAATATAATATATTGTCTGCCTCTGCCAAGTATATGTGCTTTTAAAGTACCTTCAGAATCGAACTGTTGTTTTACTTCATCGGTTATAGGTCGTATAGTAACTGCTATACTATCCATACCCAACTCATCTAATCCAACATAAACAACTGAATCCAAGTAATTATCTTCAGTTCTATTCGCTACCATATTAGTGGTTTCTATATCGAACTGTTTAAATGTTTGTTCCTGATATATTCCAATATTCATTTTGAATTTTAATCCATCTAAGAATGACTTCCTAAATAGGATAAATCCGATAATGATTAATAGTATAATTCCTATAATCCATTTTACTTTTGTTGTCATAACTTATGATAGTAATTGGTCTAAATCGATATTATATTCATTCATCATTTGAATGAATTTCTCTCTATATTCATATGCTCCTTCATTACCACCATGTTTGTATTCTGATCGTAAATGCTGGTCATATTTCCACATCATCAATACTAAATCCAATGACATTACAGCTCTTAAATGTGCTTGTTTATCTTCTGGATCGTTTAAATCGTATGTTAGTGTTGCTGTTGCCATAACTTTTATTTTATACTTAAATGTAATCAGGAAAAGGTCGAATTAACGACCTTGTCCACGATATCTTTTAACGTAATTTTTAGATTGCTTAGCAAATGATTGTTTTGTTTTTGAATGACGAAACAATGTTTTCTTTTTGATTTCAATCTTGCGAGATTCCGCTGCTTTAGCTTTTGCCATGTTATAACAAGTTAAGGGTTTAGTATAAATATACTAAACTTCCCTCTTGTCACCGTATGCAATGATGTGATCTCGTCCTGAAAAATTATATGAATGTGCTGTACAGTAATCTAATACTATTGGGTACATTTTAATTAATTCTTCACGAGTATCGCCAGCAGGCATAATCCATGTTTTGTGTTTTGGTATATTAAAGCGTTTTCTGAATGCCTCAATCTCATACATTAATTCAGATGTACCATCCCATACTGGTTTAAAATGGTAGTTCTTATGGTATGCTAATAATTGACGAATTGCATCATATTTTTCTCTATACTTATTATGTTGATCAATCATTTTCTGATCTACAATTTTACCTTGTGGTGTTTCAACACCAATTACTGGGATTGAATTAGAGAATTTTGGTGATAATGAAATAACATCAATACGATGATCTGTAATTAATGGATGTGATCCTTCGGTTTCAATAGTTACAATACCTTTCTTATCATGTAGTGCTTTAAATAAATTAATGATTTCATTACACATTTCAGGATGCATTGTAGGCGAACCACCAGTCAGCATCAAATGATTAATATCCCAATTGTCAGAAAAGAACTGCTTAATATCAGTTAATGTATATTTACCTTTTTCTGGATGGATTGATGTATACCATGAATCACACCATCCACCTTCACCAAAGTAACACCTATGAGTACATCCTGTAGTACGTACAATGATATGTGGTTTACCAGCTAATGATCCTTCGGTTTGAACGCAACGATATACTTCTAATATAGGTTGTGTTTTAGTATAATCTAGTGCCATCTTGTTTTTCTTTTAATTTTAAACGTTTAGCTAATTTTTTATCTACAACTACTTCTGCATTAACATCTACCTCAACGGTTTTCTTATTTGCATCGCGTACTTTAATTTTCCATTCGGCTTTAGGAGCAAATGTCCATCCATGTACTTTTACTTTGTTATCAGCATCTACATCTGATACTCTACGGATTTCACCGTCTTTTTTAATACATTTCATATTTTGAATTTTAATTTAATTAATTGTTGAATGTAAGTAAGAAAATTCACATCACCAGCGAGTACAGATAAAATGTTAGGGTGTGCATCGCCGCACACTCCTAACAAATGACTAATAACATGTCTAATTTCCTCCATTATTTGGCGTATTCTGCTAATACTTGTTCTACTGCTGCTTTGGCAACTTCCCAACTAACTGGACCATTCTCATCGGCATAATTTACTGGATCAGGACGTCCTAATCGAATAAATGCTTCGATACGTTCAACTGATGCTGCTGATTTATAATCTGAATACCATGTTCCAACTTCGGTTAATGCTGTAACTTTACCTGTTATTTGATCTGTATGAGACATTGCAGCAATGAATATTGGCTTGTATGATGTATTAGTACGTTTGTATACTTGATTAAAATCTAAACCTAATTTTTCACAACATGCTAATCCGTCTTCCAAAATAGTAAATTTATTACCTTCCAAATATGGAGTATAATGGTATACTAATTCAGAATCCCAATTACCAATTTTAAATGCTTCCATATCGGCATCACGGAATTCTTGACGGCAATCAGGATAAATAGCATGATCACCAGCGTGAATACCCATCGCAATCGCTACTTCTTGCTTATCTCCTTTAGTTGCAATCGATAATGCCGCTGCTTGAATTAATGAAGCGAATATTTTATTACGATTTGGTACAACAGTTTCTTTCATGTTGTCTTGCTCGTAATGTCCTTCAGGTACATCATCTCCTCCTGTAACTAATGCTGAATGTAGTAGATTCTGTAATCCATCTAATTTAATAATTTGATGTTTTATTAATGGAAAATTTTCACCAGTTACTGTAATTGTTCCTAATTGATCTTGTTCTGTTTTTTGAGAGCATCCATTTAGATATTCAACTAATGATTTAGCACGATCTAATTCAACGTGGTGTTTTTGACCATAATCAAATCCTAATGCTGTAACTTCATAGCCGTTAGCAAGTAGATGAAGTAATAATGTGGAGGAATCCATTCCTCCGGATAATGATAAAACTGCTTTTTTTGTACTAGACATAAAATTATAAAATATAAGATTGGAACGTATTGTTTTATTAATCGATTAGTCCCGATAACCGACGTACTGTAAAAAATTCATCTAATAATGTTTGCTCATATAATAATACTTTTCCAGTATACCGTGGATTAGCTACTTCACGAGTTTCAATTTTAGCTTTTTTAGATGTAGCATATGCTGCTACTTCAGCTCCTAATTCTTTACCAGCTGCGTGACCTAAATAATCAAATAATGATACCATAACTTTTATTTTGTTTATACTATAAATTTAATTAAGAAATTAAATAGGCATGTATTCCTCTTCGTATGAAGCTGAATTACGGCCATTTTCGAATACTTCTACTTTAGCTACTCTAACTCTGTAATGTGTTTCGTCTTGAACGAATTCATTAATCTTTTGAAATAGATATTCAGCAAAACGTTCAGCGCCAACGTAAGGTAAAATACGTAACTGGATAATTCCATCATCAGCCATTTGTTTGAATTGCTCTAAATATGGATCGTCTTCAGCAATGATTGTAGTGTGATCTAATAAATAATCGAACCATTGTTTTGGATTCATACCATCAATATTTCCATTAGCGCGTTTCATACCACCAAAATCCCATACCCAATTTTTCTCATCTAAATCTCCTTCAAAATCTACTTTAAAGGATATAGCGTACCCATGTAAGAACCTACAGTGGGTTCCTTCTGCTCTCCATTGACGAAATACGGTGGAGAATCCATCAAATAATTTTGATGATTTGAATGTAATCATGATAATAGTGTTCTAAAATGTTTAACGTTATATAATACATCAGAAATTTGTTGATCCGATAATCTCTGATCAAAGTATGTTTCTAATTTTTCTTTTGGTTTATCTAACAATACTTCATCTGGGTATTTACCGTGTTTTAAACCATAAATAACTGGGTTAGATGTATCGATTGTTTTGATGAATGAATATTCTTTACCTTTATAATTAGAGAATTCATTAGGTAATGTAGCACCTAATAAGTGATGATGAATTGTTTTATTAAATCCATTTAATGATGGAAGCATATTAACGAATTTAATACGTCCCGTCATTAAACTTAATAACTCGTTTTGATGCTTATATAATTCCTTAAAATAAACCCCAGCATGATTTAATGCAATGTGGGTGTAACCTAACTCAACGAATTTACTATATGTAAGCATCGCATCAGATACAGTTTTTGCTTGTACTACTGCCATTAGATTAGTTGTAGATGGGATTTTATCTACATAATAATCAATCCATTTTTTAGCGTTTTTAACTGTTGTTTGGGGGTCATTCCATGCATCAGGAACAATGAATATACTTGGCTTAATATCATTGATTTTCTCGAGTAAATCTTCGATTGTATGCGATACTCCTTCAAATAAACCATTGTCCATGATGATTAAATCTCCACGTTCAGATGCGCTTTTAAAGAATTGATAGTACTGTTTATTTTCTAATAAGTGAGGTAAACAATAATGATAGTCATTAAATTTTAATGACTCATCTAATAGATCTAACGGTACTTCGTGGGAAACCAATGCCATAACTATTTATTATAATTTTTTAAGTATTCATAGAATTCTGAAGTAGTGCCATCGAATTCTTCTGCTAATTCATTAATTAAATCTATACGAGACAATTTGTCAGGCCCCAAATGTCTGAAATCTCCAGCTAATTCGCCTACCAATTCTGACCATATTTTTGGTTCTTCCTTATCGAACGCATTCATTAATTTATGGTAACGATCGTATTGTTGTTTTTCAATTACTTCTCTACGATTCATCCAAGCTTCGTGAGATGGATATTTCTTACGTTCGGTTTTTAATCGATCGTCTAATAACCATAACTCATAAAACGCTTGTTGCCTATAATCAGATATTTCAAAATCCCCATTTTTAATGCGGGTATCTAATGGAGTGTACTTGTGCATTGGTTGACGTGATTTAAAACGCCTCCAATAATAAAATACATTAAAGTTCGCTGGTTGGAACTTCTGTTCCACTATCGTTTGAATGTTGTTTGGGTATTTCCTTATTTGCATGTTCTAATGTTTTTAAAACCCTAGCAGCAAGATCATGTAATAATGCTGCTTTTTCTTCTATTGGAAGTTGATCCATATATTCTTGGCTAACTTCATTTTCGATTTTTTTTAAATCGTTTAATAAATTATCTAACATAGTAAATTTAATTAAGAAAATTATCCTTCACAAGCTACACAAGCAGCCGTTCTATCTAAATTATCACCTCGTAATACAGATTCTGTACGTAAGTAATATAATGTTTTAATACCAGCTTTATGTGCTTCTTTATGTACTTCTGACATCCAACGAGGTGTATCGTTTGGATCAAAACATAAATTTAATGATACGGTTTGATCAACATATTGTTGACGAATACCAGCTTGACGTACAATTTCTAATTGATTAATTTCTTTAAATGTACGGAATACTTCTTTTTCTTCATCTGATAGAATGTGTTCTTGTATTCCATAAACTGAACCTTGATCTTTAGCGATTTGATCCCATACTGAAGTAATATTAAATCCTTTAGATTCAAGTAATGCTTCTAATACCGGATTCTTTTTAATGAATACGCCTTTAGCTGTCTTTAAATTATAGATATTAGCGGGTAATGGCTCAATTGATGGAGAAACACCACCTGAAATGTGTGCATTCGATACTGTAGGAGCAATTGCCATTCTATGTGAATGTCTTACGCCTGTACCTTTACACCATTCTGGCTCGCCATATTCTACAGCCATATCTTTAGATGCTTTTAATGATTCGGCATCAATAAATGAGAATATTTCACGTGTATAAGCATTTGCTTGGATTCCAACAAATGGAACACCTTTTGCTTGTAGGAATGTGTGCCATCCTAAAGCACCAATACCAATTGCTCTACCTTTTTGTGCTGAACGTACTGTGTTTTCCATAAAGCGGATATTTTTAGCACGATCAATAAATTCTTGTAGTACACCTTCTAAGAACCAAGTCATTAATTCAGGAACTGACATGCCGTTCTCAAAACGATAATCTTTCCACTCATCATAACGAGCTAAATTCAATGATGATAAACAACAGATGAATGAATGTAATGGATCTGTATATAATACGATTTCAGAACAGATATTAGTCATTGTAACTTCTAAGTTCAATTTCTTATATCCTTCAGGATTGGCCTTATTTACATTATCTTTAAACATAATATATGGCTCGCCTGTCTCTAAACGTGTACGTAAAATTTCACCCCAAATCTTTAATGAATGGGGATCGCGATCTTCTACCTTTTGCATAAATACATCATCAACAACTACGCAGTGATGGGTATTTAAACACTGACGATTAACATCACCTTTTGGACGTCTCATCATTAAAAATTCTTCAATGTCTGGATGATTAATATCCAAATTAAATGAAGCGGCCCCACGACGAACTGATCCTTGATTTGTAGCAAGTATCGTTGAATCATAAATTTTAGCCCAAGGAATAATACCTTCACTTACACCATTACCTGTAATTCTAGCACCACGTCCACGAATACGAGATAGCGACATACCAACACCACCACCTTGAGATGACAATCTCATTAGTTCGGAATTGGCTGATGCAATTCCTTCTACAGAATCATCAACATCAATTCCATAACATGAGATAGGCAATCCACGTTCAGTACCCATATTTGAAAGTACTGGTGATGCTAAACATAACCAATTCTTCACCATTGCTTCATAGAAGAATGGTTGAAGATCTTTACGACGTAACCTACGAGCAGCAGATTTAGACACACGTTTAAAACCATCGAATACGCTTTCATCTGATAGTAAGTATCCCTTAGAGATCATACTTAATGCAATATCATCCATCCATTCGGGATAATCCTTTCCTACAACCCATTTGCGGGTATCTACTGTTATGCTCATTTTTTATTATTTTATATTATAAATCTGACCAATCCGCTACCGACTTCGAATAAGACGAAGGTCGTTGCGCAAAGAAATCTTGTTGTTCTACTCCTGATGTGATTTGACCAAACCAAGCGATCTCGTCTAATAGTCGTTCATTCACATCATATAATGGTTTATAACCTAATTCAATCATTTTTTCATTGGCTCTAGCGCGAATGAAATTCTTTAATTGCTCCTTAGTTAAATTTTCTAAGTCGCCCATTTCAAATACTTTATTAATAAATGCAAATTCTAATTCTACTGAAATAGCACATGCTGTTTTGATACGTTCCTGTAAATCGATTGTATTTAATTCAGGACGTTCTTTTAACAATTGAGTAAATAACCAACATCCAGCTTTTGAATGCAATGATTCATCTCTAACACTCCATGCAACGATTTGTCCCATACCTTTCATTAGATTTCTCATTTGAAATGACATTAGGATAGCAAACGATGAAAATAAATTAACACCTTCGGTAAATGCTGAGAATATAGCTAATGATTGTGCTATTTCATCCATTGTACCTGATTTTACTTGTTGTAGTCGCTCAATTTTATTACGAGCTTCTTCATCATCCATAAATGCAGCAAAATCATCTAAACCTAATGATTCATTTAATAATGAATATGCTTCAGCATGAATTGATTCAAATGAACCAAACGTAACAGCCATTGATTGTATTTCTGGTTTTGGAAACCAATGCGAAACATTAGATGACCAATAATCCTCAACGTGTGTTTCAGTCTGAGCGAATGATTTTAATATTTGTCCGATTAGATTTTTTTCTGATTCGGTTAATTTTAATTTAAAGTCATTAACGTCAGCCGCTAATGTAACTTCTTCGGGTAACCAATGCACACGTTGCTGTTGTTTTAAAAATTCATGTGCTTGGTCGTATTCAAACGGCTTGTAAAATAAGCGCTTATCTGTGATCATATTATTTAAACGAGTTAATAGTTGAGGTTAATGCTGCTTGTGTAGTTCCGCCTACAATACGTTTTACTTCCTGTCCATTTTTTTCAATAACGATAGTAGGAACACCTCGTACTTTGTATTGTATAGCTAATGCAGAATCTGCGTCAACATCAACATCTTGGAATGAAACTCCATCGACTGTTGATTTAACTTGTTCAAATATTGGTGCCAGCACTTTACATGGTCCACACCATGATGCTGAAAATTTGGTAACTTTTATCATAAATTTTATTTTAATTTTTTAAGGTGCAGATATAAATACAATATATACTAACGATAATTAAGAAGGAGTCGCAAGTTCAAAAAACTTCTTTCGTAGATAATCTTTATCATCGTGGTCGAAGTCTTGTTTAGTTCTTTGTGGAGATTGTTGTGGAGAATCCGACTCTTCATCTTCAACATATTCTCCAGTAATACGAGTTATACCTGTAGATCCTTCAAAATCACAATTAAAAGTAATACCATCTGTACCATAACGATTTTTAATAATATGCCAACGAGAAGTATTATCTACTTTATCTTTTCGTAAACGTGATGTTGAAATAATAATATCACCAATCATGATTTTGTCATACGATCCAGCAGCTTTGTCACCTTCTACTACTTTATCAGCAGCACCTGAGCGATTTACTTGTGATGGTGATACAATTGGTATACCTAATTCCTTAGCTAATCCTTTAGCATCTGTATAGATATCATCTAAATCATCTTTACGTTCATTTCTGGCGCGTTGACGATTCTTTAATAAATCTAAATAATCAATAAAGATAACATCTGGTTTGAAATTATGTTGGTTCCATAATTGATCTAAATGTCGTTCAATATCATCTAATGATGCACGTTTTGGTGGGTATTCTTTAATAATTAATTTACCTGCTAATCCTTTAGTAGCATCTTCAATTTTAACTCGATGTAATGGTAATTGATCAACTGGAATTCCTAATAGATTAGCATCAAAACGTTGTCCGACATATCCTTCACCTAATTCTAATGTGTAGTATACTACTTTACCACCTAATTTAGCAGCTTCTAATGCCATCGAAATGGCAGCCCATGATTTACCAGAACCGGGCCCACCAAAGAATATAATTAAATCGCCTTTACCATATCCACCTTGCGTAATTGAATTAATCTGCGGCCAAGGAGTAGGAATAACACGTCTATCGTCTGGTCTATAACGTGCTTCAACATCTAATTCATAATCGTGTCCTGTATTTTTTTCTTGTGATGTAACGATTGCTTTAGAAATTAATGAGCGTATCGATTCATAATCACCATCATTTAGTAAATCAACAGATGTCATAATTGCTTTCTTCATCTGTTGGTTTTGGCAGAATTTTAGGAATTCCTGCTCGATATATTCTTTATCATGTGATTGATCCGCCATTTTATAGGCTTCCTTTAATTCCTCAATAACAGCAATCTTTAATACATCATTATCTTCTTTTTTTACTTCAATCTGAAGTGCCTCCATCGTAGGAGTAGTATGGAATTCGTCGAAGTATTTATTTAATTTAGTTACAATCCACTTTCTGGCTGTATTTTCAAAATACTCATCTGTAACTGAATCTGATACATCTACTAGAAATTTTCTATCCGTTAGAAGCAAACCTAATACTTTGGTTTGAAACGAATTCCCGTACTTATCTAAACTATCTAGTGCTGTCATTTATAACCTTTATTTATAACTTTTATTGCTTCCAATCTAACGAAGAAAAATTCTCTATCAACCATCCTTGCCAATTTACACGCTCATTTAATTGGTCATCCTCCGTCATTTCAACGAAATTACCTATGTTTAGTGATGGTGGTGCATTTTCAACTGCATCATCAACGATGCGCTTATCCTCGTCATCTATATTCGGATCTTTTAATGACATTAATTGATAATTAATACCTAATTGGCGTTCAAATTGAATGATTTTAGTATATAATTGATTTTTATCTTCATTTTCTTTTGCTTTATGTAACATGTATTCTAAATCAATAGGAATAGAATCCATCAATTCAGGATATAACTTAAATACTTTTTTAGGACCTAATCCTTGTATTCCAGGAACGTTATCGCCAGAATCCCCTAATAACATTTTGTAATTAATAAAGTTATTTGGATGTACAAAATATTCTTCTAACACATCATCAGCTCGGTATGTTTTTTTCTTAGTAGGTGAATATATTTCTGTTTTATCTGATACTAATTGTAGGAAATCCTTATCAGCAGACATAATCGTTACTTTATCTGTTTCTGGATCTGCTTCAAATTTTTTAACTAAATAACCCATCACATCATCGGCTTCGATTTTTGGGATGCAAATCATCGATACTGGTAATTGAGTACAGTATTCAATTAATCGCCCCATTTGATTAGCCATTGATTCGCTTTCTTCCTTTTTATCGCCAAATACTTTCCAATTAGTTACTTTAATATTAGTACGATTAGCTTTATAATCAGAATATAGATACTTTTTATTAGTAGAATTACCTTGTCCATCAAATACTAAAATAACCCTAGTCGGTTGGTATAGCTTAATAGCATAACCAACCGATTTAAGGAAGCCAACAAGACCACCTACATGGTGGCCGTTGGGGTTTAAGTGCTGAATAATAGCAAATGAGCGGAGAAATGTATTCATTGAATCTACAACAAGTACTCTAGCATTCTTTGAATTATTTTTATCTGCGCTTAATTCAGAAAATAATTTATTTAGGAATTCTTTATCCATTGTCTTGTTGTTCTATTATTGACATAATTTCTCTAGTTAAAGAACCTGCGGTTTTAGTGCCATCAAGACTCCAACGTATAATAGCAGCTTCTATAACACTATATAATTCATCTTTATTCATTATCTAGTTCATCATCAATAGCAATTGTTGGGGCAATATTTTTACCTTCGTCCCACTCACTACTATCTTCAGTAATTTGTAGATCATCTACATCTGTTAGTCCATTAAACCACTCACGTGCGTGTTCTTTCTTATATTTAGCAATTGCATTTGGTGTATCGCTAATAAAACCATGCGGAGTAACAATAATAGTAGATGCAGTTGCTACACCACAATCAGCGTGGATCTTATCAATCGCTATTTTAGTACGTTTAGCAAATTCTACTGATTTACCATCTTTAACTGCTTTGATCTTAGACGTACCTGAATTAGTTACATTTCCATAAGTAATAACAACTGCCGCATCCCAATACATTGTATCTCCACCTTTATTAGTACGTTTAGGTTGTGCCATTGGCATCATAGCCGGCTGAACACCCGTTTTATTAATAACGAAGAATGTATTCGTGTATGGATATTTTTCCTTACGTGATAATGGAAATTGCTGATTGATAAAGTTACCAAATTGAGTAGCCATCGCACCTGCATTCCACATTGGATTGTTTTTGCCTTGATCTACACTCATTTGACATGGCAGTGACCCAACTGAATCCCATAGAAATAATAAATCATATGGTAAACGTCCTTTGGCTTGCTCATTCATGATATCTGAAATGAATGCTGCTACATCTTCAATATGATCAATTGATGATCTATCAATGTAAAGGAAAAATCCATCATAATTAATTATTTCACCTGTTTCTTCGTCTGGAATTGCGGTTAATTCCAATCCCATTTTCTGAGCATGAGCAAAATCCCACTTCATTTCCGAAATAATGAATACAGGTAATATACCCATTTTCTGAGCTGTAACAGCAGTTTCAATAAGTAATGTTGTTTTACCTGTATCAGAACCTCCACGCGCAATCGTAATTTGTCCCATTGGTACACCAGGAATGGAAAGTGCTTCCTTAACTGCTGGAGTGAATGGGATCCATTTTTGTTCTTTAAATTTAGTAGTCTGATCTAAGTATTTAGATTTCTTAAATGCAGATAAATTAAATTTAGACTTGTCACCCAAAATATGGGTGACAGTCTCTGATGGTGATTTTTTAGCCATTATTGAAATAATTCGTCGAATTTATCTGATGAGCTTGTGTTTAAAGAGAACGCTGCTTTTTCTTGCTCTGTTACTTGATTATCATTTACCCAATCTGACTGAACAGCTGATGGAGTTGTAGGGATTGCTGTTGGAGCAGGAGTAGCTACTGATTGTTCTTCTTCAGCTTCTGGATTTAGCCACTTAGCTAATAATTCCTTAATATCATTGTATTCGCGTTTGCGATTAATCGTCATAATATCAGGTTGCTCTTCTAGCCACTTATTAATCTGATTAATATCTTCAGAAATTGGTGACGCTTTTGGACGAGGGCGTAATGTACAGCTAACTACTTTACGACCAGCAACTTCTGCGGCCACTGCATCGATTTTAAAATCAAATCCTTCTTGGATATCAGTAAAATCACCGTAATCTTCATCCGCAGCAAATCCTAGTAATGATTTGTATACTTCCTTACCGAATTCCCATAAACGAACTCCTAAATGCTCTTCGCCACGAACAACAACAGGAACAAATACACGCATTTTTGGATCTAACTTCTTAGCTAATGCCCAGTTATCGCGATCTTTTGATTGACGTAATTTTGCTGCAAATTCCATGATTGGATCTGCTTCTCCAAAGTTGTTTAGAGCTAATACCGGACCTTTAGCGAACCCATAGTGGAAATATACTTCCTTAAATGGATTTTGCTTATTTGATTTTGCGGGTACGATGCGAATCGTATAATTGCCTACCTGAGGCTTCCAGAACACTTTCGTGTAGTCGATTTTTTCGTAAGTCTTACCACCACTGTTTTTGGGTGCGTTAAGATTACCTAATTTTTGCTTTAACAAAGCTAAATCCATAATATAACTATTTAAGTTTTAAAAATTGTACTCAGTAAATGTAATTGAGAAATCCTACAGATTAATTATTCTGTGGATTTTTGTTTGAATGATATTTAAATCATTACTTTGAATTAATAAGATTGAATTTTTATAATCCAACCAGGTAATACGGAAATTAGTATCTAATATACCGTTGTTTAAAGACTTTATTAATGCATTCAATGCATTTATTGTATATAACGTATTTGACTCTTTTTTACGATGTAGCAATATTGTGTTAGGTAACACTGATTGTTGCTCCATATTAAATGTATCTATATTATAAGTACAGACATATTCTTCAGTCGACAGCGATTCTAATACAAATATTTTAGAATATAAAATAGTATATTTAGTCGTTAAAGTATTTAGAGTATTGTCTAATTCTTCAGGAGCCGTGAATGTGCAGAATAGCTTATTAGCCATTAAAAATGTATTATTAAATAAATCGTAACTTAAGTCCAACATAAATATACGGTTTATTTTATTTCTGCGTAATTGTGTCCAGTTTTCGTGGAGTAATTAAATTTTAGTAGCGAAGTTATGCTATCTAATAAATTTTCCGACGAGTCGTAATCAAGTAATATAGAATCGTATGTGTATAATATAATTTTAGTTTTCTTATCTTTGAGTAAATTTACTATTGCGGAAAATTGCACTACATTAAATACGGTTTCTGTATTTTGCACAATATAATTAAGTAACTTTTGTGGTGTTGGGTTTTCAATCATTTCTTTAGTGAAACGTTTACCGAATTGTGTACCAATCACACCATTATCACTCCACAATCGATTTGTATAATCATTTACTTGTTTAAAGAATGGCTTATCTTGGAAGTCCTTTCTAACACCACCATATAATTGCTGAAATACTAATTCCTTAATTGTTTCGGGTGTTGATCCAGGAAATTGGAGCGATAATTGTTCGTATATATTTCCTGTAAATTCATACCCAGCTAATTTAGCTATAATAGTTGGGTGATATGCTTTAAAATCAATTTCAACTAATGTATCGTTTTCAGGAATAAAGGCAGCACGTTCGCCATTTGTTTTATTTAATGCTGCAAAATTAACACCATTGAATGCGTTTGATGGTCTACCAGTTAATGTATACAAATTATATTGTGTATATATTTTACCTTTAGATACTGAAAATTTAGGGTTTGGTAATGTTTTAAAGTGTTCAATAAATGGTTCCTTGGATAATTTAATACCTTGTTTTTCAATATTATAAAATAATGGAGCAACGTAATGATTTAAAAATGAGTATGGTTCTAAATCTTCACTAATTTTATTTATAGTTTGCTCAATATGATCATATACGTTTTCGTATTTTTCATAATGTTTTGCAATTGGAATTAATGTTGATGGCTCAGCTGTATAATACTTACGTTTAAAATCAGATTCAACTTTTGACTCATATTGTTCTACATTAATATCTTGATGAAGATCTTGTACCTTGTAATATGAGCTAATTAGTTGCACATCAATTAATTGAGGACTCAACGTGGGAAAGTGGTGTAACACCGCTTTCTTATCTAATGTGTATATGTTATTGACTTTAGATAGTTTGTCAAGTATATCGGTGATTGATAACGATAATGATTCTGAATGGTTCACACATAAAATATATCCTTTATGTCCTTTAATCCATCGAACGTAAATTAAACTGATGTTTTGTAAAGCAGGATGATAGTTTTCATTCGTTGGAATAATATGAATGAATGTATCTTCACCAATATGTAACTGATCTAATTGATCTTGTTTTTCAATAATATAAAACATAGCATAACCTTTTATTAATTATAATTAAGAAATTACCTCCCTAAAAATATTCTAATTCCAGGAATTATTTTTTCTGCTTCTTCCATTTGTGATTCTAGATCTTTACTTAAATCTATTTTAACAATTTTATAAAATGGATTTGTAGAAACTGCCATATGTTCTGGGGAGTTTTCTTTAATTTCTTTTATTGTTTTTGGTTCTTCGTTTGATTTTTGAATAAAAATTCTAAATCCAGTCGTTGGACCACTATCACCATCTGCAAATACTCCTTTGATAATAGGGGCAGCCGTAATAGCTACACTTACTAAAGTCCCAATCCCACCTGGATTTCCTATAGCCATAAGATATGCAGGTGAGTTTGGTCCTGAAGTAGTTAATATTTTAAATAGTCTACTTTCGGTAGTTTTTTCTAATGGTTGGGATTCTTTTGTTGGAGAAAAAGTAGCACCAACAAAAGGTTTTCCTTTAACTAAATGATATGTTCCTAAAAACGGTATACCCGTTTTTTTATAAACCCATTCACCAATTTTAGCTTTTTTATTCTCAACTATTTGAGACCTTGGAATATAATTTATAGCCATATTATTTATTGGTTTTTATTCCTTCGGGGTTTTGATCTGCGTATGAGTAAAATACTTGTCTAATGTGACGTGTTCCTTGGTTTAGATATCTAAAATTAGATTCATCATCTTTTATATCTGCTACTAATTTAACACTTACTGGAGTGTACTTATATTTTTTAAGTACTGCTCTTTTTACACCAGTTTCTGTTTTTTCTGGATCTGAAAAAATATCTGTAGTACTAACTGAGCGATCATTTCTTGCACTTCCTCTACTTGTAAAACCAGTATATGCTAATCCATCAGTACTTTCATTAATTTCTACAGACCAATGCATTGATACTGATTTTTCAAAATGTTTTGATGATAATGTAACATTAGTTACTATAGGATTAATACCAGCATCGTATAATTTTTTCAACTCATCCATTACTAATCTATTCCCATCTCCTACTATGAATATCTCTCTAGTGCCATCAGGACGTAATTTACTAGTTGAATCAAAAGCATGCATTTCATCTAAAATATTTGTTCTAGATCCATCAGCAGTATATCTTACTTGAACATAACGAGGAAATTTAAATGTTGAATTAACATCTGGAGCAGGTAAAATTTCTACTGTTGGGGTTACTGTTGTAGTTACTGTTGGTGTAACTATTGGGGGTGTTGGAGGAGTTGGTGGTGTTGTAACTGTTGTTGTTATTGTTGGTGTAACAACTGGGGTAACAGGTGTTATAGGGGCATCTGATGGAGGTGTTGCTGATGAAGGTGGAATTGGGGTACTTGTTTTTGGTTGTGGTGTTTGAGGTTTATTAACTGGAAGTTGTTTTGGTTTAGGTGCTGTAATGTTACCTCCTCCAGAAGTAACTGACCCTCCACATCTTCTTCCAATATGAAAATGGGGACCTGAAGCTTCAGCAGTAGGTGCAAAGTTTTCATTTATGAATTGATATTTACTTCCTCCAACACTTAATTCTGAGAAATATGGGTTTTTAGGGTTTTTAGCGTCTTGTATTCCATTAAATCCCCCCTTAAGAGCATTTTCTACTTCTTTAATATCTGCTAATTCTTTTTGATTATATGGGTGGCTGTCATTTACAGATCCATAATTTATATTTACTCCTGAACGTGCATTTGATCTAAATTCTACCCAAGTTCCCCATTTACTAGTTTTAGTTTTTGCTTTTATGTTTGTTTTAGTATTCCATCTTTCTTGTATACTAGGACCATTGATTCCTACAATTTGAAAATCTAATGCAACTCCCCGACTATGAGCATAACTTGTTTGTCCAGGTCTAGTAGCTGATGCTGCTACAAATTTTATATTTGGTAATTTGGTTTTAAATAATGGAAATATTTGAGTATCTAAATCTCTATAAAATTCTTTAGTAATTAAAGCTGAATCACCACTTATATTAGATCCAACTCCAATTCCATGTTTAGTTAATAAAGGAATAATATTTTCTGTGGCTTGTCCGCAATCACTACTAACTACCCCAACTCCACTTCCACCACCTACTCCTCCACCGGTGCTAGTCCCACTTCCATCTCCTACAACTACATATACAGTAACAAATTTATCAGGTACTTTTGATTCTACAGTATTGCTTCCTAAATCAACAGGGAATGCTTTAATTGTAGTAGTCCAATCATTATCTGATAATTCTTGAGATACACCAGTAATAGTATATCCCATTTTCTTAAATGTATTTTTATAATACTTAGGAATAAAGGTATTATCTACTTCAAATAGATTACCTATAATAAATCCAGCTAGTCCATCTAATGTTAATGAAATTTCGGTTGCTAGTATAGATTTATTAGCATTATCTGTAGTAAACAGTTTGTTTGCTGTAATAAAATTTATAATATCTCTTAATGCATTAGAATATGAATTACTCTGTTCAGCCTTATATACTGGAAATTTTTCAGCACTTGAAACGGTTGTTCTTGTTCCTCCCATTTCACTACCTCCTCCATTTACGGTGTAAGTAAAAGCTGGTTGATATTCTGAAAAATTCTTAAGATATGTATTTACTAATAATCCTAAATTACTTATAAAATTTAAAGCCGATGATGCATCATCATAAGGAATAGGAGTATCTTTACTCGACATATTCCTATCAGTTATTCCTTCATTAAATGTAGTTAATGTGGTATTATCATACCCCATCTTTCCAGGTTCTGCTTGGGCTGAGATGGATATCATAGACATCATATCATTAGACATGTATGATTCTAATTTTAGATCTCGTACTATAGAATTATTAGTTCCTATATTAAATTTAAATAAATTATTTGCTTGATCTTTATTTATGTAATTTAAATCTATAATACGAGCAATACCATCTACTGGATCAATATGAATTTTAAAGTTATTTACATTTCCTAAAGATGTTTGTATACTTTGACATAAGCTATCAAAATATCTACCTAAAGATATTGTATTTTTGCCTGAAGGGTCTGAAGATAATGAAGATTGGTTTTTAGATAGTAAATATAAATGTTTTAAATTAATATAAATATTTCCAATTACTCCAAAATTAGATTTTGATGTACCTTTAGGTGTTTTTTTATCCCATTTAAAATCTTTTTTGAAATCTAATTTTTTGAAATTATCAGCTATGTTATTAATGTTACTCGATACGGCAGTAGCAGTAGCTGCTGCTTGTTGAACTTGTGCTGTTTGAGCAGCATATTTTTGTATTTCTTTATCTAAATTACTATCAGCAGATACTCCTTTGATTTTACCTGCTACTTGTCTACTACCACCGCTTATTGTAAGTAAATCAAAAAAACCAGTAGTTGGATCTCCATAAACACCACTTAATACATTCCAAAATGTTTTTGTTTGTGCTTCATTTTTAACTGATAGCCATTTTTTAGTATTTGCTGTAGCTTTAAGTAAACCATCCCAATTTCTTACTTTATTATTCATTCCTCCACGTACTAATTGATAATTAGATTGAAGAGCTTTATAAAAATAATCTTCACTAAATCCAGTATCTTTAGAGAATTTAACTTGTAATGCTTTTATGTCTTGAAGTAGTAACTCAATATCTTTTGAAACTGGGTACTTATCAAATATGTCATCTAATAACTTATTTACGTCATCTCTTAAACCACTAGACCATGATTCATTAACTAATGGACTTGAATATGTAGCCGCTGCTACTGGAGTTGTACTTATCGCGACTCCTGAATTTCCTATTATTTTATTCCATTCATCATTTTTTATCCAACATACATCTGGATTTGTTGATAGCATTAATGTGTTATACAAACATAATAAAGGATCAGCTGTTGAGTTTTTTGTCTTATGATATATTCTATCATTAGTTGATATTCCTGTTAAACTTCCTTTAGATGAACTACCGTTATATGCTCTTGGAATAATAAATTCAGTAACTAATTTACAAAATGATTCTAAAGTAATATAGTAGTTATTAAATCCATATAAAAATCTATTTTCTGATGGAGCTTCATCAGATGTAGATTGATAAATTATCCTAGCAAAATCTACAGTTATTGGAGTTTTAGTTCTTGGACTAGGTATCGATATCTGAGATTGATGTATAGCTTCCGAAGAATAGGTTCCAGCGTCATGTTCATAACGAAATGCTGTATATAATTCATATATTAATCCTGATAGTATACTTTCAGAATATTCATTATTAAATCGAACTATAAAACTAGGGTGAAGAGTTTTAGTATTAGCATTATCCCAATAAAATAATCCTTTAAATTGAGCATTTGTTGGGTCTCCGGCTAAATCATCATATTTGATAGCACCTCCTAAAGAATAGTTTATCTTTAAGGATTCAACAACTTCACCTGTAGACAATATTTCTGTCATGCAGTTATAACCACCATCACTTCGAGCAGCCCATTTAAAATTTACTACATATCCAAAGAAGGCATCATAATGACCCCCTTGAAGTAATGATGATCTATATAATTCAGATAAATAATCGTGAAGATTAGTTATATTTTCATTAAAAAAATTATTTCTAGGGTTAACTTGAAATAATTTATTTGAATCGTCATTTAAATAATTTGAACGTCCGAATTCAAGTAAAACAGTATATCCTGGTCGCATATATAATGCTTCTAGTATTTCAAGTTGTTTTACATCCCAACATTGAAAATTAACGGTTGCTTTACGTGTAGAACCATAAGCACCAATATTTTCAACACTAATTGAAGTAATACCAGGCATTGGTCTTAAACCTAATTCATTGCTTTCAAACTCAGATGTTTGAAGATTATACGAAAGTCCTGTATTTATATTCTGGTCTCCAACTGATATACCTGAAGGCACTGTTAAAGCATTATTTTTTGTAAGTTGAACTGAACCCCCAAATAATATATTATTCTTAGCCGCATCTGGACTATCTTGAATATTAACAGAAGATTGTAATTTAACCCATGAAGTATTTGAATTTAAAAAGGATAATTCAAAAGGATTTCTCTCCTGCTTTTCCATTAAACTCTGTCTCTTGATTAATTGCTTAACAAGAGAAGGGTCGATAGGTTGATTAAATATTGACATAACTTTATATACTGTTTAACTCATCAAATAATTGCAATACATATCTAGCATCAATTGGAATTCTGAGTTGAAGTCCTGGAGTGGGAAATATTGATCCTTTTGTAATATTATTATTTGCTATAGATATTATCCACCATAATTCAGAATCTCCATAATAGCTATTAGCTAATGTATCTAAACGATCACCAACAGTAGTAATAATATAATTATCAGTTGCTAAATAAGGAATATCAGGATAAATTTTACCTTTATAGTATCGTTTACCATCTGAATTTTTATTTATTATATTATTATTATATCTCATATGCTAATTAATAATTAAATTCCGTACCCATCACCTGTACCTTCAAAAGGGACACTATCTAAAATACTATACTCACCTGTATAGTTTCCAGAAATTGATTTGTTTTTAGATAAATCAGATGTAGAAAATGTTGTTCCAGTTTGCAATTTTGTTGCTTTTGTTACTTGGTTAAGTCTTCTAAAATTCTCTAAAGAACTACCTGGCCCTTTTCCTGCATTATTTATTGATTGTCTAAAAGCTTCACCTTCAACATCTTGAGCTGCTGCTTGTTGTTTTCTCATCATTTGAAGCTCTAAATCAGTAGTGGGTCCATAATTTCCTAAATAAGGACCAATAGTAGAAATAAATCCACCTTTTTGGCGTTCTGGACGAGTATTATGTATTAGTTTAAATCCAACATCAACTGTTAAATAATGAGCTAATTGTTCATCAATATCCCAACTAGCATCATTAGGAACGGTAATTGAGAAATTAGTTATTATACCAGGTTCTCCAGTTATCAAATAAGTACCACTTCCATTATCTCGACTCTGATTAGGTGCTAAATAATTTCCTAATTTTAAATAAGTAATTACACCACCTAATTTACCATTGTTGTAACTTCCAGCATTTATAGATGCTAATTCATATAATGCACGGTGTCTATTTCTTAATTGAATTGGATTAAAACATGGGATTTGCAATGTGAATGAAACATCTCGTTTAAATTTACTAAATACGTGGAATGTTTCTGATCTACCGATATAGTTAATATCGCTCCATGTAGGAGTAAAATTATCTTTAAAATTACTTACATATGCATCAAAAAATAATCGCCCTCCATTTAAATCAGGTTGACCATTATCCATTATATCTTGGAATGGTTTACCATCAAATGGGTTAATAGGAGTAAAAATTACGCGGTTGATTGTTTCATTATAATCTTTTACTTCATCTGAGGTTTGTGGAGTGTATCGATCAAATTCTTTAAATTTTCCACTTTCTCCAAAGTACTGATTTTTTATATTTGGGTTTTTATTAAGTGGAATTTCTTGTGGTGTGTGGTAATCAATACTATAAGTATATTTTCTACTAGCCTCATCTAATCGTACCTTACCTACTGATTTTCTGGGAGTGGGTAAATTCATTTGGCGAATTGACTCATAATTTCTTCCCTCGTATATTTTATTAGATATTTCTTTTGGATCATTTAATTCACCAAAAAGATTTTCACCTGTATCTTCCTGATATTGCTGTGATATTTTAGCCTTTCCAGCAATCAAATTGCGGGATTTGGTTAATGAACTATCAGCAGCTGCTAGAATTGTAGGTAGATTTTGTAATCCTGAAGTATTATCGTATCGTCTAATAACAGTAGGTCCAACTCCATTTATAGAACCTGGTCCTCCTTCATACTGATCAATAATATTATTAGTAAAAGGAGCAGCAAATTTATCAGCAAGTGCTAATTTATTGTTTGCAAAATTAAAACCCTCACTTATTTTACTAGTAATAGAAGTAACTGAATTATTGTTTTGTAATCCTAATGAATTAATTAAACCTAATCCTTGATTAAAATAAGAATTTACTTTATTTGTAAATTTACGAACTACTTTTAATCCGTTTGTTAACTTTTCAGCAAATTTAGTTAGTGGTTCTTCAGATTCAAGACCAGTACCTAATGATTTATTTAGTATTACTAATCTATTTTTTGGTGATTGAGCACCATCATTATTCTGGGTTACAATACTTAAATATTTATCACTATCTAAGATAATATTAGATGGTCCAAATCTATCATAATGATTCCATCCAGTATTTGGATCTGAACCTATTTGATCTAATGTATTTTGAGGATTATATGTCTGTAATGCAGATATAGCTTCTCTAGTTACAGGACGTTTCAAAGCAGTAACAGCAGATAGAGCATTATTTTCATTAAGACCATTAGTCCATATATCTCTACCAACATTTATAACAGATGCTATAAGTCCAGGGCTAACATTTACTTTTCCTATATTAAATGAAAATCCTTGTACACTTTCTAATCTAGTATTAGATAATTGAAGACCAATTTGTTTAGTTATAAATGCTTTTCCTCTTGGGGTTTCAAAAAATCTTTTTATTCGTTTTTGGTTTTCAGAAGCTGCATCTTTTTCATTAGGAGCAACACCTATATATTTACTTTTATCATATGGGTCATCAGGTAAAGATTTAATGATAATAGGATTATCATCAATTTGTCTACCAAATCCATCTCTAGCATCAGTAAATTTTAATGATGTAAGTTTAGTTTCACCTAATTTATCAAACAATAAACGACCTGGTGTTTTTTTTATTGGAATTAAAGGATTACTAGCATTAGGATCGCCTGTAGGAGGTGTTTGACCTCTTGGGTTTTGTATTTCTACGGGAAGTTGATCTCCAGGTAGTGGGTATGGCATCTTCTAAAATTTAAAAACGAGGAAGTACTAACTGATCCTTTTCAAATAATGATTTATAAGTTTTTACCGACGAATACGATGGAATAGCTTCTTTTGTTGTATTAATATTTCTTCCTTTAACTGATGGGCTTGAAGGAGCAATAAATGTTGCTGTGGATCCTTCATCTATAGTAGAAGCATCAGGTACGGCTTTATTTAACGCTGTTTTTTGGTATTTTTGGGTATATGATTTATCAGTTAATACTGCTTTAACCTCAGGAGTATTTAACGTGGAAGCTTCTTTATGAAGTGTAGATCCTTTTTTAGCTATAGTAGAGTTTATAGTATCTCCATTAGTTATACGTCCAGCCCCATCACTTACCCCGTTAATTTCACTAGTAGAATATTCTAAAGCAGATCCTTTAACATCTCCTTTATATGAACCTACAAGTTTAGTTCCTTCTTTTTTAAATTTTTCAAAGATTCCCATATTATTATTTATTTTGGAAGGTTATCAGTATATTTTCTACCTTTAACACTTTTGAATTTGTTACTACTAAATGTATCATTTTCATCTAAAATAGATGATTTTTGAACAATTTTAGGATTGTTATTAATTGATGATTGGTAATGCAATGTTGAGGTTTTTGATTCAGCATTAAAACGTGGTTTACCACCACCATATCCTAATATACTACTTATGTTTTCTAATAAGCCCATAATGTGTTTTATTATAAATATTAAAATTATATTTTTACTCCAATAGCTTTGTTTTGTTCCCTTGAAATAAAAGGTGCAAATTCTGATGGTTTACTTACTGAAACTACTTTTATTTGGCTCATAGCTTGAGCTAATTTACCGTAATCGAATTCAGGTTGTGACATGTTAATAGCACCAGCAGGACCTGAATATACATCGTTACCTCTAAATAGATTAGTACCTGCAATTACTGTATCGTTATTATTTAAAGCATATGAACCATTTGGTGTAACTAATGTACGGTCACCATACCCAGACATTAAGTCATCTGCTTTAGCTGAACCAACAGCAGCCATAATACCACCTGTTACTGCACCTAATAAAGCAATACCACCAAGTATAGCCCAAGGGCTAGCAAATACTCCTACAGCACCAGCCGCTATAGCTGCTTCTGTTAATGCCGAAACTAATGTTATAACACTACTAATTACACTAGCAAATGAAAGAGCAGAGATTAATCCTAAAGTACCATATACTGCAAGAGAACTACTAGCAAAAGTAGCCATCATATCAACTAATTTACCCATAGGCCCATCTAATACATTACCTAATAATCCAGATAATTTTTCAATAGCAGCATTAAATTTATCTTGTGCAGATAATGACATTGCTCTATTTGCAGCCTCTTCACCCATCAAAGCTACAATTTGGGTTCTTGATTTACCTTGAGTTTCTAATTTTAATAACTGATCTGATAATTCTTGTGTTTCTAAACCTAAAGCTTTAGCCATTGAACGACGTTGAATTGCGTTCATATCACTAAATGTATTATAATCTATTTGTTGACTTGTTAATTCTTTAGCAACACCAACTAAATCATTATTTAATGCTAATTCTCTAGCTTTATCTAAATTAATGTTACGGCCTGTAATTAAACTAGCTTCTAATGTATTTTGGATTGATGTTTGGAAATCTAATAATGCATTAGCTTGTTTCTGTGTTGTTTCTAATGAAGTACCTAAAGCATCCATTTCAGCAACAGCTTTAGCTAATTCAACTGGATTGCCTTTAAAGTTAGCTAATAATAGTGATGACGATTTACCTGCTCTTTCTAATACATCTCTAACATTTAATTGTATTCCATATTGAGCTGAAAGTGAGGATACAGCACCTGAAGCATCATTAGTAATAGACTCCATGCTTTTACCTGTGATGATTGATGCTTTAGCTAACCCACCAGCAGCTTCCTCAGACAAACCAATTCGTTTAGTTAAATTAGTAAACCCAATATTTAAATCATCAGAAAAACGTTTACTGAATCCTAACTGTTTACTTAATGCTGCATTCGAAGCTAATAATTTATCTGTAGTAATGAATACATCTCCACTAGCAGCTGCTACTTCAATAAATCCATCCCGTAAAGCATATGCTTCGTTTTTACTTAATAATAATGATTTTTGCAAATCAGCTACTTGAGCACTTGCTTTAAATGCTTGCTGAATGAAAAATCCTAAAGTTAAAGTAGCTATACTACCAGCAGCAGCTTTAAAACCTGCTACTAATGGATCTGTTCCTTTTACATTAGCTTCTTGCAATGCTGCAGATATATCCTTAAATGGTTTAGCTAATGTAGGACCTACTAATGGGATCTTTGAAAGAAATTCAGACGCTTTATCCCAATATTTGGTTTGTTCATTTAATTCTTTAGCTATTGATAGAACATCATTAGATATATTTAATATTTCTTGAGATGCTGCTATTTCTTCAACTTTTTGTTTTATTATACTTTTTAGAAATCTTGCTTCAGTTCCAGAAGCATTTTGTTTTAATTGATTTAATCTATTTAATTCAACTTGATCTGATCTTAATTTTCTAGTTAAGTCGTTAGCTTTACTTTGAAGTTTATTTACTTCTTTTCTATTAGTAACATCAGTTTCAGATAATCTAGCTAATTCTCTAGCTAAATTTCTAGTTTCAGAATTATTATCTCTAGCTATTCCGAAATTAGTTGCTAATTGTGATGATTGAGATATTAATTGGTTCATTTCTCTGGCAACAGAGATTAAATTACCTCTAAGATCTCCGGCATCAGCATTAATTTCTTCAAATTTTTTACTTAAATCGTCAGCCATTATAAATTAATTATATAATATAAATATAAAAAGCGCCTATTTTCTAGGCGCCTTATATGAATAGTCAGGGGTAATATTTGGACGTGCTAATTTATTAGGAGATTCATTAGACATTGTTTTATTCCTCTTTTCAATTTCATCCTTTTCTTTTTCGTAAAATTCTTTTATTTTTTCAAATGTAAATTTACGAAGCCATAATGGCATATTATAAACATCACTCCAAGTATATCCTCCTTTACCATGAAATACTATCTCATGTATTTGAGAAAATACAGATAATCTATAGGGTTGAGTCAGGCCAAAAAAAGTTTAAGCCAATTGGCATTGATACACCCTCCTTTGTGTAACCATCTTTATCAATATCAATAGACATATCAATTCCCGGAGCAACTTGCGCATAATACTGACGTAAAGCACGTGCATCTTGCGCAGTAAGATAAATATCGACAAACTCGCGTATATCTTTCTTTTCGCGTTTACCTTCAACTGATGTTATCAAATGTTTTAAACGAGTAGTTGTTTCAAATGAACGATCTGGTTGTATTTTGGATAATCCTTTTAATTCCTGATCAATATTTTTTTCATCAATGTGTGATAATACTTTAAAAGTAATTAGATTTTTTGATTGAGGTAAAGTAAAGCCAAATTCATTAGTACCTTCTTCGATTAATGATTCATCTATTTCTTTTTCCTTTAAAGATGTTAGATCTACTATAAATTCATCTTCAGCTCCTTTTTGTTCATTATAAAACTTAATTGGATAATCTTTACCGTATCCTAAAATACGAGCAGCAATCATAATTGCATCTTTATCACCAACTAATAAATCATTATAATTGATTGGAGTAACAATTAATTCTTGAAGTAACTTATCAATTACAGTTCCATTTTTAATATAATTAACATTAGTTAAAATATCTTCATGTTTTGCAGACATATATGACATTTCAATTTCACCCGCAGATAATGGGTTTTCTTTAGGATATAATAAACCTTTAGATGGGAGAGTTACCGTTTCGGTAGGTAATTTAAATTTTGATTCCATATAACAATTTTATTGTGCGTATATAAATATATAAAACAAAAAACCCCTCGACAAAATGCCAAGAGGTTTTTAAATATTCACAATCTAATTTTTTAGTAATTTAATACGCAATAATCCATTGCAATTGTTATAGAGATAGATACAGCAGCTTCGTTTGCCCAATCATACTCACCAAAGTTAGCGGATTTACAATAAGCACCCTTAATAATCCATTCAGAAACGACATCACCAACTGGTCCTAATACGTTCATTACTAAGTCTTTCTTGTAGAAATCTGAGTAACCATCACGTCCAGTTACTGATTCGTGAGCTAAACGAGCCCACTCCATAATTGCTTGAGCACCTGATGGTGTTACTGGATCATATAATGTCATAGTCATATCTTGCCATCTTACTTTACCTTTAATTTTACGGTAAGTGTTGATATGATCTAAAATTACTTCACCAGCTTCAAATTGAGGAGATTGAACTGATTTTACTAAATATGATGGGATACCATCTATATACATTATGAAACGGTTTTGAACTTTTGGTTCAAAAGCCGTGAACATAATTTCTGAAGGATCTAATACTGCCATTGTTTATATCTTGTTTATTATAAATATCAATTATTTAAGTTTTTTATTATGCTGGGAAAGCAGCTCCAGTTGGTTGAAGAGTGAAATCTAAGATAATAAATTCAGCAGTTTTAGTAGGTTGAACATAAATCTGACCAACTAATTGATTACGATCAATTATGTCTGCTGTGTTGTTTGTATCGTCCATTATTACTTTATAAGCAAATAATCCTTGACGTGAAACAACTTGTTCCATATATGGATTAACTACTGATAAGAAACGATTACGTGTGATTGCTGTATTTTGTTCAAATACTAATTCACGAGAAACTGATGAAACAAAGCGTTTCAAGTTAATCAATAAACGACGAACATTTACACGATCTAATGATGTAGCGCGTTTTTGGAATGTTTTCTGACCAAATGCTACAACACCATTTACTCCTGGGAATGTTGCTAATGGGTTAACATTTGCAGCATATAGTGAATCTCTATCAGTTGCTGATAATTTACGTTCTGCTTGAATTACTGAACCAATTCCACCACGATTTAAACCTGCTGGAGCGAACCATTCAGCACCTACTTGATCATTAAACGCATATACACCACCCATTACTACTGAAGGTGGAACCCATACTGGACGACCTAAATTAGCACTAAATGTTTGAACCCATGGCCAATATCCAGCACCATAATTTGAAGTTGAACCTGCTGCTGCTGCAATTGCATTTGTTTTAGTAGATCCATAAGCAACTAAGTCAGCAATTAAAAATGCATCACCTCTATCTTCTACAGTACTTATAGCATTTGGACTAGAAATTTGGGCATCAGCTCCAACAAATAAACCTGGAGTTAATAACAAGTTAAAATCGTATTCGTCTTTATTTGTTAATAATGTTAAAGCTTTATGGTAATCTTCATCAATAAATCCTTGAGCTGTTGTAGATGTTGGAGTAATTGCATCAAAGAATAAACCTACTCTATTAGTTGCGGCTACACCACCAGCAAATGACCCACCAAATGAACCAGAACCTGTTGAAGGCATTGATCCACTGTAAATAGCTGTTTTGAATACACCATCATTATCGATAGAATCAACATTTGGTGTTGTAATTGATGCTATACGAACATAATTAGAAGCACCTGCAAATGAACCTGTAAGTTGGATATATGCTCCATCACCATTATCAGCAACATATACTGGTTTTTGATCACCAATTACACGAGAAATAAAGTTTGGTTGTAATGGATCTAATGATAAGTTAGACCATGTTTCTAAAATATTTGGAGTTGAAGTTGTATCATCTCCTCTACGAATTACAAGAGTAAATGTACCTTTTGAATAATCAGCATTTGAAACTTCCCAACGAACGTTTGCTGAAGATCCAGAAGCTAAAGCTCCACCTGCAGAAATTGAAGAAGAGTTATTAACTTCAGTTCCGTAGTTTTTAGATTCTAAAGTAAATGAAGCGTTACCTGATGTAGATAATGAAGAACCTGATTGGTTAACAAATGCTTGAGCATATGTATTATTTGCAGATCCTGAAACAATACGAGTTACTAATAATGAACGACCTCCACCTGAGAAGTATTCTTTAGCAGCTAATGATGTAAAGTATTCAAAGTAATTGCTTCCTGATTTAAACTGATCTCCAAAGTTTGAAACATATTCAGAGTATGAGGTAACTACTGTAGGAATTAATGGGCGACCTTTAACTGTTGGTCCAACAAGTGCCGCTCCTGTTACAACAGGTCCTCTAGTAACTAATGACTTGTCACTTTCGTTAACAAATACATTAGGTGATATAATTTTTTCTGCCATTGCTATTTAATGATTATAATTTGGGTATTTCTACAATAAATATATGACAGATATTATAAAACGAAGGCGAACTATGAAAGTTCGCCTGTTTCTAAATTTATTGATCTGTCGGGGTATTGAGTTTTTAATTTTTCAACTAACTCAACTTCTTTTTCTTGAAGTTTTTCAAAACTAGATATAAAATTATTAAATTCATCATCTAATCTTTTAACTTGTTTTTGAGCAAATTCACGTTGTAGTGAAAGTTCTCCAATTTGGTATGTTAGTACCTGAGAATCCTGTTGTAACTGCTTAATTTCAGCTAATTCTTCTTCTGTTATTTTTGTTTCTTTTATCATAATTTTATTTTATACGGGCCAATAATGCATTGGGCATGATTTTTCTACTGGTGAGTACACTTTACCTTTTAATGGACATCCACATTTTCCACAATAATAAAAATTACCTACATCATTGTGTTTCATAAAAGGACATTCATTGCATATAGCAATGCGTTGATCAGCTTTTTTTTGCTGTTCTTCTGTTGGATTAAATCCTATAATCCAAGATTTAGCAATTTCTAAAAACTTATTCATTATTTTACTTCTTCAACTAATGGTTCTTCAATTAAATGTTTAAATACTAAGATATAATTATCTTTTGTTTCAATTTTATCTAAATCAGATAATTTAATTTGTGGCACTTGAATTTCTCTTTCTTGACCTAGTAATTCACCATACTCATCGTTAAACTCGATATATGAAGGATTGATGTCTTTAACAGGTTCACCTTTATCATTTAATTCTCCTGTTTCTATAACCATAGAAATACCAATATTACCATTTTCATCCTCTTTACCATGTTTTTTAATTAATTCATCGCGTAAAGAATCAATTGTTTTCTTTTCAGAAGATAAATTCGAAAGTAAAATGTTTAAATGGTATTTAGTTACTACTGGTAATTTTTGGTTTAATAATCCTTCGATGATTTTTTCACCTGTTTGATTATTTGTAGCACCTGCTAATTCAGCTTCTAAATTTAGTAATTCGAATAATTTTAACGATTGGGTTTTCATTTTATAACTTTGTTATTTATTATAAATATAATTTTTTGATTTTTTTGTAGTTTTTGTTACTGACTTAATGGTATTTAAGACATTTTTATCTATCAAATCTGGATGTATCCACCAATCTTCAAATGAAGATTTACCATCTGTAGATATATCATTTACAATTAATTCATATCCTTTAGATTTTAAATATTTTCTTGACTTATCACGATATGATTTTGTTTCATCACAATAATGATCATGTTCGTATGTTATTACTGCAAATCGATATTTTTCAAATGGGATTTGTAGTAAGGCTTCAAATGTATTACGAGGTGGCTCACAATCTAATTGCAAATAATCCCAATCATTTCCCCAATTTGTATCACTTAATATTTTATCATAATTAGCAACCGTAGCATCTTGTAATAAACAAAAATTATCTCTTATACCGTTAAACTTGTTTACTAAATTATTATCAATTTCTAATGATACTCCTTTCCAATTGAAGTCCTTTTCTAAAATGTAAGTATTAGAATGAACAATAGGTTCGTGTGCACCGATTTCTAAATATTTTCCATTTGTTTTTCCATTCAATGCCATTAATACAAACATATCTTGAAAAACTTGGGATTGATTATTTTTTATTTTTTCTACTCCGTTAAATTTAAATCTTAAGTCATTTAATTTTGTAGAATCATAATATGATGGTTTCTCCCAATCTCCATTCCCCCATAAAAATGTAAGATTTCTTTTTACTGAATCAATATGGGTTTGAATCATTGGTTCATTATGATGTAAATCTAAAAATAAATTTAAAGATTCATCTATACGTCCTATCCACCACGAACATACAGCTTTTTCAAATTTAAAACCATATTTACCTGGGTATTCTACATCTATGTTTAATGAAGGTAAATCAAATTGACATACAGATTCAGCTAATGAAGATATAGTATATGATTCTTGATATTCTTTACTCCATTCATATAAACGTGAAAGTAAAAAATAAGCTTCGGGACGTTTTGGTGAATGTGATATAGCATGTAAGTATAATCCTTTAGTTGAAAATATACGATCAGCTTGTTTTTCTAAACACAATCCAGCTCTAAGTAATGATGAGTAAACTAAATCACTATCTGATTCAGTTATTCTTAAATAATAAGTTAAAGCAGATGCTGTTTGGTTTTGATCATAATATAAATTAGCTAAATCAAATATAACTTTATCATTATACGGATCATCTATAAATTTATTTAATGCTTGTTGAATGCTCATATTCCTGATAATGTTTTAAAATAATTTAAAGGTATGTTTAGTAAATAAGCAGCATTGTCTTCATATCCAAACGAAACTAATACATTATCATCTTTTACAGCTAATCCACAACAAAATTCAATATAACCAGTCATAAAATCAAATTCATCACTTGTATTTACTACATTCCAATCTTTATCCCACGTTACTATTCTATGTCGGTAAGTAGCTTCTTTATTATTATTTTTATTTTGCCATAAATCAACTTCATGTGTTATTGCTACTCGATAATCACCAATAGTTATAACTTGACTTCCACCTCGTATATCGCGTTTAGTAGAATATGGCTTACCTAAAAATACTTGCTTGCATGTTTTATTAATTGGATCTACCTTAACAATTTCTGTTGGATTAGTCCATTTAACAAAATGATATGGCATATCTAAAATTGGCATCCAGTTTTTTTCACAATATGAATCGTTAGTAAATGGAGAAGGAATTCTAAATCGACTTATTTCTGTTACTTTATTATCTAGAATTTTTATTTCTGATAATTCCATTCGGCCTTCACCATTTGTTTTAGTATCTCGTCTTACCCCACACACGTATAATTTATTATCCCATCTAACTAAACGAGCATCTTCTAAACCAACAAATTCCCAAACTGGTGTTATATCATATCTTGATGTATCTATTTTATTAAATAAATCTATTAATAAATCATCATCTAATGAACAAAAATAATTAGTTGTTCTTAGTGTTATGTCGTTTTCTGGGTTTAGGTATGCTAATGGGCCATATCGATTTTCAAATTTACCTCTAGTATGATATAGTGTATATTGTACGTGGCGTAAATTTAAAATTAATTTTCCATTATCATTAAAAATGGATGGATTCATTAATCCAGTTCCGTTTGTATCGGGATGAGAAATAATAAGGGGTACAATATTACCCCCATTTTTTATAACTTGTTTTGATAAATTTTTCATCTTATTTATAAGAACTCCCTCCCATCCATAAAACTAAACTTTTACGAGTGCCTTTAGTTATGGGTGTTACCCGATGCATTAAAAATGATGGGAATAAAATTGCACATCCTTGTTTACGCTCTACTTTTTGAAAATCACCTCCAGCCCATATTTCAAAATCACCACCTTCATACTTATTTGGGTCTGATAATTGAATAGAACAGCTAATTTTTCTATCATTAATACTTCCTGGTCCTATATCAATATGCCAATCATAATGACCACCACCTTCATAATAAACTGTGTATTGGATAGCATCTATTACTGAATGTAAGTTGAATTTCCACATTTCATTGTTTGCTTCTATAGCTAATTTGCATATTTTTTCATATACCCAAAATGATCTTTCATTATTGTGTAGCCATTTTATATTAGATTTACGAATATTATTATTTTCTCCGATAATTGTAGCTTCTTGGAATGGATATAATTCTTGTAAATTATTAATCCATTCTAATTCTTTAGCATTAAATGCATCTTCGATAACATAATATCTTGTTTGGTCGATTGATTGATCCCTTGGAAATACTAATTTATTCTCCATATAAATGTTTAATAATGATTGTTAATGAAATGCAAATCCATATTGTATTAAATAAAATTAATGTTGGTAATGATTTTCTCATTGATGCCCAAATTAATGAGGATGATGTTGCTAATGTTAAAAAATGCATATACCATAATTCAATACCAAATATCAATCCGGGAACGATGATAATTGCTTTTGCCATCCATGAGCAAAATTCGATCGTATTATAATCAGTCCAGTATTTTTTATCAAAATACATTTGGTACCGATTTAATATTTTATCATAACCAATAACAAAATATAATAAAGACAGGTAGGTAATAAAAATAATTGGGTAGATCATAACGTATTTTTATAAATTTTATAACTCTAACATATATTCAATGAATACACTATGCTTCATAAACATATGCTCATTTAATAACATATTTACTTTAAATTTACTACGGTGTATTGCCATTTCTTCTCGTCGCATATCAGATAACATAGCTTCTAAACATTCAACTGCAATTTTTGGTTGCAGTAATTTTAAACCTGCAAGAATTGAATACCAACTTGGAATACCATATGCTAATAATTTACGTCTTGATGTTAAAAACATCTCATCTGGAATTGTTACTTCACATTCATCTAATAATTCTTTAACACGTTCAGGTATTTTATTTTTGTCCCTGAATTCAGTCCAAAATTTACTTGTTGATCTTTGAGTTAAATAATGGGTGTAAATAAATTCCATATTTTCTCCATTTATAGAACGCATTCGTTCATTATATCGATCAATATAAAATTGCTTTCTGATGATAGCTCCTAAGTTATTATCTAAATATGATGTAAGAGCTATAACTTGAAGCATAATTGATGTAGCCTCTAAAGGTTCGATAAAACCAGACGATAAGCCAATAGCAACACAATTTTTTACCCATGGAGTTTCATACATACCAGCTTCAAAGTCAAATTCTTTTCCCCACTTAATATCGGTTCCGAATTTTTGAATTATTTCTTCTTTAGCTTCTTCAACGGTTATATAATCTGAGTCAAAAACATACCCACATCCGAATCTATCTTGAATAGGTATTTTCCAAACCCAACCACATTCCATTGCTATTGATTCTGTATATGGAGGAATTTCATCTAAATCATCTAAATCCATAAAGAAACCAATAGCTTTCTTCATTGGTAGGTGTTCTTTATATGATATCCATTTTGATTTATATAATCCACCAATAATTAATCTTTTAAATCCAGAGCAATCAAATACAAAATCGGATTTTATTTCTTCTCCTTTTTTAGTTGTGATGTATTTAATGTATTCATTTTCATCTAATACAAAATCAACTACTTCATCATCAATATGGACTATTTCTCGTTTAAGAGCAACTTCCTTTAAATAATTAGCTAATAACACAGCATCAAAATGAACAGCATGTGATCCCATTTGATCTAAATGGGATTTAGCATTATCTAATTTATTGTTAATGTTTTGGTTTGGTGTGTATTTTACTCTATTAGATTTATTAAGTTTAGAATCAATAAAGATTTCATTAAGATTTCTACCATACCCTACAGGTTCTAAAGCAAGACCTGGTAGCATTTGGCCAGTAGGATTGTCAAATTTAAATGGATTGAAATTATCGTGATTAGCAAATCCATGGAAATACGACTCTCCATCTCCATTCCAATTAGTAAATTCAATACCATTTTTAACAGTTGCTTTAGCATATTTAAATAAACCCTCAAATGGTATCCCTAAATTCTCTAAGGCAGCTAGTACATTAGGAGTAGTACCTTCACCAGCACCTAATATTCCGATATCAGAACTTGAAATTACTCTTACTTTAGTAAATGGATAATATTTTTGAAGATAAAGTGCAGTTAACCACCCTGCGGTTCCTGAACCTACTACTGTAAAATTGTAAATTTGTGACATAACTTATTTTTATTTTATACTTGTGGGGGTAGATTATGTGGTGCTGAGTCTTGAGGGAAGATATCAGTTAACGGGATTACATTCCATTGTTGTGTTATTTTATTCCATTTTGGAATTTCTATTGCTTCATTATAACTAGGAACTGGAATTGGGTATTCCCACATAAATGTTGTAGTATTTAATATTACTTGATCATTTGGTCTTTGTGAATGAAATACATCATGTTCTTCATTATACACACCACCTATTCTAGCGTAATTTGCTCTTAATGGATTATCTCCAAATTTATGCTCATTAGCAAAAGTATTATATGATGTTTGAATCCATCTTCCTTCAAAACCGATTGCATTTAAGTATTCTTCACCACGATGTTCTTCTTCATCGGGTACTTTTAATATATTGACTACAATATTATTTTCGTCTATTTTTGCAAAATGTGCCATATTATTTTACGTCGAAAATGTGCCTGAACTATTGAATGTATGATATGTATAACCACCACCTGAAGATATACTTCCACCATTACAAACTTGACCTCCAGCGTATCTAACTCTTACAATGCCCGAACCTCCACTACCATTTCTTCCAGGAGCACCAACGTGAGCTATACCACCTCCACCACCTCCAGTGTTTGCACCTCCTGGATCTGATGATTGCCATACGTTATCATAATTATTTCCACCACTTGATGCTCCTTTTCCACCACCACCTGCACCTCCAGGAGCAGACCAGTTCCAATCCCAGTTACCTCCTCCTCCACCACCTCCATAATAAGCACCAAAATCATTTACGTATCTTCCATCACCACCTCGACCACCTATAGGATCACCTAAACAAGTATTTGCTCCAGTAGCTCCAGTTCCTCCACCTCCGCCACCTCCAGCTTGACAATTTGCATTACCTCCTGGATTACCAAATCCTCCTGGGTATGAGGGTAGTCCTTGTTTTCCATTATTTCCTTGATTTCCATTTATACCACCACCACCTCCACACCCACCATTTTCACCAATACCTAAATCTACCCCTTTAGCGTCGCCATAACTAGATCCACCACCACCACCACCATTTATAGAGATACCTCCAAAATTACAATCACCTCCATTAGCTCCTTTATCATTATCATCTACCCATCGTGAACCAGCAAATGCACCACCTCCACTAACACCAACACCAAATGAACTACATCTACTTACTGCGTATGAGGACAAATGAACCTGACCTCCGGCTCCACCTCCACCACCACCACCTGGCCATCCTCCACCTCCACCACCACCTGCGGCTTGTACCATTAAGGCAATAGTGACTGTATTAGAATATCCAAAAAATTCACTCATTGAGTCAGAAGTACCCTTTCCAGCCTTAGAACTCAATGATCGTAATGAATAAGAACTACCACAGTTTATTAACTCATTTCTAATTTGTGATATTGAAATTGCTCCTGAACCTTGTAATGCCATATTATTATATAATAACTAGTAACGATAATTAAGAAATTTTATTTTAAACCCAAGGTAATGGAATACTTACTGTGGGGGGATTTTCAATAAAATTAATTTGGGTATCTACTCTAGATTGTAAATCAGATATATTTAATACTGATTCTAACCATAGAGTAACCATATTTTGTGTTAATTCATTATATGGAATAAAATCTTCGGATGTTGGAAGTGGCATAACACTATTACCAGAGATTTCACCTTGAGTACTTGTTGGACTCACTCCATTATACGACCAATTGACTGTATTTACTACATTTGTTAATCCATCTATTGACGGTATTACTTCCATTGAATCTATAACCCAACTATATGTATTTGCCATATTATTTATTTTCTAATATATGTATTCTATTTTTTAATTCTTCGATTTGTTTTTGTTGTTCTTTTATACCTTCAATTAGTAAACCAACCATGTTGCCGTATGCAACATTTTTGTGGCCTTTTTCATTTTCTGAAACAACTTCCGGTAATACTAATTCAACTTCTTGAGCAATTACTCCAGCAAATCTTTTATCAATATCTGCTTCAGCAACATCGGTTCTATTATATGTTACTCCATTAATTTGAGATATTTTTGATATTGCGTTTTCAATAGGAGTAATATTTGATTTTACTCTAATATCTGAATATGCAGTAACATCATAAATTGCTGTTATATTTCCGCCAAATTGAGCGTTATTGTTTTCTAAGTTAATTTCCAACGGCCAATAACCATTATATGTAGCCCATGTTTGAGTATTATTTCCGTTACCTCTTAGTACATACCATATATTACTATTACAATGTATCATTGAAGAGCGGTTATCCGTATCTTGTAGATAAATTGTTGGTGATGTATTATTAATAACTACATTGGCAGAAGATGAGAATGTACCTGTTGGGCCAGTTGGTCCAGTTGGACCTGTTGGACCAGGACTACCTGTTCCTGTAGTACCCTGAGCACCTGTTGTTCCTTGTCTACCTTGTATACCTTGAGCACCTTGAGCACCAGCAGCACCTTGAGCACCAGCTGGTCCTGTTGGACCTGTAGTACCAGTTGCACCTTGAGCTCCGGTTGGACCTGTAGGACCTGTTGTACCTGTTGTACCTTGAGCTCCAGTTGGTCCAGTTGGACCAGTGGTTCCTTGAGCTCCAGTTGGTCCTGTTGGACCAGTAGTACCAGTTGCACCTTGAGATCCAGTTGGACCAGTTGGTCCTGTAGGACCTAATGGTCCTGTTGGTCCTAATGGACCAGTTGGTCCTGTTGTTCCTGTAGTTCCTTGAGCACCAGCTGGACCTGTAGGACCTGGTGATCCTGTAGTTCCTGTTGTACCCTGAGCACCAGCTGGTCCTGTTGGACCTAATGGTCCTGTTGGACCTGTAGTTCCAGTAGTACCTTGCGAGCCAGTTGGACCTGCAGGTCCAGTAGAACCTTGAGATCCAGTTGGTCCTGTGGTACCTGTAGCACCTTGAGCACCAGTTGGTCCTGTAGGACCTGTTAAACCAGTTGGTCCTGTATTACCTGTTGTACCTGTTGTACCTTGTGAACCCGTTGGACCTGTTGGTCCAGTAGTTCCTGTTGTACCTTGGGATCCTGTTGGTCCTGGAGATCCATTTGCACCAGTTGTACCTTGAGCTCCAGCGGGTCCTGTAGGACCAGTAGTTCCTGTAGCGCCTTGAGATCCTGTTGGACCCGTTGGTCCTGTTAATCCTGTTGGTCCAGTTGGACCATTTGCTCCAGTAGTACCTTGAGCTCCAGCTGGACCTGTAGGACCTAATGGGCCTGTTGAACCAGTAGTTCCTTGGGATCCTGTTGGACCTGTTGGTCCTGTATTACCTGTTGTACCTTGAGCTCCAGCGGGTCCTGTTGAACCAGTAGTACCTTGAGTACCTGTTGGGCCAGTAGGACCTGTTGTACCTTGGGCACCTGTTGGGCCAGTAGGACCTGTAGTACCTTGGGCACCTGTAGCACCTTGAGCACCATTTGCACCATTAGTACCTTGAGCACCTGTAGCACCTTGTAAACTTAAATTTGAACGGAATCTAATATTACCTCCAGCGTCGGCAACTAATATATTTGTTTCTGTTGTACCGGATGGTACACCTGGGATTTGGAAACTTCCACTAACAGCTAATGAACCTGTTATTCCAACAGACCCTGTAAATTGATGGGTATTTGCTGTTGTTGATCCATTACGAGTTGATCCAGTATTGAATTCGATGGATGATGTAATAACCTGTACATTAATTGTTTGGGCAGTTAATGTACCTCCAACTGTAAAGTTATTTGCAAATGAACTAGTAGCAGCAAATGATGCTGAATTAACAGACATAGATGATGTCTGATTAGCTAGTACAACACTAACTCCATTTAATGTAATACCGGATCCTGTTACTGTTAACGATCCGGAAACCACAACATTATTTTTCGCAATTATACCATTGCGCGATACAAATTCATTTGGCATATTATTTACTTTAGTTCACTGTCCCTAAAGTGGGTCGTTTATAAATATTATACTGATGCGACTCTGTATAGTCTGCCTTCAGTATCGGCTGAAGTTAATTCATCAGCTTTAGCTTGTGCTTCAGCTTCTGTTTCGAATGTGAAGATTTCATCTTCGGGTGTTAATTGTTGTACCCAAATTGAATCGTTACCTGGAATGAATTGTTTTTGAATTGTATACATATTATTATTTGTTACATGAATGTTCCTAATGATTTTAATACCCATCCAGAATCTGCGGTGGATATATTGAATTGAATTGAATTCGATACAATTACTGCGGATGCAACTACTGTTGAAGTATCCCCAATATCTAATGTTGAATTATCAGTATACTGAATCGACCCACTATTCCAAACAGCCATTACTTCGCCTGTTCGAGCATTTGATCCTTTTGTTAAAGTATATTTAAAAAACGCAGACGAATATGAACCTGTAATTAAATTAAACATATTATTACTACCTACAATACTTGATGGTACTGTATGATAATCTGTTAATGTTTGATCAATTGTAAGTGTACTTCCTACTATAAAGTTATTACCATACGATGCTGTAGAAGCAAATGATGATGATACTGCGTTTAGTACATACGATGCTGTAGAAGCAAATGATGATGAAACAGCATTTAATACATATGATGCGGTTTGTGCAGTTTGTGCAAAGGATGCTGTAGAAGCAAATGAAGCACTTACAGCAGTACCTAATAAATTAGTTGATACTCCTGCTCCTAATGTTGATATATCAAGAAATGCTCCTCTTGCGGCCCCACCTTGTTCAAAAAATCTTAATCTATTCTGCCAAATATCTATTGTAACACCACTACCTGTAAGTGAGTTATTTGTTTGTGATTTTACCAATAAAATTTCACCACCTTCATCACCTGAGCTATTAGCTGAAATTAAATTACCATTAGATGTTATATTACCAGTTGCTGTTAAAGAACCTGTTATTATTACATCTTGTGTTAATGTATTAACTGAAGATGCTGTTGAAGCACTATCAGCTCGTGATGAAGATACAGCACGAGAAGCACTTACAGCATTTGCTACAAATGAAGCTGTTTGAGCAGTTACTACATATGATGCAGTAGCAGCATTTATAACTGAGCCAGACCAATATGAAGCAGATAATGCTTGAACGGCATAAGATGAAGTACCAAATAATGAACCTGTAACTCCACCTAATATATTTAAACTACCAGTTGAAACAATTGAGCCAGAAGTTAAAAGCGATCCAGTAAATATTAATGTATCAGCATTTGAAGATACTAATGTATTACCTGAAGCTCCAACAATATTTGTTGAGCCTGATACTGTTAATGAACCAGATATAACTACTGATTGGTTTAATCGGTTAACTGATGATGCTGTTGAAGCAAATGATGCAGATACTGCGTTTAGCACATATGATGCGGTTTGTGCTGTTTGTACAAATGAAGCAGTTTGTGCTAGTGTTACAAATGATGAACTAACGGCATTTAAAACATATGATGCTGTTTGTGCTGTTTGAACGAATGATGCTGTTGTTGCAGTACCTTGCAATGATCCTGTAAAACCGAGTGTTGAAGTTACACTACCACTAAATGTAGCATTAGATCCTGTAATGTTTCTTAATACTAAATCCCTATAGTTTCCGTTTGTTACACCATCATATATTTCTAAAGAACCTGTATTGTTTCTACGAAGTCCTAAATCCTTAGTTCCGTTACTGTCTGTGGTTTGACTCCATAGAATTGGAATACTACTACGAAATCTGACATCGGCTTGACCTATTCGTATCTCTCCACCATTGGAAGATATTTCTGAATTAAAAGAAAGAGATGGACCTGTAAATGTACTCGTAGCTCTAATAGTAGAACCAGTAATATTAGTACTTACAGCTAATGATCCTGTAATACTAACTGAACCAGTAAATTCATGTGTGTTAGTTAATAATGATCCATTACGAGTAGAACCAGTATTAAACTCGATGGATGAAGTAATTGTTTGAACATTAATCGTTTGTGCTGTTAATGTGCCTCTTACAGTAAAATTATCAGCTGATGAAGCAGTAGCAGCGTATGATGCTGAAATCGCATTTGATGCTGTAGCAGCAAACGATGCGGTACCATTAGATACACCAGCAACAAATGATGCTGTTGTAGCATATGATGATGATATTGGTGTTCCATTTATCCATGTACCAGTACTATAAATTAATGCTTGTCCATTTAATGGTGATGTAATATTTACATCAGATAAATCATTTAAATCAGATACAGCTGTACTAGCTCCACCAGATCCTCCAACTGAATTTCTAAATAGACCAGCTTGAATAATAGCATTTGTTGTATCACCAACTGATAAATCAGTATTTGCTGCTCCTCCTTGCATTACTAAATAACCAGCAAATACGTATGCATTTTTGGTTACTTCGCTTTCAACAAAATCATCCGTTGCTACAGATTGAACAGCGTTTAAATAAGTAGTATAAGTTGACTGTCCATAGTAAACGTGTGATCTACCTGTTATTGGATTTACAAATACACGTTGAATAGACCAGTTTCCATTACCTACTGTAGCTAATGTTCCATCTCCATCATCATAAACTAATGGATTTACAGTAGTATAATATGCTCCTCCATTATTATCGAATAAAAATCCAGAACCTGAACGGTGTACTCTGATGATACTTGATGTTACATATGTGTTAGAATTATATGTACTTGGTAAATCAGGTGAATTTTGGTAATATCCACCTAAATTAAATGCTGTTCCGGATCCAATATTAAGACTTAAATTACCAACTTGTGGTGTGATTGTAAATCCACTCATTTTTAATGGACCAAATGCACGTGTGAATTCTCCTAATTGTTGAGGAAGATCATATGATGTTAGCATATTATTTCCTACACCAGTAACTAACGAACCTGTAGCTCCATAATGCGATATTCTACCTATTGGTAAAGCGTCATGGTATTGTTCTGGTGTGAAAAATACATTTTGTTGTTGTAAATTACCACTAGCATCAATAAAAACATATGTGTTTTGAGCAGTTGGATTGGAAATACTATGTGTTGTAGCCGCCCAATTAACGTAAGTTATTGTTGGTGATATTTCTGAACCTGTATTAGCATTATGATTTACTATAATACCTGAACCTGATGATACATAGAAGTTGCTAGCTGAATATGTTAAAATACCACCATATAATATACCAGTATTTAATACTCCTTCAAACCATTTGAATTTAACCGTATTATTACTTTGTCTGTAATATAAATCATATCCAGTATTAGTTTTTGATGCTGATGTAAATAAAAATGATGATGTATTACTGATTAGGCCAGGATCTATTGTCGGGTCTAATCGTAATGGACCCGAAACTGTAATTGATCCTGTTAATGTTGTATTACCTAATAATGTATTATTTCCTACTTGTATAGTTGAACCAGATACAGCAAATGATCCTGTTATTGTTTGGTTCCCTTTAAATACGTTTGAACCAGTAGTTGCATAACTACTTGATATTGTATTAATTCGTGTATCAAAAGATGATGATGATGCTATATAACTACTTGATACAGCGGCAATACTAGCACTATTATTAGTAATACGAGTATTGAATGATGCAGATGATGCTAAATAACTTCCAGATAATTGAGCAATACTAGCACTATTATTAGTGATACGAGTATCGAATGAAGCACTAGCAATTGCATTATTAGTAGCTAAAGTAGATAATGATGAACTAGTATTTAAAATTCTAGTATCAAATGAAGCTGAAGTTGAATTGTAATCAACTCCATTTATAGCTAATGAACCTGTTACACCAACTGAACCTGTAAATTGATGTGTATTTGTTAATAAGGAACCATTAACTGAAGAACCAGTAACAAAATCTATCGATGATGTTATAGTTTGAACATTTATTGTTTGCGCAGTAAGTGTTCCTCTAACTAAGAAATTATCGGCTGAAGATGCTGTAGCTGCGTTTGATGCTGTACCAGATAACGAACCAGTAAATCCAGTGGTTGATATAATTGATCCTGTTGCTACTAAACTACCTGAAAAATTTACTGCCATTTTATTTTTATTTTATTTAATTTTATTTTTAAAACTTCTTACTTGGTTCTATTATACAATTCTGATTAGTATAAAGTTTCCGTTTCGATATAATCCACCTAATGGAACTCCTCCTGATGCTGCTGCTGTATCATCGGCAAAATTTAAACTTTGTGATACTTGGCTCAATACTAAATATGAGTTTTCTATCGGATTTAAATAAGATGCAGTTGAAGCATATGAAGCACTTACAGCATTTAATACATAACTTGCTGTTTGTGCTGTTTGAACATATGATGCAGTAGCAGCATTAGTAATAGATCCTGACCAATATGAAGCACTTAATGCTTGTGTTGCATAACTAGCAGTACCTTGTAGTGATCCTGTAATACCTTGAGTTACTACTAATGATCCAGTAATTAATACACTTCCATTTACATCTAATACAGCATTAGGATTTGTAGATTTTCCTATACTTGCTGAATTATATATACGAGCAGCATTAGCAGATACTTGAAATCCATTAGCTGCGTCTAGAGTTGAATTTACAGTTACAGGACTACCAAATGTTGTGGAGCCATTAAATAAATTACTATCAGTTCCTGATTGATTATATCCTCCTCTTACTCTTACACTTCCTGTAATTTCTGTAGATCCAGTCACTAAAACAGATCCAGTAAATTGATGTGTGTTTGTTGTTGTTGATCCATTACGAGTTGATCCAGTATTAAATTCTATACTAGAAGTAATCGTTTGTACATTTATTGTTTGAGCAGTTAAAGTACCTGCTACTGTAAAGTTATTTGCATATGATGATGTAGCAGCATACGATGAAGAAACAGCTACTGATGCTGTACCTTGTAATGAAGCAGTAACACCACCTAATACATTTAATTTTTCTGTTACAGTTAATGATCCTGTTAATTCATGTGCATTACTCGGAGCCAATAATAACTTCATATGAGTATCTACATCAGGACCACCTGCAAAGAAACCTACGTACTGATTTGAAGCATTACCAATGTGTAAATGGTTACCTGTTGAGTACAGATATGCATCATTTGCATCACCAATAGATCCGGTAAATCCTTCACTATTGATACCCATATCAATGTAATTAACTGATTCATTACCATTATTTGCAGTTGCAACTACATCTGATGATGCGTTTTCGCCTGTATTGGTATTCTGAATGTTTAATTGTAAATAGTTATTTAGATTACCTTTACCTGATATTACGTTATATGATGTAGTTGATGGTTGGTATACATATAATGCTTCAGGAGCAGCAGTAGTAATATTATCTTGATTAATTACTATACTAAAACTTCCACTTCCATTATCTAATTGTCGTACAATACTATCAGCTAGTACTTGTGATGAACTAAAGAATGGAATATGGCCTACAATACTATTTTGTAAGTTATACAATGAGCCTGAGAATGAACCTGTTACACGTCCATTAAATGAACCAGTAAATGATCCTGTACTATATACTCCACTAAATGATTCTAAAGCAGTTAAACGTGTTGATGCACTACCTGATGTAGTTGTATAATCACTTCCATTTACTGCTAATGATCCAGTTATACCAACTGAACCTGTAAATTCATGGGTATTAGTTAATAATGATCCATTTTTAGTACTACCAGTAACAAAATCAATTGATGATGTAATTGTTTGAGCTACTATGGTTTGAGCAGTTAATGTACCTCTTACTGTAAAGTCATCAGCAGATGATGCAGTTGCAGAATATGATGCTGATATTGCGTATGATGCTGTATTTGCTAATGATGCAGTTCCATTAGATATACCAGCAACAAATGATGCAGTCGCAGCATATGATGCGCTTACAGCTTGTAATACGTAAGAAGCAGTAGCTGCATTTATGATACTACCACTCCAATATGAAGCGCTAGTAGCAAATGATGAACTTAAAGCATTAATTGCGTAACTTGAAGTCCCAAATAATGAACCTGTTATTCCATTAGTTACATTTAAAGAACCTGTTACTGTTAATCCATTAGTAAATCTACCTGATCCACTTACATCTAATCTAAATCCATTATCTACATATGTCCCAGCATCTTGAATAGTTACATTACCATTTGACCAAAATCTAGCTGATTCAACATTGTAGGTTGGCATAATAGAAATATACTTACTACCATCTGTAGTAATTTTTCCAAATGTTGTACCTGCTCCAAGTAGTAAATCTTGGAATGTAAAACTTCTACCAGCAGCATATATGTCGCCAGTCATAGTACCTCCTGCTAATGGCAAATAATTAGGAGCACTTTCAGCATAAGAAGCAGACAATGCTCGAGTAGCATAAGATGCAGTACCAAATAAAGAACCAGTAAATGAGCCTGTAAATGAGCCCGTACTAAATGAACTAGTAAATGAGCCTAAACTAGAACTTATGTTATTTATTCTGTAATCAAATGATGAACTTTCACTTACATAACTTCCTGAGAATGAGGCAAACGAAGAACTATTAGTTGCAATTCTAGAAGCAAATGATGAAGATTCGTTTACATAACTTCCTGAAAAATTGGTAAATGAAGCACTATCAGCTGCTATTTTAGCAGCAAATGAAGATGATTCAGTTACATAACTGCCTGAAAATGAAGCAAGTGATGAGCTATTTGTAGTGATTCGACTGGCAAATGAAGATGATTCAGTTACATAACTTCCGGAGAACGAAGATAATGATGCACTATTTGTAGCAATCCTAGAAGCAAATGAAGATGATTCAGTTACATAGCTGCCAGAGAATGAGGCAAACGAAGAACTATTTGTAGTAACTCTTGAAGCAAATGAACTACTTTCACTTACATAACTGCTTGAGAATGAGGACAGTGATGAGCTATTGGTAGTAATTCGGCTTGCAAACGATGCGCTTTCATTTATATAGCTTCCTGAATAATTAGCAAATGAAGAACTATCAGTTGTTATTCTAGAAGCAAACGATGATGAGTCAGTTATATAATTTCTACCATTTACTTCTAATGAACCTGTTACATTGATAGATCCTGTAAATTGGTGAGTGTTTGAAAGTAATGAACCAAATTGAGTAGATCCAGTTATGTATTCTGTAGAAGAAGTAATAGTCTGGGCTACAATTGTTTGTGCAGTTAATGTTCCTCTTACTGTAAAATTATCAGCAGATGAAGCGGTAGCAGCATTAGAAGCTGTTAATGCTTGAGTAGCATAACTTGATGTTCCTGATATTGAACCCGTAAATGAACCGGTAAAAGAACCAGTCATAAATGATCCACTGAATGAATTAAAGCTAGCTGATAGAGTAGATATACTAGCACTATTAGTTGTTATTCTAGAAGCAAACGATGAACTTTCGCTTACATAACTTCCTGAAAAATTAGCAAATGAGGAACTGTTTGTAGTAATTCTACCAGTAAACGAAGATGATTCGTTTACATAGCTTCCTGAAAAGCCAGCAAATGATGAACTATTAACTCTTATCCTATCAGCAAATGATGAAGATTCACTTACATAACTTCCAGAAAAATTAGCAAATGAAGAGCTGTTAGTTGTAACTCTACCAGCAAATGATGATGATTCGCTTATGTAACTTCCAGAAAATGAAGCAAATGAGGAACTGTTTGTAGTAACTCTACCAGCAAATGATGATGATTCGTTTATGTAACTTCCAGAAAATGAAACAAATGATGAACTATTAGTTGTAATTCTACCCGCAAGTGAGGAACTTTCGTTAATGTAACTTCCAGAAAAATTAGCAAATGAGGAACTGTTTGTAGTAACTCTACCAGCAAATGATGAACTTTCACTTATATAACTTCCTGAAAATGAAGCAAGTGATGAGCTATTTGTAGTAATTCGTGATTCAAATGATGATGAATCGTTTATGTAATTTCTACCATTTACTTCTAGTGAACCTGTTATACCAACACTTCCTGTAAATTGGTGGGTATTTGAAAGTAATGATCCATTTTTAGTTGAACCTGTAATAAATTCAGTTGATGATGTTATAGTTTGTGCAACTATAGTTTGAGCAGTTAATGTACCAGCTACTGTAAAATTATCAGCATATGAAGAGGTTGCAGCATACGATGAAGAAACAGCTACTGATGCTGTACCTTGCAATGATCCTGTAAATGATTGAGCTATAACACTACCACTAACATCCAAACTACCAGTCATTTGATGAAGGTTATTTGGATTTAATTGTAATTTTCTATTAGCGTTATTGTCAATACCACCAGCAAAGAATTGTATTGGGTAATTTGAGGCATTACCAATATGTAAATCGTTACCTGTAGAGTATAGATAAGCATCATTAGCATCACCTACTGAACCAGTAAATGTGCTGCTATTAATACCCATATCAATATAATTCATTAATTCGGTACCATTATCTGCAGTAGCAACTACATCAGAAGAAGAATTAGAACCTGAAAGTAAATTTTGTATATTAAATTGGGAATAATTATCAATATACGAGGTAGCTTTTATTAAATTATATAATGAAGTATAACCAGCTTCAATTAATACTTTTTCATTTGCTATTGAATTAGGAGGAAATGAACTTAAAATAAAACTACCTGATTTAGTAAATGTAGCTACTCTAGAACCACTAATATAAATTGATAAATCATGATTAGATAATGTACCTAATATTCTATTTGAATCACCCCCAGTAAAAGTATTACCTCCGATTGCCCAAGCATTATCAGCATAAGAAGCAGTACCAAATAAACTACCAGTTATACCTTGAACAACTGTAAGAGAACCAGAAATTGTTTGATTTCCTGTAAATGTATTGGAACCACTAATAGCAGCACTACCTGTAATAAAATCATTTTTATTTACAGCATCCCATAATCTAGTAGAACCATTAAATACAGGTACATATCCATCTTGTGGAGTGGATATTTTAATTTCTACGGGTCTTCTTCCTACTATTTTCGACATTGTTTACTCTTAGTTAATTGCGTTTTCAAGAACAGATAATACTACATCTAAGCTACCGCTAACAGATGTTTTAATAACAAATGCATCATTTTTTTCTAATACAATCTTACCAGCTAGTGGATTTAATGATTCATATATAGGAATTACACCATTTCTTAATAAAGTTATTTGTGAAGCTGATCCACTTTTTTGAATTGCTACATCGCAATACTGAATTGATGATGTATTAACGTTAGTAATCTGACAAGATAATATAATAGTTGCTACGTCTATATTTTCTTGGTATATAGTATTACTACCAGAAGCTAAAGTAGTGGTTAATAATCGGAATTTATTTAAAGGTAATGCCATATCTTTATGAGTAAGTTTCTAATGCTAAATTTATTGGAGTTATTTGTGCTGTGATTGCTTTAGTAAATGTTCTACCTTCAATCGTTCCTGTTGCTTGTCTGATGATGAAATCATTACCAGCATAAAAGTCACCTGTTTCGTCACCCGATGTATGGAATACTCTACCTCCAGTTTCTTCAAATATTCTTAATGCTACGTTTGTTTCACCAACACCGCCTTGGTTTATTGGTAGTGCTAAAAAGTTAACACCAGCACCAGCATATGAAAAGTCATGTGATGTTGATGTGATTAATGAACCAAATTCTTGTAGATATTGGGCTCCAGCTCCGTTTACAACTACTTGAGTAATTGTACTAATTAATACATCAAATAATTGTCCTACTTTATTTTTAGCAGGAGTAGTCATTGTTGAAAAATTACCTGATGGGTCGGTTACAATATATTCTTTCATATATTGCCATGCTAAAATAAAATCACCAGTTAATGATCCACTTGCATTTGATACGTTTTGTGGTATAATCGATATTGCACCTTCTGTAAAAGAAGAGCCTGATGCTATTGGTAATGTAAAAACACTACCTGATGATGTATCTTGTCCTTTAAATAGACCTGAGATAAATTGTGATGTGCGAGCAGCTCCTGGGGCTAATAAATCATCAGCAATGGCATCAATTAATAATCCACTATCTTTAATTGTTGATGAATATTGAGAACCACTTCCACTTACATATGTTGATGCAAAACTACCAGATTGTACTAGTTTATTTATCATATATGTTTGAATGTTTGTTTTATTAGCACTTACTAATAATGAACCAGAAGTAGATATTGAAGCACTTACAGCACTTATATCTGGTTTGACTAGCATTCTTAGTCCTTTAGCTCTTAATCCAAAGTCGCCAAATGTAGTATTTGAGTTTAGTAATGATGCGTGTCCACCTTCAATACAATAAGTACCTACACGTGAAAAGTTAGTAAAAAACGATACTAATTGAGCATATCCTCTACCTCTAACACATATACCAATTCCGTTAAATGCTACCTGTGTGTATGCATCCACAATCATTGATTTAAGTGGAGAATATCCATCTAAAACTGAATCGTCTACTATCATACCACCTGGACCGTTTCCAATTAATGGATTAGCTGAACCTGAATTTAATGGTGTATAAAATTTATCTGCTGGTGTTGAAATAGCAGAACAGTTTTGGACATAAGGTGAAGTAACGATTGATGCACTTGGAGCAAATGCAAAGAAGAAACCATTTCTTGGATCTTCTAAATCATCAATTCTACATCCTTCTAAACGTAATCCATAACAATAAGTTCCATTATTCATTAAGAATAAATTCGAACCTGATGTCGCTGTTGTTGGAGATACTACTACTGATCTTAAATCATCACCTAATATAGATACGTTTGGTGGAACTGTAATAGGTGCTTCTTCTGTATAATATCCACTTTTAACTTGAATACTTTGTCGGTATGCTGGAAGTCCTGGATTAGCAGCTCTTGAAGCAGATGCTGCAATTGCAGCTGCTTTTATAGTTCTAAATGGAGATGATAATGTCTTACCATCATTTGTATCTAATCCGTCTTCGGCTACATAGAATACTTTTTCAACTACACCAATATCTGTTATTCCAGCACCCGAACCACTTAAATTAGTTGCTATTAAAGTACCACCTACAGTAAATGAACCAGTAGCAAATATTGAACCGGTAAATTGATGTGTATTTGATAATTGAGAACCAAATCTAGTAGAACCAGTAATAAATTCTGTTGAAGAAGTTATTGTTTGGACAACAATGGTTTGAGCGGTTAAGGTACCGCGTACTGTAAAATTATCAGCAGATGAAGCAGTTGCAGCGAATGAAGAGGAAACAGCGTTTGACGAAGTTCCAGCGGACATTCCTGGTACTGATGACGCTGAAAGGGCGAATGATGCTGTTAAAGCATATGACGCAGAAATAGCGTTTGATGCTGATACTGCAAATGAAGCAGAAGTAGCAAAAGATGCAGATGCTGCTAAAGAAGCGGTTTCTCCGACAGCAACTATAGCTGCTGTTCCATTATCTAGTTTTAAATATAGTTTACCGTCGTATGTGTTTAATGCGATTTCACCTAATTCTAGTTGTTCTACACTAGGTATACGACCAGGTACAGCACTTCTTTTAAGCCTGATATTTTGAGACATTTGCTAATTTTTACAGTATATACTTCAAGACACCTATATAAGGGCTGTGTATAAATATCGGTAAAAATAGAAATATTAATTAGAAAGTTCCACCATCTAATCCACCAGTAACAGTAAGTGAACTACTTGCTACATTTAATGAATCTACATCAAATATTGAACCAGAAATAGATAAAGCAGGAATGCTTGGATTAACTTGTCGCACTACAGCAGAACCAGTTATTATTAAACTACCAGACATTAATAACCGCAATGGATCATTTGGATCTAATCTAAGTGGAGATAATATTTGGTCTAATGTAATTAAAGGCATGTTATTGGAATTTACCTATTGCGGTTACTTCTTTATCAGTTAAATAATATCCTAAACCATTCTCATCGATTGTCAATGTACAAGTATTATTTCCATTATCAACAAATGAAGTTATATAATCATGTGGAAGAAAAACACCATTAACATAAAATATAAAATTCATTTTTGTTGTTTGAGGCAATGATGAATTTATAGGTATAGATAATATAGATGCTGGAGAAAAAACTGCAGTTGTTTGAGTTACTGTAGCTGCTTTTTTAGCTATTATAGTACCTAAATAAATAAGATCTTTAGCATCTGCTCCTTGAATGGTTATATTACTTCCTCCCTCAAATATAGTTGTTGAATTCATTGGTACTGTAGTTACTGTTTGTGCTTCGGCACCTAAAGAATTAAGATCTTCAGATGTTGTCTCTACCATAAATATTAACTGAGAAGTCCCATAGTACATATCAGCATTTGCAATTTGTTTATTAATTGTATCAGGAATTATATATCCATTTAAAATAATATTAAATGTAGATTTAACTGCTCTACCATCTGCTGTTGTTACTTCTGTAACTGTTGAAAATGAATCAACTCTTGCTCTAAATTTAAAGCGAGAAAAATCTCCCCAATATGAATCGCTTGCAAAATTAATAGCTTCAATAATTGGATTAATTTGTTCTACATAATCAGTAAATATAATACACGAGTATGTTAAAGTAACATAATCAGGTATAACAGACATATATACCTCTTTAGAAGGTTGTCTATTAGTTACTACTGAAAATCTATCATATTGGTTTTTAGCATTAAATTTTTGTTCAAATAATTGATAATGGTGAACTTTATTACCATCTAATTTATTGCCTAAAGAACGATTTTTTTCTAATGTATCACGTCTATACATGATAAGAGGTACCATTAACTTACCACTTTTATCACGTAAACCACCATCGGATTGTACTGATTTCCAACGTTCAGGAGAACCATACATAATAGGAACAGGTAAATGTTCACCATTCTGTATTACTGTTGGTTTTATTGTATTTTCAAAGTAATATTTAATTACTTCATCGTGATCTTTTAATGAAACAGAAAAATCTTTTTGTTTTTTACCCTTAAATGATATTTCTTTTGCTCTATTTTTTGAGAATACTGTATCACTCTGTGTTTTATTTACAGTATTAATGTAAGGAACAAACGCTTCTTGAACGACTTGTGATTGATTTTTAGGAAGTGGTTTTAAGTCTCTAGCCATTATAATCGTTCTTTAGATATACCCAATTTTTCAGGACGAACTATTTGAGCTGTTACAATAATAGATATACTAGAACCAAAGTCAGTAGTATCATCATATGCGTATGATGGATCTTTACCTACTACAAATTGATTTTCGACAGTTCCCGATATTTCGTAATAATCTTCGTGCCATAATATAACATCGCCAACTTCAGGAACTAAATTAATATCCACAAGGATATCGCGTAAAAATCGTACATTAATTTCACGTGTAAGATCAGTACCAAATTCAGTTTCAGCCCACGTTTGAGCATTACGTTCAATTAAACAATTTACTAAAATTGGATCATTATATGTTTTTATAAGTGATTCTCCATATAAATTAGAATCAGTCTTATTTAAAGCAATTTTATAATATCCAACTGATTGTTGAATAATATTATTAATCAATTCTTTATTGATGTGACGAAATAGTGATATGTCTCTAGAACCTCCAAATAACGCCATATTAGTAATTTCTGATTTTAACTAATGATTTTTCACGTGGGAAAAATTTAACTAATCCGTTAATACCTAAAGCCGCAGTTTTAATTGATTTAATAGTTTCTTCAGGTGTACCTTCGTTAATGAATTTAATTTCAAGTAGTGCATAATCGTAATTAGCATCAGATAATGATTCTAATTTATCGTTTGAAATAACTTTAATTACAACAATATCTTTAATTGCTCTAACTTGATTATAAATTTCTGTCTGGTTTGCTTTCGATTTTTCTACTTTAATTATGGCTTGCATAAAATAAGTTTCGAATGCCTCTAAAAGTAAATCTACTAATTTCATATTAAAATATATAAAGCGGTAATGGAACTTGTTGTAAAGTTTGATTTACAAATCCTTCATCCATTGAGCGTTTTTCTAATTGTTTTGTTCTAGAAGAATCTTCTAATGTCCCACGTAATTGTTCTAATAATGCTATTTTTTCAGAACGAGCATCAGTTAATAAATCAGCTTGATTTAATGTTACTTCAGATCCTGGAATAGGTACAGTAGTATATTTACCACGTACATATGCTAGCATTTCTTTTACTAATGCTAATGTATATTGGAATACCCACATTTTACCTACTGAATTAATCTGAGAATATACTGGGTTATTGTAAGGTACGTTAGACACGTTTGTAACCAAATTGGTAGCTGATCCACTTATAAATGATTGATTACGTTCTGATTTTTTGATATAGTGAAATATTAATGTAGTATCTGCTGTAGGAATTGGAAATAATCTTAATTGATTATTTACTAAATCAAATGAAAATGCTGATTTTCTAACTTGATCGTTTAATTCAATTGCTTGTAGCTTCAACATATCAAAGTTCAACGGCATTAACATAAAGTTAATACCTGGAGAAAATGATCCAAAATTAAATGATTCTAACAATGATTGTATACCTGTACCTGTACCAGCATATGGATCAAAATAACGAACAATAGCTGGAGGTGTTTGTTGAAATACTGTTTTTACTTCAATTGAATCACCTGGTTGTAATGATGCAGATGCGGATGCCCAAGTATTTAAATCATAATTTTGTACTCCTGCAGTTACAGGCATAGAAGCCGTATAATAAGTTACTGTACCACCAGTTCCTGCTTCAGAACCATAAGTAGAAGCTATTTTGATTGTAGTTGATAAATTGGGAGTAATTACTCGGTTATTTAGAACAGATCCAGTTGAAGATCCTTCTATCGAAATATAATTTTCTCTAATTTTCCATTGATATACTTCGTTTCCGTATACTGTAATTGCTTCTTCGAATGCAGTATAGAATTGTATATCTTGTAATTCGATATTTTCAATTGGATATCCTAAACGCTGTGCACACCATTTTACTACTTTATCAGCATCAGTTCTGAATGTTGAATCAGCATCATAAAACCCAAATGGAGTTGATCCAGTAGTAAAAAAAGATGAACCAGTATATATTGCTATGTTAGCCATTAATCAAATATGTAGTGTTTGTTATAAATATTAAGATTTTTTATTATAATTAAAAACCGTTTGTTGCTGGGTTGTAGAATACTCTACCTGTTACATTTGTTGTTTTAGTTATTGTAGGTGTTGAATAATTAAATGTCATTGCATCCCCACCACCAGCTTCACCAAACTGTATTCTTATTGGATAATATATACCCGAGGTGAGAGAAATAGTTCCACTGGTTTCTTGAACAGCGTGTGCACCACCATTATTTACTGTTGCATTTGCAGTTGTAAATCCAGATAACGCATTTGGACCTACCCAAACATAAGAAGCATCATCACTTGCTGTAAAAAATGTATAAGTTTCTGTTGTAGAAGGTAAAAAATAACCTAACCACTGACAACTAAAGTTTGAACCATCGTCACTGCCAGCTTCAGAAATTGCAGTAGTTTGTACAGAAGTTGCAGGATTAGTACCGTATGTTCCTGGTGTTGCCGTTGCAAAAAATGATGGAACATCAGAAAAATATCCAGCATATGTTGTTTTATATAAACCAGCACTATATGTAATAGAGATTCTAATATTTAACCCACCACTATTAGTATTATTTACTAATGAAAATCCTCCATTACCGTTTGTGTTTAATAATGTTAAAGGCATTACATATGTTCTTTATACATGTTTAAGACTGATTCCACAATTGGATGTCTGTGATTTGTTTTTAATACAACGGATGCTACTCCTGGAATGGAACCAGCAACTTGTTTTGATAGAAAATACATACCAGAGTCTTTTTTGTTTTTTAAATCGACTTGAGATGTATCGCCTACAATCACCATTTTACTTCCTTTACATAAACGAGATATTACCATTTCCATTTGAGGATCAGTAACGTTTTGTGCCTCGTCTACAATAATAAATGCATTTGAGAAGTTACGTCCACGCATAAATGCAAATGGAACAATTTCTATTTGTCCTCGCTCAAAGTACATATCCACTTTTTCTTTATCGTATACTCGATATGCATTGTCGTATATTGGAGCAACGAATGGATCTAATTTTTCTTTAATACCACCAGGTAAAAAACCAATTTCTTCTTTAGCTGTTACTACTGGTCTTGCTATAATGATCTTTTCAACTTCTTTGTTAAATAATAGATCTAGCGCTGTTTGGACTGCCACTAATGTTTTACCACTTCCTGCTTGTCCTGTAATGACTGTTATGTCATTAACTAAAATTATACTTTTTGTTTCTTTTTGTTCTTCGTTTAGTTGAACTTGAAACTTAATTGGATTTTTAGGTTTACGTTTTTCCTGAAAAATCGCATCAGTGTGGTGATTTGAACTCATAAAACTTGTTTTAGTTATCATTAATAAATATGTAAAGATTTATTTATTGCAATAAACAAAAGAAGGCCGGAGCTTAGCTCCGACCTTACTTTTATTCTAAAAATTAGAAATATTAGTATCCTAATGTCTCTAAACCGTGTACAAATACGCGACCGTAGAATTCAGGACGAACCATTTTCTTAGCGTAACGAGTCATCAAACCTTTACGTGGAGTAAATGTTTCTGGATCGTATACTAATGGAGTCATGATCAACGGAATGTATGGAGCATAAACAGCACCAGTTTCAAGGAATTGAGATCCTTTATAACCCATCAAAATCATGTTAGAAGTTAAATAAGGATTCTTATAAACTTTGTAACGAGAATTTAATGAACCAATTTTCTGGATACCGAATCCGAATTCTGATTTCTCACCATCACCGTCAGTAGCAAATCCTGGAATAGATTCTAATACTGTAGCAATTGCTGGAGAACAAACCATAAAGTTAGCACCACCACGCAATGTCTTTTGGTGAATTTTGTTAGAAACTTGTTGCAATACAGTTCCGATAGTTTGGAACCATTCGCCTTGAGAATTGTAATATCCAGTTAAGTTACCTGATTGAGAGTTAGCAGATACAGTTGTGAAACCTGAACCGTTCCAGAATGTATTGTTAGCAGCTGACCAGTAACCAGTAGTAGCAGCATTTTCTTGCAACATACCTAACAACTCCAAATCAACTTCCATTGCAATGTAGTTAGACAACATAGAAGTTACTTCTGATTCAGCATCTACCGAGTGGTAAGCGTTCAAATCTTGAGCAAATTCTGGAGTCCATTGTGCTTTCAACTTACGAGTCTTAGCAACGATTGATTCAGATTTTAATTTGATATCAATTGAAGGGATAGCAATTGATGATGAGCTTTCAGCGTTTGGATATCCAGCACCTGAAGCATCTTCGAAATCACCGCGAGCAGCAACTGTAGTAGTTTTAGGGTAGTATACTTGGTAAACTTGAGAAGAACCAGTAGCACCAACAACTGAACCAGAGATTATTACTGTAACAGTACCATCAGCGTTCAATGTAGAAAATTCGTTCAATACGTTATCAGCTGTCAAAGTAGAACCTGAAACGATAGCGATTGATTTTACTGCAGATGTATCTAAAGCAGCTAAAGCACCTGAAGCAAATGTAATAGAGCGAGCTGAAGAACCAACTGAAGCAGAAACTGCTGAGTTGTAATTCCAGTTAGCTAATGTCAAAGCAGATGCTGAAGTACCAGCGATAACTGATTGAGTAGTATTGATTGAATAACCATATCTACCATCACCATACAAACCACCAGCAACTTCTAAGTTTTTAACGTTTGGATGATTTTCAGCTTGGTTACCATATAAAGAAGTAGTTCCGAATTCTTTTTTACCAGCTCCATCAGCAGATAATCCTAAGTTTGAATATTTGAAATCCAAATAGAATACTAGACCTGAAGGTAAAGACATTGGTTGTACAGAAACGAATTCTTTAGCAACGATTTCACCGAATACACGGCGAACTAACGGAAGAGCAACACCAGCCCAGTTCTCACCAGCACCACCTGACATTGATGATTGACCACCAGTCACGTTTGCTTCTTGAACCAATGCTTTAGCTTGGTTTTCCAAAATTACCGCCATATTGTTGCGGTCATACTCACTATTAAGGTTTTTCAATAAACCTGTTTTTTCCCATTTTCCAACTAATTTGCCAGCTTCTGCTTGACGATCTTGGAACGGGTTTGCGCTTTCTAAAAGACTTTGTACGTTCATTTTTTTTTAAATTAAATTTTTTTAAAATTATTTACCGAAGGCTAATTTGTCCCAACGGCTGTATTGAGCATCAGTTTCGATTACTTTAGCACCGCTATTAGTGATCATTCCTACTGCTTTTGAAGCAAAACCAACTGATTCTTTAATGTTTGATTTTGTTTCAGCTTTCTTAGAGAATGAAGTAATCATTGATTCGTAAACCAATTTAGCTTCTTTCGCTGATTCTGCTTTGTCAAAAGTTTTAACTACGTCGATCTTTTGAGATTCAGTTAAGTTAGTACCTTTGAATACTTTATTCATGTAAAGTAATTTTGCGTTTAGCAAATTAACTTCTTGAATTGAAGAACGAAGTTCATCGATTGTAGCTAAAGCTTGAGCTAATTCTTCTTCCATTTTGGATTTGTCATCATCTTCATCTTTGCCATAACCTTCTTCTACTTCCTCTTCTTCTGATAAACCGAATTCAGCTAACAATTCGTCGATGTTGATATCGTTTTCGTCGATTTCTTCTTCGTTTACTGTTTCTTCTGTTTCGTCGATCATTTCGTCAATGTTGATTTCTTCTTCACCTGCTGGTGCTTCAGCTCCTAATTCAGCATCTAAATCGATTTCTTCTCCACCTTCTTCGCCAGGAATTTCCTCGCCTTGTCCAGCTTCTAATTTTTCGAATTCTTCAGCCGCAATTTGGCGAATATATTCTTCAACTTCTTCCGGCGACATTTCAGTGATATCTTTATCTTCTTCTTCGCCTGCTTTTTCTTCACCTTTTTCAGGTGCTTCTTCAGATGCTTTTTCTTCAGCTTCTTCTTCTCCTTCTTCTTTAGCTTCTTCAACTGAATCCTCAGCTAATAATGCTTCTAAGTCAAGAGTTTCTTCCATTTGATCTTCTGCTTTTTTAGCTTCTTCCATCTTGTCTTCGTCTTCCTCCATCTCGTTTAACTTTGCAGCTAACATAGATTGTAATTGTGGAGTGAAAGCTTCTTCAAGAGCAAGTTTAGCTTGGGCAAGAGCAGTTTCGCGAACGGCTTTAGCATCAGCAATAGCATCTTTTAAAATTTGCTTTGTGTTACTCATTTTTGTCCTTAATTTTTGTTTTTGGAAATAAGATTATTATGAATCTTAATGGGGGTTGTACTTATTTTTGTAATACCATATAGACATGGTATATTTGAGTCTGCCATAAATATATGTGGATATATTCAAAGCGAAAAGAAATGCCCCTTCTTTGCAGAAGAGGCATAGAGCTATAATACTGAGACTATAGCGGGGTATGAATTATTTAATTCCAGCGTAGTGTTGCCATCTACGAATGACGTATTCGTCTAATTCTGTTGATTCACTGTATGTTCCTTTTTTACCTGATTCCGGTGTTAATTCTACTTTACCATCTTCTGGAGCACCTATGTTGTATATTTTATTACCTAACATAGCTTTAAGAATATTGTTAAGGAAAGTAATTTCTGGTTTTACCGTCTCACCGTCTAAAGTATAAGTATACTTTTCGTATTTTGCTATTTTATCATCATTTGATTCTTGTGCTTCATCTAATGAATTGATATTTATATCTTCAACTGAATCATCTTCAAATCTAACTCGAGCTCTACGTTCGCCAGTTTCATCATCCATTTTCATAGCTGTGATTTTAGCTTTTTTACCTGCTACTGTAACGTTATCTCCGATTGAATAATCATCAAATGATGATTTTGGAACAAATGCTTCGTCTAATCCGTTATAGAACTTTCTTGCTTCGTCTTCAGATTCAAATGATTTTTCTTTAGTTCCGTCTACTGTTTGATAAGTAACAATCCAAAAACGACCTTCTTGTTCGATGCTAGATACTTCGTTATGATTTAAATTACCTTCACCCATTTCTTCAGCACCTGCTTTATCATCCATTTGAGCATCTGATTCATGGTATCCTTTAGCTGCTTGATAAATGTAGTTTTCAGAGTTAGTAATGTGGTCTTGGATCCAAGCTGGTAGATTAACTTCCCTATCTCCCATTTGTGCTTTTAACATCATAGCAGCACGAATAATAGAATCTAATGAATCTTGTGCCATTGCTACTTCGTAATCTTCGTTTAAACCATCTTCAGCTAATTTTTTAGCTTTATCAGTTGCAATTGCATACATAGCAGCTTTAGGACCTTTGAAATCCTTTTTCATTGCCATTACAATATCTTCTTTCTTTTTCTTTTCAGCAGCAGTTAATGTTTTTTCAGCAACGATTTTAGCTACGGTTTCTTTTACGATTTGTTCTAAATCCATTATATATTATCAAAATCACAGGTACAAAATCCTGTGCGGTTACAAATAATTTCAGTAATTAAGCTATCTATTTTAGAATAATCTTTAGATGGTTTAGAATATGAAATAGATTCATTTACTACTTCCATATACGCACCTGGTGTTGAAGGTGTTGAAACAAAATCCCAACACATTAATTCAAAATCATCTTGTACCTCAATTGTTTCACCAATTTGACGTACAGAACCCATACCACGAGATGAGATACCTACGGTGATATTGTTATTAAATAATTCTTTTAATATATTACCCGATGGTGTAGGCAGTACTTCAATTTTACCGTGTAATTCGCGCCCCTTCCAATATAAACTTACAATGTTATGTGATACATTTTTTAAGTTAATAACTGGAGAGTCTGGATGGTCTAATTCACCTAATGCACGACGTTCTTTAACTGGTCCTTGTAGGTATTTATCAGCTTCACGCTTTAATACTTCGTATGGATAAACACGTCCATTACCATTTTTGGTTTCAGCCATTTGTATCAATCCTTCTACAAACATTTTACCGTTTGGATTCATCATCGACTCCTTCAATGATTGAGGAGTAGCGGTAAATAAGGCTGTTTCTATTAATAATTGCTTATCCATTAGATCTTTCGTTCAAGATACGACCAACTAAAATGATCATTTCATCTTCAGTCAATTTATCCATTTTAACTTTTTTAACACCGTTTGCAGTGTCTACAAAATTATCACCTTTAACTTCAGTAGGTAAATCAGTACGTTTTTTACGATCAACTTTCATTGATGATTCATCATATCCAGCTAAATGAAGTTGAGAGTAATAAGCAGCATTATCTTTTAAGTTTTTACAAACGATCTTATCAGCTTTTATTTCTTCAGTACCTTTATCTAATTCATAGCGCATCCCTAAATCATATTCTTGAGGATTACACCAATCATTCGGCATACCATACTCCATTGAAGATGATTTTTCTTCAGTAATGATACCTTTGTTTTTTAAGATTTTAACAGCATCACCAAATGATGTTGTATTAGAAATAAATTTAGGTAATGCCATTTTTACATTACGTAAAAATTGAGCTTGACCCAATGTTCCTTCATTTAATGCTTTATACTGATCGAATATGCTTTTCATTATTCTTTTAAATTTTTAATTTTCTTGTCTAATTCAGTTAATCGTGTTGATATTTCTTCTAATCCACGAATGGAATTAGTTAAATAATTTTCAGTGGTTAGGCTATTTTCTTCACGTAAACGAATACTATAATCAACTATTTGATTAACTTCGCGTAAACGTTTTTTAATACCTAATATTGCTTTTGAAATTTTACGTTCAGGAGTAACTTCTGATATTGTTTTATTAAATGAACGATATGATACTTCATTAATCGGATCTTGTCCTTCGTATTTAACAAAATCAAATGTTTTACCTGATTTAGGAACTTTACCAACTACTTTAAATCCCAATTTTTCAGCATATTTAGTAGCTTTATTTTTACCACCTTTAGAGAATGCAAACGGAGTTGAATAAGCTTCACCTCCAGATGTAGCATTTTCTTCATCTAAAATTTCAGCTATTGCTTGACGTATTAATTCACGTAATTTTTCCATTATGCTGTTCTTAATTCGTGTAGTAATTCGTAGTAATTCATCAAATTTAACACATCATCATCAGATACATTTTCCGATTTAGGAATCATGTTTAGTATATTATTAACTTCTGATAGTTTGATTTGGATTTTTTTATCTACAATTTTAGATGTTAATACTTCTAATTCTAATTTAATGTTTTGAATTTGGTTATTAATATATTCTTTTAATGTTACAGTATTAGAAATATTATTAATGAATTCTTTCAATAATGTTTTTTGTTCTGGTAGTAAATCAGTGTATTTGGTGTTAAAATTTTCAACTACCATTTTATAAATCATCATACGAGTACTTTTATCTTGTTTAGAATATTCTTCCATTACTTGATCTTGTACTGCTGTTTTATCTACCGCCTTTTTTGTTAGAAACTCAAGTAAAGTTACTCGGTTATCAATAACAATTTTAGGATCAGTAAATTCAGATGATGTATGTGCTTCCATTAAATTAAAAATGGCAGCATTGATTTTATAATTATGTATTTTAGCTTTGAAAAAATCTTCTAAATTATAAGTTTCCTTAATGTCTTTAATTAAGTTATATTTTTCCTTACGTAGTGCAGTTTTATTTAACTTTTCAGATAATTTTAAGATAGTTTCAACTAAGCTATCTGCTTTTGATTCGGCTAATGATTTTACGTTAATTAATGCTTGATATAATTTATGTTCTTTAGCTATTTCTGTGTTAGAGAAGTATTTTTTAACTAAAGTAGCCGCGTGTGGTTCTTTATTAGACAAAATATCACTAGCAATTTGGCGCACTAATAGCTCAAATAATATGCCAGTGTTTTTGTATTTAGAATTTTTTAATTTAGACATGTCTTAGTATTACTCTGTTATAAATATCGATTAGTTTATATATCTTGAATATTTGATTCATTTAGTATGGAAGGCTCTTCAAATACATTAGTTTTATTTATGTTAATACTTTCTAACATTTTTTTATTTTTTAAGTATTCAACTCTAGCATTCTCTAATGTCCAAGTAGCACCAGTACCTGCAGCCGCTTTTAATGGCTCGTGCATACCTTTCGACCCAATAGGGTCTTTACCTAATGCATGGTCTTGTGTTCCATAATCAGATACTTTTTCTTGTGGACGTCCTGCTTCTTTTTCATCATATCCAATAGGTACTTCACCGTAACGGCCTTTACCATATAATGAAGCTAAATCATGTGGCGTACCAAATGATGTACCTGAATCAACTGGATCATTACCTTCGTTTTCAATTTGTGAAATACGGAATGAACGTTTTTTATCTTCAATTGTTTGATTACGGAACTCAGCGTATTGATCTTCTGAGAAGTGGAATATATTTTGGTAAATCCAATCAGTCGGCAATAATGATTTGTCCATTATATTACCAGCTAATTCAACTTTTTCCTTCCACAGAGCAATTTTTTCTTGCTCATAAATGATAGATGGAGTAGTTAACGATAATTCAAAATTCGTTAATTCAGCATCATCAAATCCTTGAGTATATAAGTGAACTAAAGCAATTTTAGTTAATTCAGATACAACAATACGTTGTATGCGTTCTACTGTACGAGCAAAACGAATATCTTCAGAAGCAAGAGTTGCTTTACCAGTTAAATCTTTTTCGTATCCTAAAAACGCTTTTGGAACGCGTAATGCAGCAAATAATTTATCACGTAAGTAAGATACGTCTTCGATTGCTGTATATTCTAAGCCTTTTAAAGTATCTATTTTAGTAGTTGTATCATTTCCTCTAACTGGAAGATAAAAATCTTCAGTTAAATTCATCATATTATACTTTAAGTTATAATCGCCTGTTTGAGGATCAATATATGGAGTTTTCTTAATACGTTGTTTCATTTTCTCCATGTATCCATCTACTTCATTTGGAGCTATATTACCAATGTTTGTATAGAAAATACGTTTTTCAGGCGCACGCATAATACGATGTATTAACATCGCATCTTCCATTAAAGTTAATTGTTTGAATATTTTACGACCTGGTTCAAGATATGAGCGGCCATAAGGTAAATAAGATGGATCTGAAATTAATCTAAAGTGAGCTATTTCGTAGTTTTCAAAATAATCATCTTTATTTGTGTTTGTAGCGTATCCATAAGATTGATTTAAGTTAATCTTAAAACGCACATATGATGGATTATTTGGATTAGATCCTTCTTCACGTTGAACATCATATACAGAGAATGGAAGTGCATTATATACACCAAATTTTTCTGCTATATCTAAATGTAAATAAAAATCACCATACTTACACATCGTTCTAATCCATGACCATAGATTAAATTCTACGTTTAGAACTTCATAAAATAAATTATAAAGTACACGTTGTGTTTTATCGTTTGGAGATTTAATATGTAATACTTCACCCTGCTCGTTTTTTAGAGTAGCTTCATCAGCTATGATATCTAACGCTGAAGCAATGATAGCATCTGTATCCATTGCTTCATAGTCCGTGTAAAGTGAAGTACGTAATGTTTGGTAATTCATTAATGGAGTATATGACAATTTTGAATTGCCAGCATGAATCCGATTGAATCTATCTATTAATGAATTGGTTTGAATATTACCGTAAGTCTGTAGTCGGTCAACATCAATCGTACGTAATTGATTACCTCCTACATTTCTAATTATTACATCAGTGGAAAATAACCTTCTTAGTCGTCCGAAAAGACTAGTATCTATTGCCATATTATTTTGTGTTACTCAATATGTAGTATATGTTATAAATATACAAACATAACAAAGAAATTTAAAGGAGCCAATTTAATGATTCTGTATTACCATAACTATCTTTCATCTGCCAAGGATTATCACTCATATATGTTCCTGAACTGATACCTGAAGATGCTATGTTGATTCCATTTAGTGATGCTTTAGTCATTTCTAATCCATTTTGGTGATATACTAATGCTGTATCTCTGATGTACAAACCAAACGATAATGCCATTGTTAAGTCATCATTATACCCACCTTGTGCTTGTGCTTTGCCATGATCCCAAATGAATGTTCTTAGTTCTTCTAATTGGCGTTTAGAATAAAATACAAATTGCTTATCGCGTAATGAAGATTCTAATTTAGAAATAAATAATGGGCGTGTTTTAGATGAGTTAGTCAATCCAGGAACGGTTTGATCATTTTCCATCTTGTACACAAAATTATCAATTGACATATCACCACCTTTAGGTGAGTGATATAAATTTGAATAACCACGTTCAATAATTGAATTAATAACGTCCCATCCAATATTTGCATTTTCAATTACTAACAATGCTGAATTATATTCAATAGCGGCTGTAATTAAATTATTTGCAAATTCACGAGTACCGATTTTAGATTTAAATTCAGCTACTTGTTTATATGCTTTAGTTGCTATAATATGAAATGTTGAATAGTCACTTCCATCACCACGAGCAACGTCAGCACACACAACATATGTTTCAGACGGATCTGGATATTCCCAAATCCAATAATCACCACCCATACCACGCCTCTCAACAGGATCTATAATGTGATTTTGCTCATAGTATTCTAGAATATCGTTTGTTACAACGTTATTACCAGAAGCTAAAAAGTCACATTCATATTCTTGGGCGATTTCTTGAGTACCCATATTTGCCTTTTCATTTTCAAACCATTGAGCATCACGTTCAGGATGTACATCCCAAGGTAATTTAATTGGTAAAAATGAATTTTCGTTATTTATAGCACCAACCCAAGTTTTATGGAACCAATTACCAATACCATTTGGTGATGATAATGCTATACACCCACCACCAGATGAAATTGTAGGTTTAATTGCGGTATAGATCCGATCAATTCCATCAATAAAGGCGGCCTCATCAATTAGTAGTAACGATACAGCGTATGAACGACCAGCATCAGAAGCAGCTGATGATGCTACAATCTGAGATCCGTTAGATAATTTTAATGATAATTTATTATTTGAATCGGGTTTTTCTTTACCTTTAAGCCAAGCTGGTAATTGTTGGTACATAAATTGTACCTTATCTACCATGTTTACAGCTGTTGATTGCTTAGTTGCAATACATAATACTGTTTTATCTTTATGGAACAACATTGTCCATAATGAAAAACCAGCAGCTAATGTTGATATACCTAATTGACGTGATTTATTAATGATTGTATAATCATTCTTTAACCACAACTTCAGTACTTGTTCTTGGAATGGGTAGAGATTAAAATTTACACGTCCCCTAGTTGGGTGTTGTACCATACAGTACTTACGCATAAAGTGGATAGGATCTGTTAAACATTTAACATACTCCTGCCGCATTATGTCCTTTATACTTTGTTCGCTCATTTAGTCCAGTTTTCTAATGCTTTTAAATATCCATCACCCATATGGTCCATTATATTTTTACCTGAAAATAATGCTTTAAGATATAACCAAAATGATCTTAATGATGATTCTTTTTTTAATATATTACCATCTGTATCTAATCTTACTTGATAGTTTACGTGATGAAATCTAATATATGGTACGTGGGTTACTAGATCATTTTTATGTACTACTCGTAGAGTATCTATACCACTATTATCGTAATTTTCCTTAAATACTTTATTGCCAACTCTTGGGCTGCCAATAGTTGTTGATTTAATATTATAATGTGGATAATGTTTTTTTATTGAGTGTGCATATAATGTTGCTACTGCCCCACCTAAACTATGTCCACAAACTACAATATCTGTAGCTTCACCTTGTAAATTTTCTAATGCAGTATCAATTGCATCGTAAGTATCACCCACTACCGATTCCCAACAATATTTAAATCCAATATGAACCTTTTCTCCATCGTTTAAAAATGGTACTTTATCAATTGAAGCATCGTTTTGAAAATCCTTCTTTGATTCACTACCTCTCCATACAACATATATTGATTTATTTTTTGTTGCTACAAATCCTTGTGTGTCTGATTTTTTATTTTCAATCCATTTAACAAATTCTAATCCGTATTCACCCCACTTAATTTCTTCTTGTTTAGAATAAGCTAATACTGCTAATTTTGCGTTGTATAATGCTTCGTTTCTTGTCATAATGTAGTTTTGTATATAAATATATAGAAAAAGAAAAGTCCGCTAAAAGCGGACTCTCTAAATAAACAAACATTATTATGAAAAATCTTATATTTCTTCTTCTGCGTCTTCAGCACCAACGATAGCAGCAGCATCTCTAGTTTCTTTATCTGAAATTTTAGGTATACCGTATTTCTTTTTAGTGATACGGAATTTTTTAGCTAATTCTAAAGTAACTGGATCTTGTGTTTGAATCAATCCATCAGCGTATTGTTGAGCGATTTCTTGTCCTAACTCATCATCATTATCTACCATAGATTTCATTTTATCAACATATTGTTGCTTTCCAGCAGCGTTATCAGCTTTACGATATGCTTCACGAGCACGTTTATAATCTAATGTTTTGGCAGCCAATTCAGCTCTATCAGTAGGTAACTGGTAATCTGGATTAGCTTGAGTAGCAGCAGTATACTCAATATCACGACCGAATTTTGAACCACGGTCTTGAGATGGAGTAACCACACCAGTCGCTTTTTCAAATCCTGTTGACACATCTTTTTGCGAGGCACTAAATGGCAGTTCATCATATGATATTTTTTTCTTTCCAATTGCACCAATTACTAACGGACGAATAAAAGATTGTTGTGATGCATATTGACGATCAGGATTGGCTTCGTTATGAAACTTTAAAATATCCGTTGCTGTTAATGCTTCGCCTTTATCTTTTAATACTTTAACTATATCAACTAAACTTCTAAATTCTGATTTAGATAATTTACTTTGTACGCTTTCTAACTCACCTCTAAAATCTGGTTTTAATGAATATTTTACTTCAGCAGCACGAGCCATTTCTTTTAATTTTTGACCGCCTGCAGTTTCAATACCTTTAACATCAGCATTACCTTTAATAGCATCTAATTCCTTAGTATCTTTATAAGAAACTGCTTCTCTACCTTTAGCAGTAGTAACAAATGCAGTATTATCTTCACCCATGATTTCCTCACGTACTATTTTATTAATTATTTCTTTTAATTTATCTTCCATTATTTTGTTTTTTGAATAGAAATTGTCTATTATAAATATCGTTATTTTTTTAGTTCATTTAATATGATAGCAATTCTCTCCTCAGTACTACCTTTAATCTCAACTGTACGTTTTGGTTTATATGTTTGTAAGAACCATTTAATAGATTTATCTATCCTATCCCGATACTCAGGATTAGTTTCTCTAATACCATTATTTTCTATATCTACACCCTCGGGCGATACATAAAAAATAATATCGTATTGCTTAGCCAACAACATAGCCGCGTCAAATAATATCTCTTTTTCATTAGATTTAATCGACTTAGCCTCTTTAGTAAATGCACAAACATCATATACTGTTCTGTCAGTTAATAGATTATCATTAAATAATTCACTCGCACGCTCAGCAATGAAAACCAACTGACCTTTAACACTAGAGTCAGTATTTAATGGGATACCTAAATCACTTAAATATTTAGATCGTTCAACACACCCAGTATAATCCTTAAACTCATCTAATTCTAATAATGCTTTAACCAATGTAGTTTTACCTACAGACATTGTACCTGCTAAACCTATTTTCATCGTGCTAAACCTAATGTTAATGCTTTATTGTGACTAACTTCTTTACCATTCTTTGGATTGATGTATGTTCTATGAGCAACAGGAATCCAATGATTATCTCTATGAGTATAATCAAGAATATGATTATATCCCTTAGGATAAAAACATTCTACCGATATAGGTCCGGATGGGTTTTTGTCTAGATCGTATGTCCATACATCTCTCGTACCATCTGCATGATTAAATTCACGAGTATATTTACGTTTTTGTGGTTGGATCACACCTTCAGTAATTAACGTTTCACGATTTTTGGGTCTACCCCGTCTTTCTGTTTTCATAATATTAATGTTTGTTTAATATAAATATAATTAGGAAACAAATATTTTACTCTACTCCTGTTATTTGCTCTAGTATATCTCTTTGAATTAGTTTTTCAGCAACATAAATACCGTGTGCCCCTGATACTGTAATTCCACGAGCTGATAATGCATCACCTACAAAATGTACATTAGGGTAGTCGTTTAATGATAAATCGTGGTAATTAACTAACGGTTCAGGTGATAAGTATTTAACTTCAGGAATATACATTCCCCAATCATCTCCAAATTCAAATATTTTATTCATATCTTGAATAAAATCCCAAACATATTTAAAATATCCATCAAGTGCAGGTTCAACTACATGAGCAAGTGTATCTAAACTAATTCGAGTAGCTGATACTTCATTACCTTCTGATGTTGTTGATGGAGTTCTAGATGGTGAGTAATATAATCCTGTTCCGTTTGATTGTAGTTTTTGTACTACATTTCTACTCCAAGCAAATGGATCTTCGATACCCTTAATTTCCATTAGGATACCGAAGTTAGTCATATTGTTCCGGAATTGTTCCCCTTTTTTCGCATGACCATTGTAAGTAACATCACCATAAGTTTCCTCAACGGCCACATAAGCAGCGTTATTGTTAGTGCAGAAACTACGAAGAGATACGTTATCGAATTTCTGATAAAGTTTGAAATCA